CTCCACGGGCGCGAGCGATGACTGGCTCAACACGTACACGTCCACGGGCTCGTAGGCCATCAGCACTCTCCTTGTACCACCACTTCAAAGAAGTGGCACCCTTTTCGCATCACCGAATCACAATGACATCCCCAGCCGTCGGGACGTAGGTCAAGCGCACCCTCTCTCCCTGCCTGTTCCGTACACCGCCTGCGAGGGCACGATTCACTAGGCCGTGCTGCCTTAGAGGTTCACACCTCAAGTAGCTCTTCACAGGCAACCCGGTGTACTTCATCGGGCAGACCCCAGTGACATTTCCCCCGTGTGCCCCGAAGACGAAGTGAACCAGGTCCTGGTCAGGGGTTGAGGGAGCGTCGCTGGGCATACTCGATGTTGGGCGACCGCACCGTCCAGTAGTCGTCTGGGCCGATGGTGGGGTCCAACAGGTTGAATACACCTACATTTGGGTCCGTGGGAACCGTAATCTCACGGACGATGTCGGTCCCGTCGATGGCCACGGTCACCTCGGCGCCCCGGACCAGGTTGAGCTCGAGCGTCCCGTATTCATTGGTGAGCCCATCCACAGCCGGCCCAGCCAGGAGGGAGTCCTCCACCACCTGCTGCTTGAAGCGGTTGAAGACCCTCACCAGGATGTTCCGCAGGGGGCGGCCGTCGAGGCCCACGAGCTTGATGCGGCCGGAGACGATGTTGTCGGCGCTGATGCCCAGCGGCTGGTCCCCGTGGGAGGGCTGGGTGAAGGCGCTGGCCGTATTCTCTACCCGGTTGTGGAAACGCGTGCGGTAGAAGTACTCGCTGTCGCCCTGCAGGTCGTTGAAAACGTACCGCTCTTTGCCCTTCATCAGAGCGATGTGAGAGTCCAGACCGAAGGCTAGGTTGTAGGGCTCGGTGGTGGGCAGCCCCAGCTTAGGGGCTGCATCTCCACCAACAACGCGTAGCGCCGCTCCCGTGCCCGGCTGCAGCGTCTCGAGGACGAGCTCTCCCGCATCGTCAATCCATCCCCGCACCCGTCCCTGCGTCGCTGCTTCAATCTGGGTGATGGCCTCAGCGTACGTGAGGACACCAGGACCGGGGTCGGTGAAGACGACGTCGTAGTCATCCAGCTCGTTGATGCGCAAGCTCAGAGTGTCACCCACGATGTCGACAGTGGGACCAGGTCCCCACACCGTGGGCTCATTCCCACCATCCTCGGGTAGGCGCGCAGGCTCCCAGCCATAGGCAGTCAGCGGCTCGTAGGGCCCCGTGGACAGGCCACGGGAGCGGTAGACTTGGATGTGGTCGAACGTGCCGAACCAGTCCGAGTCTTCCACGAAGATGTGAAGCTGGACGAGCTCACTGAACTCGTCCGCGCCCGACGGGACCCTTACAATGCTGATACCCATACTTCATTCTACCGTTGGACAGTCCCTTTCGGAACGACCCTACCAGTATCCGGTTCCATCTCCTGAGTAGCGGGGTCGAAACCGTACTTCTGGCTGAGCCCATTCAGGAGCATCAAGTACTTCTGTTGCAGCTTACCGATGGCCACGTCCAGGTCTTCTGCTTCACGACGAAGGGATTCCTGCCGAGCCGACACGTTCATCAGCTTGAGTTGCAGGTTCTCAATCATCAACCGGTCGACAGGCTCCAGGACGATGTCTTCGGAGGGAGACGGTGCAGTCTCCTCCTTCGTCACTGGCTTCCCATTGTCCTTGTTGGGCTTGGTTGAGATGCTCAGATTCTTGGTGTTCTCGTCTCCACCGGATTCCATGTCACTCTCCTGTCAAAAACTGGTCGAGCTCATCGACCAGCAGGTCCGAAGCCGACTCCACAGACGCGTTGTTGAGGCGCTCGGACCCGGTGCGCCCCTTCAGAATCTTCTTCAACAGAGCCGACTCCCTGGTGAGCCGTTGCTCCTCCTTGTCCGCCCAAGCACCCACCGCTGACTTCAGCTTGTCGAGTCGGGCGTTGCGTTCTTCCTGGGTGGCCATGGCTCAGCTTACCACTCTGGACATAGCGGCAACAGACGCTATCTTCATGAAGTTCTTGATGGGCTTGTAGCTCTGCCGATGTAGTGGCGTCACTCCGTGGGAGAGTATGCCATTCTTGTGCGCCGGAGTTCCGTAGCCCATGTTCGTCTTGAATCCGTAGTGCGGGTAGAGCTTGTGCTGTTCCACCATGAAGGCGTCTCTGTGAACCTTAGCTAGGATGCTAGCCGCACTGACCGCCGGGACGTGGACATCAGCCTGGGCGAGCCAGACCATGTCCTGAGGCTTGCCGTCGATGACCACCGGCACATCACCATCCTGAACGATGAGGGCCTGAGGGAACCGGCGAAGGCAGTAGAGCGCGCAGCCCTCGGTGAGCCAATCCCGCACTCTCTTGATACCATGCTTGTCCACCTCGGTGTTACTAGACTCGAGCACGACATGTGCGACGCACGCACGGAGGATGATGGCCTTGGCCTTCACCCGACGCTTGGGCGTGAGTTTCTTCGAGTCCTTCACGTCCTTGTGGGACCACCCCTTGGGTAGGACGACGCCCGCCACTACGACGGGCCCCGCCCAACTACCCATCCCCACCTCGTCGATACCCAGCACGTACTCCGCTGGGTGCTTGGCAATCTTCTCGAGCGCGAGCTCTTGGTCGAAGGCGGACACCTAGCTCTTCTTGGCCTCCGCTTTCAGGATGTCGAAGTTTAGCGAGTCGATGAGCCGCCAGATGGCATCCGGCGGGTCCCAACCCTGTTGAATCTGCGCCAGCAGCGCAGCCTTGGCTTCCTTCTTCGCCTTCAGCGTGAACCGAGGCTTCTTCTGAGTAGTGTTGTCGCTCATAGTCGGGAACAGCTCCAGTTGGGTCATGTTCATCTTCGTCTACTTCTTCTCCTCGAGCAAGGCCCAAGAGATGGTAGAGGTGTACAGGAGTACGTCCCCATGCTTCGTCCAGCAGCGCCAGTGGATTCCCCCCTCGGTCACCACCATGTGGACGCACTCCACGGAGGCCGTTTCTCCATGCACCGACCCAGTGAAGTCTCTCACCACGTCGATGTCCTCCAGCTCGTCGTACTGCTCCTCTGCAGGGTTCAGCTCGTACCACTCTACTGACCAGTCGCTGAACTCCATGCATTGGAGGTCGCTGTCGTATGCCTTGAGCCCGAGCAGGGCAGCATGCCGTTTCAGGATGCACTCCCTGTCGTGGGCATTCAGAGACACAACAGCCACGTCAGCCCCCCATGTGTCACTGCTGGAATGAACGCGCAACGCAAACCTCATGCGCCAGCCTCCCTTCTAAGTCTCCTGCCAACTTCCTCGTAGCTCTCGCCCTCACGGACTACGTGCATGAATCCAAGTGAGTCCACACCCATCTGGTGCCTGAGCTGTACCAGAGCGCAGCGATACATGTCCGCCGCTGTCGGTTGCTTCATCTGCTCGTGGTATTGAATGAACTGGCGGACCTTCTCCTCTGTGGCAGCAGGGTCCACCAGCCATTCGTTCGCCAGCAGAGGAATCGCCTGCCAGGCCGGCATCACCTCAGGCACTCTTGACCTTCTGCCTGAAACCCTTGGTCTTGCCAAGCACCTTGCCGGCGAGCTCCTGCAGGTCCTTGCGGCGCTCGGAGTTGTCCTCCTTCTCCGCCAACTGGCCTACGGCCGCAGCCGCCCACCAGCGGGTGGCGATGGGCTCGTCGTCATCCTCGAACTCGACCGGAGGCAGCTCCTCGAAGCCATCCGCCCGGCTGTTGCTGTTCATCAGCTTGTCCTTCACCGAGGTGAGCTCCTTCTGGTGCAGAATGCGACCGAGCTCGGCCTTCAGCCGGCTCCACGGGATGTCCTCCTCCTGAGCCAGGCGAATGCCCTCGACCAGGTTGTTGACCACTGGAGCCTTGAGCTGTCCGACGACGGCCGAGGTGACCGCCTTCCTCGCAGCCGTGAGCTCAGCGCTCTTGGCATCCTCGTCGAGCTCGACATCCTCATCCTCCACCACCGGGCCAATGTGCACGGCCGACAGGGTCTCATCCAGCACTGCCGAACCGCTGCCGTTGATGCGTCGCATGAAGGTGGCAATCTTCAGCTTCCCGCCACCGAAGTCGGAGTTGCTGAAGGTGGTACCCACCACGATGAACTCACCCTCGTAGGGCTCGAACACGATGGGCAGCACGCAGTGCAGATTGAATCGTACTGCAGATGCGTGTGCCTCGATGGGTTTGGCACCAGTCTGACCGCACGCCTTGGTGAAGGCACGCAGTAGCGGCTTCGTCGCCAGCTTGCGGTTGAAGCTCATCGTAAGAAACCCCCGCATCTCCTCACCGACGTAGCGGCACCAGTACCGAGCGTCGTTGCCCCGACGGTCCCGCCTCCTCATGTTGGTGGCGTGCCAGTTCAGGTCCTCCGCCAGCTTCTGCCGGCACTTGCTGGTTGCAATGCCAGCACACCCATCAGGTTGGCTGAGCTTATTCATGTAGGTCTTGGGGTACTCGAAGACCCCACACATCTGGTTGAGGGCGTGCGGGTGAGCCGTGAGGAGCGGACGCGTGGGATGGATGCTGACCAGCAGCTTCTTGTCCCAGTGGAACGACATGTTCCTCGGGTACACCTTGGCATCGGTGATGACCATGCTGGACACCAACTCGATGAGCCGACCCTCCTCCTCTTCGCCACGGCTGAGCTGACTCTGCAGCCTCGAGCGGGCGAACCTAGAGCCTTGCGATGTCGACTGGTTGAATCCTGTCACTTGACCTCCAAAAAGAATGGCGGCGCCAGGTTGCCCCGGCGCCGCCCACGAGTGTGCGTGATACCCCGAAGGGTTGCCTCAGATGTACTTCTTGTACTTGGTGGCAATGCCACTCTTGAGTCGTGATACCTGGCTCGAGCTGAGCCCCAGCTTCCTCGCCAATGCACCAGTGCTCTCGATGCGCGGTTGACCGTTCATCCCGTAGAGGTGGTCGAACACCTGCTGCTGCTTCTGATTGAGTGTCGGACGTAGCAGTCCGAGCACCGACTCGTTGCGACTGGTGCTGTACGCCGTCGGGTCAGCCTCCATGGTAGACCCGATGACGTCCTTGCGTCGGTTGCCTTGAACGCGTGCGACCATGCGCCCTGTCAGGCGCTTCTTCCCACCCAGTAGGTCTGGGCGCTGGTTCACGAACTGCGCAATCTGCGTGTGGCTGGGCTCCTGCCCACTACTCTCCAAGAGCTCGTCTCGAGCTCGGTCGATTCCACCGATGTAGGCCGTCTGTCCCTCGGGGATGTAGGCCATGTTCTGATGCTGCGCATTGAAGCGCATGCTCTTCCGCAGGTGGTTGTCCAGATGCGTGCGTAGAGAAGCACGATTGGGGTCGTACGTCTCGAATGCCTTGACGGCGTGCAGCTTCAGGTTGCCACGGAATGCCGACGTGTTGACGTTCGGCGCCTTGAACTGGTTGGTCTTCGACCGAAACACCGGCTCGAACCTGCGCATCAGCGCGTGCATGTTCTGCTGATTCGGGTCCCGCTGCCATGTATGCCAGAGCTGATAGTCCTCCTCACGACGCTGGGCAGCCAGCTTCTCCTTACTGCTGAGTGCGGCGTCGATTGGGTTCACCTTGGCTCTCTTCTTCGCGACCTTCCTGGTCCTCTTCTTGACTGCTTTCTTCCTGGGCATTCATGCCTCCTCGAGCCTTATGCCCGGGAGGCGCGCAGGATTGTCAGTCCTCCAGCAGACCCCGGGCGAAGTCGGCCTCGGCCTCCTTGGCCGGGTCCTGAGCCTGTGGCTCCAGCAGTGGCGCACGGCTCTCGTAGTCACCGCTGGCCGCATGCTGGAGCTGCTGGCCCATCAGGGCCTGCTCCGCCTTGGCCGCAGGCCCCTTCGAGTCGAAGAGCTCGTCCAGCATCTGCTGTCGGCTCTGAATGAACCCCTCGTAGGCGGCGTCGCTGTAGTGCTCAGCCGTCCCGATTTCTGCGTTTGCTGGTAGGTCTTTTTCGCCCCACGGTGCGTCGATGTCCCCCTTTGGCCGGTCCTCGGGGTCGGGCTGCTGGTCGGGGTTCACTCCCACCGTCGACTTGTCCTCGTCCGTCTCGGTGGCTTCCCCCTCCTTGACGAGGGCGTCGTACAGGACTCTGGTGTGATGTTCGGTCGCGTCGTGAGCCATGAGCACAGTCTACCTCGGTCACGCCGAGAATGGGAGCCTGGTCCATCCAATACGGCCTCCCACCGTTCTTCCAGACGGCGAATCTCACCTTGTCGCAGATGTAGAAGTTCCGGTACGCCTGTACAGGGTTCGGGTGCCTGTACTTCTCAGGCATGGCCTGAACGAACGAGGTGTGGTGCCGCCAGTGCTTCAATGGGCCCACCTGGTACACGTACCGTTGAAGGACCCCGAGCACCAACTGAAAGCGGTCCTGGGAACCATGTCGCCTATCGTAGCGCAGGGAGTACTCCAGAAAGAGCTCCTGGGCATGGGCGGCTAGCCACACGAAGTTGGCCCAGTCCTCCTGTACCCACAGAGTGCAGGGATGGTTCTTGTGCGTAGGCTTGAACAACCCATCCTCCCACAGCCCTTTCGCGTCGAGGACCGTGCAGAGCATCTGTGTACTTTCTGTCGGCATCTTGACTACGTGCGAGTCGCACAACTGCCATGCCGCTACTCTCGGGTTGTCATGGACAGCGAAGATGTTCACCCTCCGAGATTCCTGAGCTTGGCTAGCTCGAGCTCCATCTGAGCTGCGTCCCTCTCATATTGCTCCAGTACCGAGCAGCGCTGCCGCAGCCGCTCGAGCTCCTGGCGGAGGGCTTGAACCTCCTGGTCATGGGACTCCTTCATCTGCTTCTGGTCGTCCTGGAGAATCTCGACCATTGCCGTCTGCAGGTCGGACACCGTGTACACACGGAAGCCATCCAGCTTCTTGAGCACCTCGTCCCACAGGTCGAGGTCGTTGACCGTAGCATCGAGCTGCACACGTCCGTGCTTCTTCTGGAGGGATGAACCCTCGACGTGGAACGTCAGTCCTGGGAGTTTTTCGTTGGGTTCCATGGTGTCATTGCCGTGTTGGTGTAGATGCGTGGAAGTCTTGAAGCATGCTCGAGCAGCTCCGATTCATCTTGGTTGGCTACTAGCCAGGCAGATGTGAAGCAGGTGCCGAAGTAGCGCCAGCCAGTCTGGTTGTTCGGGTTCAACGCCTTTCGCAACGTGGTAGCGAACTGCAGAGCCAGAAGAAGCACCCCGTGCAGTGGCAGAGCCTGAGTGTGCCTCAGGTTCCTCAGCTCGGGGGTGACGCTGCCATCGAGGGCGAGCGCGTAGTCATCTACCTCGGTGTCATCCGACACCTCCTGCAGGAGCTTCAACAGCTCGGTCAGTCCTTCACGTGAGCGAGCAAAGCGCCATTGCTGTACTTGCTGCACGAACTCATTCGCGTCAGCCATGGCGTTCAGCGTGGTGGTACGGCTAGCTCTGCCGACCTTCTCCAGCCCACGTGGGTTGTCCAATCGTGGTATCACCATCTTCGGAAGGAGTACGTGGTACATCACCTCCAATAGGTAGAATGCTCGAAGGGCGAGTGCAGATTCATCAGGCTTGCTGCCCTCCGCTAGCTCTTGTACTTCCTCAATCTCCTCGACCAGGTCATCGTAGAGGGATGAACCATCGAGTCGCTTCACCAGCTCGAGGATGAGCTGGGTGGTAATTGGGCAGTGTTCAAAGGCCATGTTTCACCATGGCCCTTATACCCGCTAGATGGGACCTTTGGTTGCCCCCGGTAGAGGTTTTCCGTACCCCATAGGCTTCGAGAGCTGGGCGATGCTAGGGCCTGGAGGAGCCGTGACCTTGGGCGCGCCAACCTGCATGCTCTTCGTGAGCCGGCCTTGAGGCGTGGTGGGTGCCGCTTGCTTCTGCTGCCACTCACCCATTGCCTCGATGGCATTGCGAGCAGCCCGAGCGATGGCGGAGGTCTTCTCCTTCGTCTTGTCGCCGTTCATCTCCTCCTCTTCACCCGGAGGAGGACCTGCGGTCTTCATACCCTGAGGGTTGCCAGGCATGCCCCAAGGACTGCGGTAGCTGAACCGGCCCATGCTGAGTGGGCCCGAGTACTGACTCACCGTGAAGCCCAGCTTGGCAGCGTTCTGCTTCATCATGCTGATGGGCTCGTACTTCTGCATCTTGATGCCCTGTGTCTTCTGGTCGAAGGCAGTGACGGCACCGATGTCCTGGGACTTCTTCAGGCGCTGCTGTGGCGTGTCGCCCGCAGGCTTGGGAGGCTTGTACCCCTTCATCGAAGGAGGCGGCATAGGAGGCTCACCAAGAGGGGCACCGATGGCCAACTTCGCGAATGCGTGACTCAGCTTCGCACCGAGCATGTCGTAGACGTGCTCCTCAGCTCCATGAGGATTGATGCCCTTGGCTTCAACGAACGCGTGGAACTTCTCGTCCTTTTGACCCTTTGGACGCTTCTTCATGAAGGCAGCGATGGCAGACCGGTCCTTGTCGTTCAGCTCCCTACGGCCTTCTTCATCATCGTCTCCGTTGGCAGCCTTCACGAAGGTGTCCCTCATGACGGAGAACTTGGTGATGTCCGCCTTCTTACGCTTGAGCTGGCGACGGGAGGTCACTACTCCCCCTTGGCCTTCTCGGCCTCGTGCTCCATCATCAGACGGAACCGACGTTTCCTAGGAACCTTACCCTTCTGTCCTAGCCGTCTACCTGGTTGACTACACCCAGAGCCAGGGCCCGGAGCTCCCCTGCCTCTTCCTCCTAACCCCTCAGCGGTCTTCTCCTTGGCCTTCTCAGCCTCATGCTCCATCTTATTCAATCGGGTGTAGTAGTCCCCAAATTCTTCGAGATGGTCTCTCGCAATCTCCCGAGCCTTGGCTCGGTCATTCGTATGCTCCATCTCGACCTTCTCACCCATGGCCATCTGCTTGGCATCGAAGTCCTTGTCGGTCTTCTTGTCGGCCTTGCCGCCCGGAATGGCGTCCGCCAACTTGGACAGCATGATTTGGTTGAGCTCATCACTCATCGACGCGTAGTCGGCACTGCTCTTCTTCACGAGTCTCTTCCCCGTCCACCGAGTCTTCGGCTTGTCACTGAGTTTCGGAGTCTCGAGACCGCCAGGATTGGCGCTCTTGGTGTACTTCTTCTTGGGCTGGTCGTACTTCTGCTTGGCCTCTCGCTTGCCCTCAGCAGTACCGTAGCCCTTCGGAGTCTTGCCCATCTTGTGGGACTGCTGGGTGGCAATGGCGAAGGCAGTCGACTTGGACATCGACGGGTTCTTCGCCAGGATGTGCTCGGCTCGATTGTGAATCCAGGCAGGCATGTCAGACTCCCAGGTACTTGGACGCCTTCCGGCGTAGCTTCCCCCTCTTACTGGTCCCCAGGTATTGCCGCAGCTTCTCCTTCTCAGCCTCACGGTCGAGCACACTGCGCGCGGTAGGCAGACCAGCACCGAACACGGCACCGCTCGCCGCAGCTCCACCGAGCTGGCGCGTCCCACCCCACAGAGCTTTGGCCAGGCCCTTCGCCTTGCCCCCGGCTCCCTTGGCCCTCAGGGCCTCCGCCAGGCCCTTGCCGACACCGCCGCCCACGAGCTTGCTGGCCATGAGACCTGCGGGCCCGACGATGCTGCCCGCGAGCGCACCACGCGTGAGCTGCTCTGGAGTGGGCTTCTTCCTCTCGAGCTCGCGCAGTCTCTTCAAGGCGCCTGCCGCCTCCTGTGTGGTCACCTGCGCCAGTTTCACCACGCCACCCTCAGTCGTGAACTTCATGGCACAGAGCTTCACCAGCTCGTCCATCATGGTGTCGTAGGGGCGCATCGTTCCTCCTCAACTCGCAGCAGAGACCAGGCCGCGCGCCGCGCGCATGGCCTTCGGAGCGTAGTGGACACCCTTCTCCAGGGCGTGGGCTGCCGTGTCCTTCACCACGTTGAGCCCCAGATGCCCTAGGGCGCCCTTCATTGGAGCGTAGGTACCCGTCGCCTTGGCTACCGCTGCCAGGCCCGCCGCTGCCGGACTGACCGCCTGGCCGAGCATGGTGGCTGTCCCTGCCGCTCCCGCAATCTCCCCGAGCTGGCCCACACGGGGCGCCTGCGCCACCAGGCCGCGCCCCAGGGAGCCCCGGATGCCCCCGGCTCCCACCTCTGCCGCCCGCCCGGCGGCGCGCTGTAGCTCCTGCCCAGTGCCCCGGGTGATGCCCTCGATGAACCCACCCGCCGGCTTGCCCAGGGGGTTGAGCGTCTTCCCCGCTCCCGTAGCGTGGGTCATGTGGGAGCCAGCACCCTCCAGACCCTCCCCGAGCACACGGCCGGCGGCGGTGCTCTTCCGGCCGACGGCGGCGGCCTGCTCTGGGGTGACCCCCTTCTTGAGCTTCAGGCCCTTCCCCAGCTCCTTCAGGTGCTTGCCTGCCCTCGTGTATGCACCCTCGGGGGTGAGGTCGACCACCTCATCACCCAACCGGACGAGCTTCTTGCCCGGCAGCACGCGCCGCAGGGCCTTGACGATGGCCTCCTTGCGCAGCTCCTCGTAGGAGGCGGACAGCTTCGTGAGGTCCAACCTGGAGAGCTCAGCGGACGCCAGCTTCAAGACGAGCTCGAGCTCATCAGGCGTGACGACGTGGGCCTGCTTCTCCCAGTTCGGATTGTTCTCCGTGGTAGGAGCGTCCGCGCCCGCGACCCGGCGGCCAACTATCGCACCGGCGCGGGACAGCGCCGGGTCCTGCCGGCCCACACCCGCACGCGTGGGGAATTGGTCGTGCTGAATCAACCGGGTCATGGAGGCAGCCAGCTTCGGGGCCAGGTCCATCGTACGAAGTCCAGGGCTGACCTGTCGCTCTTCGTAACCAATGGAGGGCGCCTCGTCCCTACTGGGAGCGTCTCCCTTCTTCGGCTTGGATACAGCGGGCTTCCCCTGCAGCTCGGTGTCCTGCATGACGTAGTGCTGAATGCCCCTCGAGGCACCCTCACCGAACATCCGCTGCATCGTGCCACCGGAGTTGGCGAGCTTCTTCTGCTCTGGCTTCTTGTCCAGCTTCTCCTTGAGCTTCTGAACACCTACTGTGACTACCTTGCCCTTGTACTTCGGGTCGTCATAGTGCTTGAGGAACGCTTTCTCCGCCTCAGCCTTCGACTTGAAGCCGAGCATGACAGTGTCCTCGTCGTGCCCCTTGCCATCATCGTTGTGCTGCTGCACCACGTACGCGTTAGACGAGTCCTTGTCAGGGCCTACGTAGGCGTCAATCTCCTCGCCGTCCTTACCCTTCGTGCCCTCGATGTACCCGTAGGGAACCTTGAACTTCGTACGCCACTTCGACCCATCGTCGTTCTCACCCTCGCGCACGCTGCCCTTGCGGTTCTCGACAGCGATGGGCAGGCCCTGCACATCAGTACGACCCTGGAGCTTGAAGCCAGCGGAGTTCTTCTTGCCCGTACCTGGCTTGAGCTCAGCCTGCTTCTCCTTCAGTGGAACGGACTCGATGGAGATGATGCGGTCCGACCCATCTCCATCCCAACCCCCCAAGCACTCGCCCTGAACCTTACCGTTCTCCGCCTCGTAGATACCGAAGGAGTGTCCCACGACACCCCGTCGATGAATGCGCTTCAGCAGTTCCACCAGGGAGGGCACTTCACCCCGCATGCGGACACGTACCTCGGCCGTTGGCTCACCCTTGGATAGAACAACCTTCTTGTTCGACGGCTTGGGTTTCTTCTCCGGGTCCTCAGCCTGTTTGCGCATCTTGTCGACGCGCTTGCCGAGTGCCTCGCCACCCTCGAGCCCCACCGCTGTGCCAGCCAGCGTACCGAGTAGCGCGCCAGCGACTGGGCTCTTCTTCATGAGCTTGCGCCCGAGCATAGCACCACTCGTCCCACCAAGGGCTGTGGTGTACCAGGGCAGCTTCTTCTCCACTGGGCCAGCCGCCTCCTTGGCGTATCGTTCTGGATGCTCCTCTCGATGAAGCGCAGCAATCTTCTGTGCCAGTGACGAGCTCTCCTTGTCCATTACGTCCTCGAGGCTCTGCTTCACCTTGGAGGCGGCAGTGCCGAGGATGCGAGTGCGTGAGAGGTCCTCAGGCTTCACACCCAACGCCTCGGAGAGCTGCTCGTACCTCTTCTCCCAATTCGCATTCTTGTAGAGGGAGCCATCCTTCTCCTTGCGCAGGAACGTGTCGACACGCATCGGCCGGCGGCCCTTCCGACTCTTCGACAAGCGCATCCGGCCCTGAGAAATGGCCAGCTTGACCTGCTGCTCATCGAGAATCGACATCGCCTAGTTGTACCATCCCCAAAGGGGCTATCGGAAGCTAGCCAATCTGCGCGCGGCTGAAGTTCAGAGCTGCAGCCAGCGCAGACACTGCCTCGAACTTGCGCTTCCGTGTGTCACCCTTCTGAGCTACTGTGCTTCCACGCTTGATGTTCAGCAGCGTCTCAATCTCCGGTGCGACGAGCCCGAACACGTCGTCGTAGGGTCCGAAGGCGCGGGAGTGGAACCCTTCAATCTCACCTGGCGACGTCACCTCGGTGCCATTCTCGTTGAAGGTGAGCCCCTCGGTTCCGAACATGTCAATCATCGAGGCGATGGGTCGCCAGGTGTACGCCCGGATGAACTCGTCTGCGTCGAGCCCAGCCTGCTTCACGTACGAGTAGGTCATGGTGATGAACTCCACCGCCTGCTCGATGGTGGCGTTCGCGCCCAAGGAGTTCACGATGGGAAGGGAGTCCACAGCATCATCGACACCCTCAGATGTCTCCGACTCCTCCATGGCCTTCTTGAACTCCTCCAAGGCGGACGTGGACTGTTCACCTCCAGCGTCCAAGACGGCAGTCGGCTCAGTGATGGAACCGATACCGAAGAAGTCCTTGTAGACATCACCAATCTTGCTGGGGCTCCACACATCACCGTACCACCCAGGGCGGATGAGCTCCTCTGCTGGGATGTCCACCTCTTCTAGCTTGTACCGTGGGACCTCTTCATCGATGGAGAAGGCACGCCACATCACAGTCTGCTCCTGGTCATCCAGGTAGATTTCCAACGCCTTGCCGGCCTGTCCACCCAGAGACTTGGCCGTCACTGGGATGCCGATGGGAACCTCGATGGTGGGAAGGTCCGTACCACCAGCGCGCCTGGACCCACTGAAGAACCACGGTAGACGGGTGCTCGCTTTCTGCCAGCGCTCGATGTCCTCCTCAGGTTCCTCGCCAAAGTAGCTCGGGGAGCTTCCAGTCTCTGGGGAGTACTTGTCGGTGACCTCTTTGACGTTGGTGATTTTGCCCTGATTCGGACCGATGGAGCCCACTGCAGGACGGTCGAAGGCAGCCACATCGGTAGTGCGATTGGCATCTCCCTCCTGCCGCTTCTGCACGGTCTGCACGCCATCCGTCACACCGAGGAAGCTGGTGTCCTCGCTGGGACTACGTGCGTAGGTACAACGAATGGAGGTGTGTCCTCTTAGCTGCTCCTGGGAGCACTGATGTACCACCTCGGTGAAGTTCACCAGGTAGTTGGCACCGATGAGCTCGGCCGTGTACTTGGGGAGCAGCAGCCGCCTCGTCTCCTCGTCTGTCGAGACGAACGCCTCTCGAATCTGCCGGATGCGCTCTGCCTGTTGCTGGTCCACCCATCGGTCGATGACCACCCCAGGGAAGCCAACTGCAACATAGGGGTTGAAGCGGCCGTTCACCTGGAACTGACGTGCATTGAACCGGTGCTTGAAGTAGATGAAGTTGGCACTGCGCTGGGCGAAGCTGACCTTCGTCACCTTGCCATCCACCTTCTGCCCTCTGTTGGAGCGGGCAGCGAAGACGTTGAACTCGCCCATCTTCTCGAACACTGGCAGGATACCAGTGAAGAGCTCGTGGTCGAGCACGTCGTTCTTCAGCACATCGCGCAGCCGTGCCTTGGTCTTCTTCAGAGACCCAGCTTGTGGCGCAAAGTAGAAGCGGTCGAAAAGGAAGTCTTCACCGAAGAACTCATCATTCGTCTTGAGTAGGAAGCGAGTGGGCTCCTGGAGGAAGGCCCGCCGATAGGAGAGCTGCTCGTACATGTCGGGGAATAGCACATTGCAGCGCGGTGGGGAACCGAACCAGATGTCCGGTCTGAGAATCTGCTGAACCAGGCGCGCCGGCTCAATCTGCTTGAGTGGGATGGTGTTGACGGTGAGCTCACGCACGCGCCGTAGTTGAGACAGCGCCTCGTTGAGCTTGGGCTCGAACTGCTTCTGCACCCAGTTGTTCTTGTGCAGCCCAGGGCGCCAGTTGGAGGCCAGGCGGTGTGCCACCTTCAAAGCGTGGATGGCTTTCGTGTAGATAGAGACCAGGAGGTCCGGTGCATCCCGACCTCGCATCTCCGTCCGTCCCTTCTGCAGCGAATCGACAACGAAGCCTATCCGGTCCTTGTTCTCCTTCATGGCATCCCTGATGGCCTTGGTGAAAAGCGCGGTTGTCTCCTCGCTCTTCAAGTCATCGATGCTCTTCAGGATGTTCTCGATGGAACGTACGGCCAGGTTGGCTTGCTGCACGAAGAATGCGAGCTTGGGGTCACTGGCTAGCCTCACCCTACGAGTGCCCGTTGGGTTCGTACCCTTGCCCGGCTTGTACATCGGGCACGGCTGCGGGTACGTCTCGTGGAACATGATTTTGGTGATGGCACTGATGGCCTTGCGGATGCTCACCTGCTGACCGAGCCCACCGAGAGCGCGGTTGAACATGCCGCCGTAGCCGCGACGTGCCAGTAGCTTCTTCGAGGTCGGGTCAGTCTCGTAGGCCGTAATCATCTGGGTGATGTGCAGCCTGAGCTCAGCCAGTGAGAAGAAGATGTTCTGACCACCGAACTTGCGTGGGGCGTTCCCCTTGTCGTCCTTCGGCCTCGTGTAGTAGCTGCCACCAATAGACTCGATGAGCCTCACGATGCCTGCAGCCAACCCTCTCAACTGAGGGAAGGTGTTGCACCTACCCTTCAGGATGATGGCAGTGAGCATCGAGCCCTTGCTCGATAGGAAGTCGGTGAAGAGGTTGGTGGAGCCACCGCTGAAGATGGCCTTCTGACCAGGACCGAAGATGCCAGTGTTGCTCCACTGGTAGGCGTAGTCCCAGTAGTTGCTGAAGTCCTCGCACTGCAGGATGAGCGACCGATTCATCGGCGTCTTGGTCCAGGCGAATCCGACTACCTCACCGCCGAACATCAACTTGAAGCGCCTGCTAGACCAGCCCTTCGGCATGGTGTCACCACAAGGCACAGCCTTGATGGTGGTGGGTGACTCAGGGGTCTGCTTCTCATCCCCAGCGCCAGCCATCTGCTCTGAGTCTGCAGCGTCCGGGTCTGCCTCCTCCGTCTCCGACTTGCCCATCGCCGGCGACTCGAGCAGGAACGGGTTCGCACTGGCGTACGAGTCATGGAAGAAGAGATGAACGATGGTACGAGGGAACAGGCGTGTCCCCTCAACCAGCGGTGGTATCTGCACGACACCCATGGCCGGACTATTGGGCGCGGCCGTCACCTGCGCAGAGATGACCGGAATCTCGATGCCCTCGAGGAAGAGGCGGATGCGAATCCGCTGTGCGAAGGAGAGGAACTCCGTCATCCTATGCCCGCGAAGGCGCTGGCGGACACGCCCGCCGAGGCAGACACACCAGCACTGGCTCCGGCAGAGAAGCCGACACCAGCACTGGCCGAAGCTCCTGCCGAGAACCCAACCCCAGCGGAGAAGCCAGCGTTGGCACTGGCCGAGAACCCTGTAGTACCTCCAACGGACAAGCCGCCAGCGGGCACAGCGCAAGACACACCGAACGGGTTGTCGACAGCGAACCCGAACTTCTGCTGCTCCCTACGCTGTGACATGTAGGCTGGGTCGTCTCGAGCCGTACCGAACACATTCAGCTCACCCTCCACGCTGACGAGTGCGAAGGCGCTGACTCTACCCTCAACGGAAACCGATGCGCCACCAGCGAGAGCTCCCCTACCAGCTACCTGTCCTGGAGTGAGGGCAGTACGGTCGTACCTCGGACGCAGGAAGCGCTCGAACGCACTGGCCTCATCCGCCACACCGGCGAAGGTGAACCGGTTGGGGTCCTTGAACCCGGGGTCACCCGAGGCATTGCCAGACCCGAAGCCGAAGCCACCGTAGTCACCATATCCAGCACGGCCGAATCCGGGCCTGCGGGCGTAGTCGCTCTCGTAGCCGTAGGAGTAGTCGTACCCCGTTTCCACGAGCTGCTGCCGGGTGCTGCCGAAGCGCACGTCGGTGGAGCTTCGCCTGCCGTAGACCACACCCAGGCTGTCCGACTGGAAGGACTCATAGTAGCTAGCAGAGGAAACACCAGCACGGGCTGAGTAGCCGTACCTGGTCTCTGCCACAGCGGAGGCATTGTAGCTACCGCCTGCGACAGCACCGAGTCCTACACCTGCTCCAGCAGAGAATCCGAAGCTGGCGTTCACCTGCGCGTTGAACGATGCGCCAGCATGAGCCCCTGTTCCAGAGTAGAAGTTGGGCTGTAGACCCAGCGACGAGTAGGCGCCAGGGCTGTTGATATTCGCTCCGTAGCACCCAAGGAACTCGGTGGCCTGACGGAACAGGTCAGCCGACTCGAGTGCGGTGCGCGTCTGAGCCTTCACCATGGAAGGTGGTCGGGGCACCTCACCTGGCTCGTACCCGAACTGGGTGCGCCCATCTTCGACACCTACCATCTCGTCGATGTTGGTAGCGATTAGGCTGCGGATGGATACCCCCGCCCGCACGACCAGGTTCTTCAACCCAGCCAGATTGCCCGGTCCACGAGACTCCAGGTAGGGCCACCAGTCAGCCGCCACACCCACACTGGGAGGAGCTTCACGAATGAGCTGGCTGAGGGTGCGGTAGGTACCAGGGACAGCCAACCTCGAGGACTGCTCGGCAATGAGGCCACGGGTGTCGAAGTTCTCCAACTCCGCTTGTCCGTACGCTTCCCTCTGCAGATTCGACACCAGCAGGCGGCCTGCATCCTTGCTGGTGAGCTGGATGCTGGCGGGTAGCTGTACGCTGGAGCGGATTGGGAACATCGGGTTGCCGACGTTGGATACATTGGTGCAGTTGGTCACGAAGAACTTGAATTGCAGCTTGGCAATGAAGTGCTCTTCTGCACGCTTCACCGCTTGGGCCATCATCATGTAGCCCTCGACGATGCTGTCGTCGTAGGCGAGGTAGCAGCGGGCACCCATCTCCACGAGCTTGGTGCCACGAAGGTAGGTGTTGTAGTTCGCCCACCACTCAGCCTCCCAGTTGAAGTCGTGGGAGTTCAGTAGGATGGCGGAGATGTCCAGGAAGCGGGGCTGCTCACCGAAGAAGAACACGTAGGAGGCACCGAACGTCTCGATGATTTGGTGCTTCTCCATCCGGCTCTCGTTCACCTGCTGCAGCAAGAAGTTGGTGTAACCTCTGCTGTTGTAGCCATCTGGCAGGCCGGAGTCGACGAGCGGTAGCGGGTTGCCATCTGCTTTGATGACTCGCAGTGAAGCGTACGTGTCGTCCTTCACCTCGAGGCCACGCAGCGGTCGGCGGGCGCGCTTGCGACCGGCCCGCGCCGTCTCATTGGTGTTCGGCTGGAACTTCTTCCGCACCTTCTCGAAGTTGCTCTCCAGAGGGCTGGTGGTGAGCTCAATGAAGACGGCCATGAACCTACTCTATCAGATGACGACGTTGTTCCTGACCAGGAAGTCCCGGACCGAACGCTCTGGGAACTTCCCGGAGTAGGGCTCATTCTGCTGAATGGCGAAGGCAATGGCTCTGACCAGCGGAAGGTACGCGTCCTCCGGCACCACCTGGTCTCGGAGCACGAAGCGGTAGAGCCGGCCGTCCTTGCGGATGGTGACCGGCACCTCATTCCGACACGGGATGGCCCCGCACCCGGAGGGCTCACTGAACGGGGTCGCCCCGGACTGGAAGAGTAGAGACTTCATGGACCCGTACCGGGCTGGTCGCCCTCACCCTTCTTCATGTGCTCTGCAATCTCAGCGGCGTTCATCATACGTACCTTGAGACCACCCTCTAGGACGGTCTTCATAGAGTCGATAGCGCGGACCGTCGGGTCATTCAACCTGGCTGCCTCATCATCCCGCTTGATTCGCTTCTCGTCCAGGCCCTTGCGCACAGACTCGGTGTCGAGGTCTCGGAACTCCTTTTCAGCAGCCTTGATGTCCCCCTTCTTCATCGCTTCCAGGAGCTGCTGCATCTCACCTGCACCCGCCTTACCGGTGATACCGAGCGCCTTCTCGAGAGCTGCAGCCTGCTTCTGGGTATCATCGATGGCGTAGATTTGCTTGGCCGTCTCCTCATCCAGCTCGCCACCTAGCATCCCAGCAATGGTCTGTAGACCAGCACCCTTTCTCCTACTCTTCTTCGCAGCAGCAAGCGCCTCGCGCCGCCCCAGTACTCTCCGAGCGGCACCAGCTCCACCCTGCGCTGCGAACACACCAGCAGCCAGACCGCGCTTGATTGAAGCGCTGTCCATGTCAGTGAGCTCACCCATCGCCTCATCGAACCTGGTCTGGGCAGTCTCGTGACGCTGGCGGTCCTGGTCACTGACACCAGTCATCTCCGCACCGGCAGCCACCCCAGCTCGGTACTTACCAACGAACCGCATGGCCCGGTCCAGGTCCTCACCCTTCAATCCAGCCTTCTGTAGCCTGGCTCTCTGGGCAGCAATGTCCTCCAGGTCCTGTTGTTGCTGACCACCCTTCCCAACTTCGATTCCCAGAGCAGCTCGCTCCTCACGGTACATCGCACCTGCGCGCCTGAAGTATGCTCTCTGCTTCCTCTTCTGAGCTGTAACCTCGAGGGCACGGACGGTCTTGCCTGACCGCTCCACCTCACTCACCGTCATGTCGAGGTCCTTGGCGATGTCCTCCTTGCTGTCCCCTCGAGCCAGCCTACCCGCAGCGACTTGAGCCTTGGAGCCAGCGAGCTGACCTGCCAGTTCATCCGAAATCTCCTCGTCCTTGTCAGCCTTCGCCTTGACCTGACGCTGAAGTTCCAAGTAGCGACCCTGCATCTGCTCTACGGCGGTATCTCGCTCCTCCTTGTCCCCCATCAGTGCCTTGCGAGACAGAGCTGCAGTCTGCGGGTCCTCCAGGTAGGCAACAGCAGCCTTCTTGCTGGCAGCAGTGAGGGTCTTCCCGAGACGAGCTTCCTCCTCAGTGCCGCCCATGAAGGCTTGCTTCATCTGCTCTTGCCGCTCCACCTGCTCCGCACCAACAGGGCCCACCGTACCTGGACCCCCAGTTGGCGCAGTTGCTACAGCAGCCAGCAGGGAGGCAACCCAACCCTTTCTGGTCACTGCGGTGGGCCTCTTTCCGAATAGGTAGTCTGAAACTGTCTCTCTACGTTCACCAACGGTAGCGAACTTCTTCTCTCCCAGCAGCCCTAGTTCATCTGGGAGCTCGAACTCGCGACCTGGGTCCTTCACACCAGCAGACGTAGCCACCGCACCGTAGATTCTGCCCTTCTCTACGATGTCAGCCCTGGCATATCTCTCTGCGAGCCTCTGTCCCTCTGGTCCGCTACGCCGAAGCACCTGCTCGAACTTGTCCAACCTATCTGTGCCAGACCCCTCCATACCTGAGATGGCGCTGGCCATTCGCTGCTTGAACTTCTCTACGCTGGAGCCTCCCATGTCCTTGAGGTCCATCGCAGCGAACATCTCAGTGACATCCTCATGCGTACCAGCCGCTACAGCAGACCGCAGCTTCCTGAAGGTGGAGAGCTGCTGGCCGATGTCCCCGCTCTCATCAAACCGGTAGCCTGCACGTCCGAAGGCTTTCCTGTTCTGCCTCAACCAGTCGGCTCCACCTACGTTGGCTGCGCCGCCAAACACCTCATTCACTTCCATGTCGGTGGCGAGCGGCATGCGACCGGCACCACCCATACCGAGACCGAATACCTCACGAGCGGTATCCTCACGCCCGCGCATCACATCACGGATAGCACCACCCAGGTCCCTATCGACTGTCCTGACGTAGTCACCAGTCATCTTGTTCAGGGTGCGCTCGATGTGCTCCCTTCCCCACTCAAACAGGTCGGAGCCAGCTTGCTTGAGGGAGTTGTTCACCTCCTGCCGGGCACTCTCGAACTTTCTCTTGATTCCCTCGATGCCGATGGTACGTCGGTACCTCTCCACTCCTCGAACTACTTCATCCTCGTCCCTACGGTCCGAGCGCGTCTCTTGAATCCTGTCTATGTCACGGGCCATCTTGACGACAGCGTCCGCTTCATCACGGTCGAAGCCGAACTTCCTCTGGAAGAACAGCATCTGCCGGTCGCTCATGTCGTAGACGTTCATCCCACGAGAGCGGAGCCAGCCTTGAGCCACTACGGCGCGCCCCATACCACCGAAGGCGGCTACTGCCTCACCACGTAGCCTGCCCTCATTGCGGATGAAGTTGGCGCGTCCTACCCGAGCGAGGTGCCCGTAGGCTTCGCGCATGGTCTCACCGGTGCCGACCTCGCCACCCATGAAGCGCTGGACCATCTCTTCGTCGAGACGGCCTCCACGCTCAGCCATAGCAGCCAGCACGCGTCTACCGAGCCCACGCTTGAAGAAGCGGGCCTCACCCTGCAGAAGGTTGGTAGCTAGGGCCTGCCGGCCTGCAGCACCAGTCTGACCGGTAGCGTTGTAGATGTCCTCCTCGGAGAGCACCCCAGCTTGAACCGCCGCACCGATGTTGGTGACGGCTCGAACACCAGCCACAGCCCCAGCTTGTCCTCTACCACCAATCGCTCTGGAGATTTGGGAGCCGACGTTGGCCATCTGAGCCAGCTCCGATGTGGCGAGGCCGCCCTCCACAGCACCGGCACGAATCATTCGGGCCATGGCCGTCTGTCGGCCTCCACCGAAGACCCCAGCGCCACGCATGGACGCCATGACCTCCTGGGCCTGCTCCAGGGAGGTGGACATCGCCGTAGCCACCTCCTTGACGGTGCGCATCATCTGCTGGAACTTCTCTTGAAACTCCTTGGCGTTGCGCACGCCCTGGGCCATGCCCATTCGACCCATACTGGAAGCCAGACGCCCGAGCTCATCCATGGTGACGAACTCACCACCGGGCCCGCGCTGCTCGGTCATCGTTCGCATCATCTGACCGATGCGATTAACCTCCCCTCCGCTGAAACCACGGGTGCCTTGAGCGTTAGCGAACTGGAACGTCTGATTCAACTGCTGGCCGAGCTGCTGCTGCTCCCGCGCACCCTGCCACATCTGGCTGCCCACGTACTGAGCGCCCATCATGCCAGCCAGGGGTAGCGCTGCAGCTCCAACACCGGCCATGCCCGCACCCAGCATGCCCGCTCCCCGAGCGCCCCAAGCAGCTCGTAGACCGAGCGTCATCGGGTCGACCCCAGCGAGCATCATCCCACCAGTCATGAGCGGTGCGCCCATTGCACCAGCCACGTTCATGGCCCCGCCCATCAGTTGCTCTGATTGAGCCTGCCTATTCGGAGCAACTCCAGCAAATTGGCTGACCATACTGGAGTGCTGAATGGCACCAACCGTCTGCTGATTGAAGGCAGCGGTCTGGGCCGCAATCTGGTCGGAGGTCATTACCATGACCACCTCACTCTACCACGGTTTGCAAAGGGACAACCCCTCCAGAGATAAGAAGAGTGGAGGGAGGCACGACCTCCTCACAGCCTGAAACCGCACAGGCTCACGCAACCCCCGGCGTGGGCTGGCGGGGGTAAGCCCCCGCACCATGCGTTCTCCTTTCTCCATGAGCGGGAGCAGGCTGCGGCTCTCTTGCCTCCCTCCTTACCCCTCATTCGCAACGCCGTTTCGGGGATAAGAAGAACGGAAAGGAGAACTACATGTTCGACCCAGTAACGGTATTCATCGTCGCGACAGTCATGGTGACGGCTGCCGACAAGTACACCGAGGCAGAAGCCCGTCGCAAGCGGGTGCAGAGACTGCGGGGGAAGAAGGGCAAGGCCAAGGTCATCACCGTCCCCATGGAAGTGGGCGATGCAAGGCAGGCCAAGAGGTTCGAGAACTCCGAGGGCTACCGTGACTTCAAAGACATGGTCAAGAGAGGGAGGTACATCAGAGATGGCGCCTAGGAGCAGGGAGAGCAGGCCGCTGACACATCGGCCTTTCTCCATCCTGAGAAGCGAAGCGGACCAGGAGCTCGAGGAGATGGGCTACGCACCATCTCCTTCTACCCCCAAGCAAAAGCAGAAGGGCTCAGGGGATAAGAAGAATGGTAAGCGGAGAACCGCAAACCGTACTTCCAAGAAGAGCAAGGAGAATGCCGTGGCAGCAACAACTTCCCGTGCATCGTCAGCCAAGAAGAAGGCAACCAGTCGCAAGGTCACCCGAGCTGGTGGCAAAGAGAAGTCCACCCTCAGCGACCTCGGTGAGAGCGCGCTCGAGGTGGCGGCCGAGGACATCGCCAGACCGATGATTCGCGGCGCAGCTACTGGCTTCGGGGTCGCCGGCGGCGTCATCATCGCAGGCAACCTCGCCTCGAAGACAGGGATGAAGGTCCCCCTCTTCAGCTAGCGAAGCGCAGCTACAACAACCACAACGGAGCCACCCCCTGCCGGCAAAGTGTGGCCCCGGCGCCCCCTGACAAGGGGCGCCGGGGGTACATGATTCCCCTCTTTCTAGCCCCAGAGTGAGACTTCTTCATTGAATCGACGTGCTTTATGTTGTTTTCCCCTTGTCAAGTACAACCTGGGGATTCATCCTTACATGTAGGCAACCAATGAACCTCCACCCCGTACCAATTGGTGTACCCGTGACTTTCGAGAATGTAGCTACCAGCCTTGAGGCTGTACGCTCACTGCTCGAGCGCGAGGGCTACACCGAGGAAGCTCGTGTCCTTCGCGGACTCGAAGTACTGAGTCCGTCGGGGGCACAGGTTGCACTCGACGCCCTGCGCTCCATCACCGTACGGTCCCCGGACTGTGCGGATGCTATCGCCTACGCGATGGCTGCTCTGCGTCAGGCGTCAGGCCGTCCGTCGTTCACTCCGCCGGCTCGGGCCGCATAAAAGACGCCTCCTTTCGCGGGATAAGAACCTTGCGGAGGCCGGCTTTGCCTCCGTCGCGAAAGGAGACGAGATGCGGCTATTCAGAGTCGAACGAGAGTGGTCTACGGGTGATGACGGGGCCCAAGAGGTTCCCGAGACGGACCGGTACATGCTGGTACAACGGGGGTCTGAGGGCCCCGGCATCTACTTTGGCCACGACGAGGAGGGTGCAGACCTGGCTCTTCCAGTAGGGAAGGACCTGGCCAAGCCCTTCGAGGACAACGAGGAGCTCCAGTCGCTGCCCCTGAAGGCAGCCCGACTGGGAACGGAACCGTACCGCCTGCTCGTGCCGACCAGGGACGAGCTCGGCAAGCTCGAGCGCGGCAGCTACTACGGGGACTGTCTGGTCCACGTGAGCCTACCACGTCACGAGAACTGCAACGTCACCTTCATGGCGAGCACCTACAAGGAGCACGTCATGCAGTACAAGACGTACCGCAGGGTCGAGCGCGAGTACGAGTCCATCGAGGAGGCCGTTGGCGTTCAGCTCGTCTTCATCAGTGAGGACAAGCACGAGGCCATCTTCTCGCTCCATCCAGGGGCGAGCTTTCGCATCTGCCGGGATGAGGCGACGGTGCCAAAGGGCGAGAGCCCTGTGCTGGTGTTTGCCTTCGACGGTCGGACGGGGAACTGCTTCCGACCAAAGAAGTTCAAGCCCAGGTCGCGCAAGCGCCCAAATCGGCGGAAGAAGAAAGAGGAGGTCGTGTCAGCCGCCTACGGCGCATCCTGACGGTGCGTCGAAGGAGGTTTGACCTGCTCAACCGGCTGGGGATGGGGAGCTTCGGCTCCCCTACCCTTCTTGTCCTTCTTCTTAGCCCCACGTTTGGGCGAGTTCTTCTTGAGGTCCTTGGCCACGCTCTGGACGTAGTTCTCCACGGTCTTCTCACAAGACTCGCATAGGGTGTCGTACTTCACCTCGACGATGGCAGTACCATCCGGTCCCTCCAGCCTGAGCTCGAGCTTCTTGGTCTCGGGCGCATCCTTCCCGTCCTCGACCTCGGGGAACCACGTCCGACCGCACCGGTCGCACTCGTACTTGTAGACAGACTGCCTAGGCATTCTCTGCTTGCTCCTGATGAAGGCCAAGTTTCCAGGCGAGGTAGGTCTTGATAATCGCCCTCTCCGGGCGCGCGAGTGGGTCACCTGTATGACCCTCCATGAATGACCCGAAGGCTTCGAGGTCCCGGTTCACGACGCCCTCCACCAGCTCTCGGGCGTCTGCTTCCCCCTCCCATTTCTTCAGCTCCCCGAAGTCGACCCAGTCCTCGTCGTCCTTCATCAGAATCAGGACGACGGGGTTCATCTTCGCGTACTTCGTCCTCGTTTCCTCGTCCATGAACTCTGGTGTACTTCATCCCGGATGAATTTGCTACCCTCGTAGCATGTTCTTCTATGAGCTCAAGAGGCCCTCCCGAGGGATGATGGAGGAAGTGGAGGAGCTGGAGTGCCTGCTGTTCGACAACGCCTTCAACGCTACCTCCCTGCTGAACGAGCTCGACACCGGGGCGCGCTGCTGGGTGATGGGGTCTGAGCGCATCGAAGGGTACATCCTCTTCCGCGTAGTGCGTGGCCTCTGTGACATCCTGAGGGTGGGCACCCATCCCAGCTACCAGAGGAGGGGCACGGCCACGAAGTTGATGCGCGTGGCCATGGGGGAGGCGCCCCGGTCCATGCTCACCGTACGCAAGACGAACCAGGGCGCCATTCGACTGTACCGGAAGCTCGGGTTCGAGGTTGTAGGAGACCTCGAGTCGAGCTGGGTGATGGCTACATCCGAGTAGCTGTGAACTGACGACCGCAGCTACCACACTGGATGACTGGCTTGCCTGAGTGGTTGCGCACGGGGCCAGCCATGTTGTGGCAGTACGGGCACCGCATCTGACGCATGCCCCTCACGGCGCTGCTCTTCACGATGATGGTGCCATCAGGCGTTTGCTTCACTGCTCTCGGCGTGTGCAGTCCCTTCATTGGTCTCCTCTTCCTGAGTCTCTTCCTCGGGCTCGACGTCTCCGCCGAACTCTATCACCTCGTCCCCCGGCTCCCGCTCGACCACTGGCTCTTCAGGCTCATGGTTGCGCTTGGCCTTCTCCTCTTCGACGGCCCTCATCTGCCGGTTGATTTCCTCATTGGCATCCTTCCAGTAGGACTCCCAGTCGATGCCGGTCTGCTTCACGTAGACAGTGCGCTCCTCAGCGACCGTCTCGAACGAGCCGTCGAACGGCTCGTCCCGTACTTCTTGGTGCATCCGCACTCGTCCCAGCGCCATGTCACTCAGGACCTGCTTGAAGCACTCGAGCCAGATGTCGTTCCGGTAGAACCCCTCTTGGGTCACCTGGTTGTTGTGCTTGTGAATCCTGAGCAGACCCTGGAACTGCTGGTTGACCTGAGCGAATGCCTTACGGACTTCGCTTGCGCTTGCGAGGTCGTCGCCCTTTGCTTCGGCCTTGCGCTTGGCTCGGTTCACCGCCGTCTTGGTCGCTCTCTTCTGCTTTCGCGCTACTGAGGACGCCATGTGCCTCCTGTGCCTTTCCGAATGAGAACTTGGCGAGCTCGAGCCGAAGGTGTTCCGACTCTTGCTCTAGTTCCTCCACCACGAGTTGAATCTCGTCCTCCGGGACGACGGAGTCTTCCCGGAAGACTTCCTCACAGATGACCTCGACCTTCGGGTCTCCCCCGCTCAATGCCATGCAGTCCTCTCGAAGATGCTCGAGTAGGTGAACTACAACAGCTCGCCGGTGGGCGAGGTGGGCATAGACGGGGTTGGTTCGGGTGGACATGCTTCATGCCTTCAGGAAGGCCAGGATTCGACCATGTAGGTCAGCCCCGGCACTGGTGTCTTTGATGATGTTCTTCAGAGGGTAAATGATACACGGCCTTTGCTCGAAGCTCCTAGCCTTGTTCAACAAGTCACCCTTGAGACCCCGTTCTTCTTCCTGACGTTGAGCATCCCGAACGCTCATGCGAGCGTACTTGATACGAATGTCGGCCCGCATCTCCAACCGCTTGAACCAGTCGAACAGCACGTCCGCCCACTTCTGGATGGGCAGACGGTAGAAGATTTCACCGCAGAGCTGCGCAGGCTTCCACAGGTGCCCGCAGTGGGGACAGGCCACGAACTGCAGGCCGTTGGCACTGTCGGGAATGAACCTCTTACAGCCTCTGCCTTCCAGCTCGGGGAACTCCCCGGAGTTGTCACACAGGTAGAGCTTTGCATCCCCACCACCATGTAGCTTGGTGCCACTCTCCCACCAGGTCACCGTGCCTGGCGTAGGAGACCGTCCGGTGTGCCGGTGGCTGAACATGACCTCGAGCTTGTACTTGGCGAGGTTCTTCTCCTCGAGCAGCTTGTCGAGGCCCTCCTGCCTCTGTCTGACCGCCTCCTGCTCCTCATCGGAGAGGGCAAGGTCTGGAGCCTGCAGCAGCTCAGCGGGGACTGGTTGGACTGCCATCATCTACCTCGTGCTGCGATGCTCTGGATGAGCAGCGGTGGTGTACCCGCTGCGGATGCTCCCTTCCCCTTGGCGTTCATGGTGCGCCGCTGACCCTTCACACCGGGCAGCCGCTGCTCGGTCACCTCGAACCTGGCACGTGGAGCTGCGTTGATGGACGTGATGATGTCGCCAACCTGACTGCCGATGTCCTCGTGCTGGAAGATGAGACGCCATCCCCAGACCATCTGCTCACCCCGCAAGAAGTACTGACGGGACAGGTCGAAGTTCCAGGTCGAGGCCATGCTCTTGAGGAGCAGGTGCCTCATACCAACGACCCAGTTCCGGCTGTACTCCGGCGGCACCTTCCCGAGAAACCGAATCTGGTTCGGCCGCACGTCGTGGGTACGCATCTCGTACCCGAACCTGGAGTGCAGTGCGTTCAACAGGGCCTGGGCTTGCTCAGTCATCGTCTTTCTCCAGCAGCGGGATGCACACCGCGAAAGCCTTCTTGTTGCCGAAGAACAGCTCCCGCACATCGATGAAGCGCACGTCGTACTCGGTGCCGTCCAGGTCCTTCCACTTCAGGTGGGTTTCACCGTTGACCAGAATGTCAGGCGTCTCCTCGTCAGTCCACGGGATGGCGTACTCACCGAGCTGCGTCAGGCAGAAGCTGATGTTGACGGTGGTGTGCCTCTTGCCTTCCTTCAGGATGAGCCGGCCCTGTCGCTGGTGCTTCTTGTCCAGGTACCTGGTGAGTAGGTCCAGGTCGGTCTGGTCGATGCGCACCTGGTCCTCACTCTCAAGGGCCGTGCGGATGTGCTCGACCACGGCCTCGGGGCTGCGCAGGATGCGCTCATCTGGAACGGCGGTGATGTGGATACCCCACCGGGCCATCTCATTCAGGGCTTCATCCGGGACCAACCCGGCCTCTACCACAGCTTCAACTACTGGTTTCATCAGAACACCTCTACAGTTGTACCAGGGTATTCATAGACGGGCATCTCCAATTTGTAGGCGCGTCGAGTGTCCACCAGCGCAGCGTCCCTTCCAAAGCCAGCGGCCAGGAGGAGCGCGCTGTCGGGAAGCGCCCTGTCCTTGTAGAGCGGGAGCCCAAACAGACTATCCGTGGACTTCAGCCTCACACCCGTCGTTGTCTTGTACCAATCCCACAAACTGCTGTCGGCCCCGGTCATGAACGCCAGCGGCTTGAGCTGGGCAATATCCACGAGGTCCAGCAGGCTGCCCAGCACGACTGCTGCGTTGGCCCCCTCGTAGACGGCCACCTCCTCCACGTGTGAGTTTCGTACGATGGCGTGTGGCTGAAGCTCCCCGAAGTCCACGCCCACGTTGCGGTCGCTGTCGTCCCGCTTGGCGTAGCGCTCCACAGTCACCCGCCCACGTGCATCGATGCGAATCTCCTGGACGCGTGGCATGCGCAGGAAGGTCCTGATGGTGTGCAAGAAACCATCCGTGCCAGTGTTGGCTGGCACGTCGATGGTGTCGGTGATTTTCTCGAGCTCGTCCATCAGAAGAACTTCTCGGCCGCCTTGCGCTCCTTGGCCTGCCTTTCCTTGCGCTCGTGCTCGAGCAGGTTGTTGAAGAAGCGGGTGACGGTGGCGGACAGGGTGGTGTTGTTCCGCCGGGCCCACTTCTCCATCTGACGCTTCAACCCTGCGTTGATACGCAGGTAGATGCGCTCATCCTTTGGCTTCTTCGACGTCGCCATCGAACTCCACACCTCTGAGACCCACCAGGTATCCAGCCAGGCCCTTGATGGCAGGGAAACGCTCGGTCAGGAAGCGAATAGCCTCCACGTCCAGCTCGTCAAGAAGGTCGTCGTTGAACTCCCGACCCACGGCCTTCGACTGCATATGCTCACCGAGCTCCTTCAGCAGCATGGAGTTCATCCCAATCCACGAGGGTAGCCACATGTAGTTGACCTCGAGGACCCCCTTATCGACTCGAACTATCGTTCTCACTGCGCCTCCTTGGCCAACCACTTCTCCAGCTCACTGGACTCGGGGTGAGCATCCGGGAGCATGGCGGTATCAGGCCGCGCGTTCTTGAGTGGCTTGCCTCGCACCAGCTTCTGCTCCATCACCGGGCTCTTGGCGTAGAGCTCCTCCGGGTTCAGTGGCCCCTGGATGAGTCGAGCCACCCATGAAGCCGCACGGCGGAAGAACCTGGCATGAGAGAGCCTGCATGCCAACAGCAGGAGGTAGCTGGCTAGTCTGTGCCTGATGTGCATGGTTCGGATTCCTTCCTCTCCGTAGTCACCCGAATGCAGACAGGCAACTCCTCATCGGAGGCGAGACGGAGGATGACCTGCTGCGCGGCGAGGATGATGAGAGACCTCACCAAGTCCTTGCAGAGCACAGCGATGTCCTTGAGGTCCTGCTTCACAGGTCGACCTTCACCTTTCCATTGAACGTGAAGAGGATGTCGTCCTCTCGAACCAGAGCCTCGTCTTCGGGCAGGCTGTAGGCGAGCTGCTTGCCCTGCTTGGTCCCCATCGCCGCCGCAAAGAACACCACGCGGTCCCCAGGCTTCACCTGGGTAGGGATGTAGACCATGTCCTTCTTGCCACGGTGCTTGAGGCGCCGTCGGCCTGGACCCACACGGAGTACGGTCGCCTTGCGAAGTGGAGCATGGTCCACATTCGGCATGACGATGGTGTCAGACACCTGCTCCGGTGGGTCCACCTTCACGAGCACGAAGTCCTGGAATGGACGTATGGAACTCATACATCCACACCCGAATCGCTCTTGGTCACGGACTGCTGTTGCGCCGTCTGCTCGCTGACGACGTCGACCGCATCGGTGGACGGCAGGTCCGAGTCGTCACCGAAGACAGACTTCAGGATGACGTTGACCTGATTAGCGTAGCTGTCCTTGACGGTACGCACCGACGCAGCGAACTGCTCCGACTGCGGTGGCTGATACAAGGTGTCTCCAATCTTGTACCAAAACTCACGGATGAGCTTTCCCGTCTCATCCGCATAGCGTACCGCCACCAGCTCCACTGGTACGGCGTTGTAGACCTTGCCGGGTTCGCCACGACCCTCTTCACGCGTCTGGTCCTGAGGGGTAACAACTCCTTGCCTTCCAAAGTTCATCGTCATGACGACATCTTCTCCTTCATGTACCTCTCGTACCGCTCATTCAGAGCGTTCCATCCAATCCACTTGCCTTGGTTCCACGCTCGCGGCAGGAAGAACCTCTCCGCTTGGTGGTTCAGTAGGTCATTGATATCCACCGACGCCCAACGGCATGACGCCAACGCCTCAGCCAGCTTGTCCCCCACTCCCCTCAGTTCGTCCGGGGTGGCGTCCTCAGAGATGTCGGGGAGCTCCACTCCCTCCAGCCGAATGGGGAGCCACGTCCTTGACTTGTTGTTGTCTCCACGAATGCGCCAGCCAATCTTCGGCCCGTACGCCAACGACTTCCAGGTACCAGTGATGGGGTCCTCGATGCTGCCCTGTCGCATGCGTAAGTACACACGCTCACCGAAGGCTGCCGCAAGGGTGTCGTACGCGGCACGGAGAGTGGGCTGCCCTACTGCATCCTCATCACCACGCACTGGCTGCCCAGGCTGGACATTCATCCGTCGGATGGCCTTCACTGGGTCATCACGTAGGAGCACACGCGTCTCCTCCCCTAACTGAATCGGATGCAGTCCCTCACGGTCGGTGCGGTGCATCACCACCATCGCCTCTGGGTACTTCCGCAACTGCCGAGACACCATCACCATCATCTTGTGGAATGGCATCTGGATGAAGCCCTCAGACTCCACCGAATACCCCGTCGCGTCCTGCGCTTCGAGCGTGCCAGAGTACAGGTGCTCGTCGTTCACGAGCTCCGGGTTCCGCTTGTGCTGAAGGAGGATGGTTCGTACTTCAGGCACTCTTCCCTCCTGTGAGCTGCTGAGCGGCGATGTCCACTTCAGTGTCCTCGGTGTAGTTGGGAGGCTCCTGCACTCGGTAGACGCATGCTCCATGCACACTCGCACCAAGATGCAGAACGATGCCGCTCTCCAGTTGGAGTCGGTCGATGACGCATCGATTGGTACCTTTGATGTGCCTGGTCTTCACGTTCGTCACGCGCTCCTGCACCAACAGCGAGCTCACTCGAGAGGCGCTACACTCCGCCTCACCTGGTAGACCTCCACCAGAGAAAGCAATGAACGCTTCCTGAGGAGTGAGGTCCACGCACTTGTAGTTCTCGTCGAAGGAGCGGGTACTGATAGCGCACCGCTCACCGCACACCGGGCAGGGATACTTGTCCGGGTACCACTGGGAGCTGGGACCCACCAGGTGGTCCACCTCCTCGACGTCAGGTCCGTGGATGCGAGCGACGAACCTGCACGTCGTCAGCGTGCAGTAGATGAAAATCACATGGACCCCACGCCGTCTTCGTCGATGTCGTCCCCACTACCCACCACCTCACCTGGGTCGACATCAGAGCTACTCACGATGGGGTAGCCGAAGTCATCAGACTGTACGGTACGGGCCCGCCGAGCAACGCCGGGCATGATGGGAGAGCCATCGGTCCACGTGATTTGGCCCACCGGTGGTTGCGCCGGCTGGGGCGGGGGCTGCACCGGGGCTTGCGGTGGTGGTTGAGGAGGTGGGGTCTGCTGCACCGGAGGAGGAGCCTGCTGAGGAAGCTCGTACCCGAGAGAAGCCCAGTCCTCAGCACTGAATGTCTCGACGATGTCGCCCATGAGCTGCTGCAGCGCCGAGGCGGGAATCTCTGGGGGCACCTCCAAGGCAGCCATCGCCGACTTCATCATCGGTGACACCACCTCATCCGGTAGCTGCTGCCACGACACTACTACCTCATCGGGTTGAGGCTGGTCAGTGAAGAGAGTCTCCTCGCGCTGTGGCTCTTGCCCTGCAGGAGTAGGGGTCACACCAGGAGGCGGAGCCTCTTCCTGAGGAGGCGGGGAAGGTGCTACTCCATCCAGCCCCGCGTTGATGAGGGTTTTGACCTCATCGATGCTCTCTACCTCCGCCCGTACCTCCTTACCCCCTAGCTCGAAGACCGCGTAGCTGCGGATGGTCTTGGTGCGGAAGTCGAAACGCTGGTCTACTGCGATGATGTTCGCTTGAATCATGGCTTCTCTCCAAACGGCGACTTGTCTGGGCTCACTGCTACAGGGCCATGCTTGTGCGGGTCGAATTGGTTGCTGCGCTTCTGGTCAGCCTCAGCACTACGCTTCTTCTTCTCAGCACGGGCAAGCATGCTCACAGCAATGACGACGTTGCGACCCAACCGGTCTGCGTTGTTCAGCAGAGCGCAGTGTGCCTGCTGCTTCCCAAGCTCGCTGTTGTCAGACTGCTTGGGGAAGGTGATGAATGCCATGCACTCAGCACCACAGACGCGCTCATCGTTGAGGAAGCAGTACAACCCGGTGGTATCCGGGCGCATCTCTTCTTCAGCTACTAGCCCATCCTCTTCCGTGCCTTCAGGGGCTTGACCGTCAGCTACCACCGAGTCTCTCCTGTTCCATCTTGTTTCTGGTCTCGAGGATGGACTTGAACGTAGCCAAGGCCATTGACGCGACGTAGCGAGAGAGCTGCTTGGTGTTGAGCTCTACACCACGCTTCGTCTGCTTCATGTCGAGGAAGCCCCACTTCATCAGGAACTCCCCGTACAACTTCGAGGCAGCAGCGAAGACCTTGCGCAGGTCGTTCAACATGAACTGGACCGCCTCATCACCGTCTGCGAAGTCATGCTGGAATGCGTAGCCCACCATCTGCTCTCGGCTACCCATCCACTTGCAGACCTGGCAGGTGGCCATGCCACCTACCAGGCCCGAGTACTCGATGCTCGCGGACCCACATTCGGGACAGAAGTAGGCTACGTCCTTCGTTGCCACTGCTTCACCACCTCGTTGTGCCTCTCTGCCTGTTCCCTGCTAGCCATGCGTGCGAGCACGCGTTCTTTCATACGACTGCGCTTCGGACCGATGAGTGGGGTGACCTTGAGCGGGCCCTCCGCAATCCACGAGCGAAGTGCGTCGTAGGCTTGTTCTGCCTGAGCCTTCTTCCGACCCTCGAGAGACGGGAAGGCAATCTTCATGTAGTCCTCGAAGGCTTCGATGCCTGACTCCTGCTTCTCGGAGTTGCTGACGAGGATGATTTGAGCAAGCGCTCTGAACCTGGCGTGCTCGATGTCCTCCAGACGGTCGAGCAGCAGGATGAGCAGCCACTCCTGCAGAGACCCCGGTCGGGGCGGCGCTTGCAGGGTCCGCAGCAACAGATTCGCGCGGGCCCAGCCTGCAGGAGTGTTCAGCCATTTTTTGCTCTCTCCGCGACGAGCAGCTTCCGCACACGCATCTCGAACCACGTGTGGTTGGCACCGATACTGGCGAGCACATGGATGCCACGCTTCAGCACCCAGCCGAACTTCAACCAGAACTGGTCGTCGTCGAAGTCCCCCTTCTCGTTGTGGATGGCATGGGGAACTGGGTTGTTGTTGATGGCAATGAGCCCCGCTGCCAGCGTCATGATGGCGAACTTGTCCAGGAGGTAGCGCTCGGTCACCTCGACGCTCTTGCTCTCCTCCATGAGCAGGCGCTTCAGTGCCAGGTCGTCATCCCCAGTCATGCTCTCGAACCGAATCTCGAACTTCCCTGGAATGACAGGCACCGTCTGACGCACGCGGTCGTGGATGATGAGGTCGGTGACATCGAGTGGGTCGAGTCTCTCCTCGATGATTTCACGCTGCTCCGGGTTGTTCAGCATGTCCTGGTTCATCTGCCGGCGCAGCGCGTCGTAGTCGAAGTCGTCGAGCTTGCTGATAGCCTCCTGGACTTCCTTCTGCTCTGCATCGGTGAGCTTCTTGCGGGGCTTGCCTGCATTCTGAGAAGCGCCTGCTGCAGAGTCCTGCACCTGCTGCTCCGCCTCCTCATCCGAGAGGGGCATCTCCTTCGGAGGGGGAGGAGAAGCCCCTGCAGCAGCCTGAAGGTCACGGATGGTGTCCTTCATGCTTCTTCGACCGGGCCCGCCGCCTCCGACGTTGGCCTGCAGGGCCTGAGGAGGAACGTGCATGCCGTTGCGAACCACCCCGTACTTCATCGCCATGTCCGGTTGGTTGACGGCGAAGCGGTCACCCTGGCCACGACGGAAGGCTGGGTCCTGCGTAGCCTCGTCTGGCAGCATGTCCGTGGTCATTATGCCGAGCTGCGCAGGGGTCGGTGGTCGCTGCTGGGCGTTCGGGTCCATGGAGCCTAGGCTGAACGAGGTGGACCCTTCCACGATGGAGTCCTGCGCACCCGCCGCCATGGCTGCCCGCTGCTCCGGTGACGGACCGTACATGGCAGCCTGCTGCTCCATGGTCATTCCCTCGTGCGCCTCGGCCTCGAGGGGAGGCATGGCAGGGGATGGCCCTGGGCGCTCCGCCGTGTACTTCTGCAGGGGTACCTTCTTCTGCAATCGAGCTCGGGCACCCAGTGCATACGCCATCGCTTCGGGTGAGCCTGCTATCGCAGGGTGAACGACAGGCTGTTGTGGTGTGGCCCCCTGCTGCACGTGGGCAGCGCTAGGGCTGAATGGGGTAGTCGGTTTTTCAGGCATGGGCCTCCAGCCGGTGTACAGTGTACACCGCATTGGTAGCTAGAAACAATAGGCCCTGTCAACCCAGACGTGAGCTCACGTCTTGGGCCGGGGCTGCAATGAGTGAATGAGCTCGAAGAAATCCCTTCGAGAAAGTTGTCCTTCGGCCGACAAAAGCTCAGCCAAAACGAGGTCTTTCACCGCAGGCACCGGGTCGTAGACGGGCGCAGTCTTTCCACTGAGGATGGTGTAGCGAATGCCAACCACCTGCTGAAGTGTACCACCCTGCAGTAGTTTGAAGGCTGGGGCGCGGCTCCACACCAGCTTCTCTATGCTCCACATCAGCCAGATGGCCTTCGGGTGAGAATGCTGCTCGAGCTCCCACTTCCCGTAGCAAGTAGCGACTACCTCGTCGCAGTTGTACAGACGGACTACTCCGTCGGTACCTGCCAGAAGCCTTTGGGGGATTGCGCTTCCTGCGGTGCCGGGGCCTTGGTGACTATCAAGCTGTGCCTCTTGCACTTCAAGCATTGTCCTACTTGTCCGTTGCTGGGGTCTCTGTAGACGGAGTCTCCAGGCTTGAGCCTGGCGCCGGCGATGAGGTCGAGCTTGGCTTTCCATCCACATCCGGGATGGCTGCAGGCGACCTCGTACTCGGCTTCTCCGATGACCTTGTACTTGCTGACGTGGTAGGGCACTCTGGATTCTCCCGGTTCTTCATCATCTCCATGATGAGCTCGATGGTGCGCTTCTGATGAACCTGTCCATCCCCAGCATCCTCTGTGGCAGGAACGAAGCTGAGCTGGTGCTTAACGATAGCGAGTCGGATGAGCTCCTTCAGCGTGACCAGTAGCTGGTTCAGCTCATTGTGGGCTTGCTGGAAGGTGCGCTCGGCAATGGTGTAGCAGTCACCGCAGACGAAGCACTCGGCGAAGAGCTTACCCTCATCCTGAGGGACATCCTTCCCACAGTTCAGGCAGGGCAGGCCCATAGAATCTCTCCGTCCCAACCCGGCTCGTCGGTCTTCACCTCGATGGTCTTGATGATGCGGAAGGGCAGGCTCAGCACCGCCATGCTCGCATTCATCATCATGAGCGAGGGCATGTCCTCCTTGATGCGCCCGCTCTCAGGCAGCACGCGCTTGAGCTCGTCCACCACCATGTCTGGGAAGACGTACTCCGCACCCATCTTCGTCTCCACGTGGACGGTACCGCGCTTGCCTTGCAGACCAATGGCGACCCCGTCAGGGTCGACCCTAGGTGAAGTAGTCGTCGAGGGGGGTCCAGCCATACATCGCTCCCGGGTCCGAGGTCACCATCTCACTGGTGGGGTTCGTAGCATTCTGGCGAAGTACATCTCTCACGTCCGCCTCCGCTACTTTACGACCGATGAGCTCGATGTAAACCCTCATCTTCGGGGGCCACTCCTCCGGGAACCTGGTTCCGGCAGGAAGTGGTTCATCTAGCTCCTGCCATTGAACCCAAACGGCATCACGCTCGACACCGTTGTTCTTTTCGATGCTACGAAGAAAGGCGTCGAGGCGGACGGCCAGGTCGTGGTCGACCTGCCCGGCGTCGTTCTTCGTTCCCTCGCGCGCCAGCGCGATGAGAGCCTCGTATTCCTCCTGGGTGAGCGTGAACTGGAGCTGGGCCATGCCCAGATGCTACCACGTTCTACCGCTCAGGTACGCACTGCGGGCGACCCTCCAGGATAGGCAGCATGAGGTAGCTGATGCGGTCCACCAGCTCCTCCAGGCCACCATCGTTGTGCAGGATGTAGTCGAACTGGTCATCCTCAAGCAGTAGCTGCTCAGTCTCACTGGGGTGGTTCCATTGTGGATTCTCGTACCCCGGGCGCTTGATGCGAACTACCTTCCCTCCAGCGGCCTTGATAGCCGTCCACTCGTTGATGAAGCGGACATCCGGGATGACCACACCATTCACCCTCTTCGCTCCTGTAGAGACGACCGGAGGATGGAGACCTCGCACAGGGGAGTAGCTTCCAGCACTGAGGCTCAACACCAGCTTGGACATACGGATGGTGTAGGCCGACCAAGCTGAGTCGTAGCAGCCTCGTCCCCACTCTGTCCCCAACGTCTGCATGGCATATCGTGGAGTGAGGAAGCACTGCTCTGCCTCACTGAGAGGTGTAGCAGGTCCTGGCTTGAACCCGCAGCAGACGCACTTCGCTCCATCGAACTCCTGACCGAAACCCCATGTGTGTCCACGCGGGTATCGCTTGTCGGGTACCTCCTTCAGGTTTCCCCAGAGCTGTTCGGTGGTGAAGTCGAAGACGTCCATGCAGATGCGCTTGATGGGGTCTCCAAATGCCACCTCGGTGAACTCGTGCCTCTCCGATAGCACTTTGGCTGCAGAGCTCTTGCCACTCTTCGCCAGCCCACAGATGCCGAGAATCATCGAACTCCTTCCCACTCTGGATGCTTGCACTCCATGTGCGATGCGAGCTGCTTGAAGTAGCGCTTGCAACACGGGCAGACCCCAGCCTTCACCCGCTTGGACTGAGCCTTCAGCTTCCCCTTGGCGATGGCTTCAGCGTGGCGAGCCTTCCGCTCTCCCTCTTCTGCCCACTCCTTCTTCTTGAGGGCTTGGTCCCGCTCTCGGGTTAGGCGGTCTACCGCGCTCTCACCGATGCTGAGCCGGTGTCCTCTCGGACAGAAGAACGTGGTGCCATGTTCACAGCACGCTTGGTAGAACGCCTGTGGCACAGCGAACTGAATCCCGCAGCCATCCTTCGCCCAGCAGGTGAGCGTGGTAAGCGGCTGTGTTAGATGAACAACTTGTCCCATCACTTCAACTCCTGATAGATGAGCCACCCGATGGTGGCAACGACCGTAGCTCCAGACAGGTAGAACAGGCCCAGCATCACATTGGCGAAGGCGCTGGTGCGTGCACGCCACGCCTCCGCTCGTTCCCTCATCGCACGGGCCTTGTCTACCTCACTCACAGTAGCCCCTTCATCAACTCCTGGTAATCGAAATCCTCTCCCAGGGCCTGGTCGATGTAGACCTGGACATCATCCCAGTTCACACACGCGTTCTCGTAGAAGTTCCCGTGGGCGGGCATGGTCATCTGCCGACGAAGGAACAAGTACCCCGTCTCCGTCACTCGCCAGTAGCCCTGGGAGTTCTCGGTCAGCGTACGCTTGTCCTTGGGAGCAATGAGTCCCCAGTGACGCATCATCGTCCAGTCTCGGTGCTTCTGCACCCCACGCCCGAATACCTCGTCGATGTGTACCCAGGACCCATCGGGGCGCCCCAGCTTCCGGCACACGCGTGCCATCTCGATGAGCACACGGCACTGCCCAGCATTGAGGGAGCGCCAGTAGACCACCGCATCTCGGTCGCAGCAGGGGCACTGCACAGCATACGTCTTCTTCCTGAAGCTGTTGAGCTCTTGGAAGAAGGACTGCCGGTCAGGTACTTTGATGCTTGGCACCCTCGAGTTCCTTCCATAGCTTGGCCGCAGCCTCGCTGTTGCTCACCCCAAGCTGCACGCTTCGCTTGAGGATGACCGTCTTGCTGGCCCGCACCCACTGCAGGCACTTCTGAAATGGCCAGTTGCTCACTCGTTGAACCGCCCTGGCCCTACTCTTGTCGCTCATCCACATCCTCCAGGGGTAGCTGCGCATACTGAATGCCAGCACTTGCAAGGACTACCAGGCCCTCCCGATTCCTGTAGTCGTGGCAGTAGTACACCGTCTGCACACCACCCAGGTTCACCAGTCGCTTCGCGCACATCTTGCAGGGCAGGTGGGTACAGAACACAATCTTCTTCCACTGCCGGGGAGAGTCACAGTTGATGACTGCGTTCTCCTCAGCATGAAGGCAACCGCACTTGCCTACCTCCTCACTATCACAAGCGTTGGGCAGGCCACTGGCATTGCCGTTGTATCCCATCGCCAGAATCTTTCGATAGTCGGAGCTGGCGATGACACAACCAACCTGCAGCCTGGCACACGTCGAGCGGTGCCTCAGCAGGAGAGCCATCCGCATGTGAATCTCCTCGAAACTGGGTCTGGTCAATTTGGCTTCTCCTTCTCGAACGCAACCAGGAACATCCGCCTGATGGTGTCATCATCGAAGTCGTCGATGCTCTCCAGCATAGCCAACTCGAGGTCTTCCCTATTGTTCTCAATGTCCAGGCTCTTGCGCACTGCCTCGAATCGCCTCAGCTCTTCCTGCGACAGTTTCATTTGCTCACCTTCAATCCCTGAAGCTGCTGACACACCAGACGCTCAACGACCTCGCCCAGGTCTGACCCGTAGAGTCCAGTCTCAAGAAGCCCACGCAAGCGTTTGTGAACGACTGGAGAGAAGCCAGCGCACACCACTTCAACCTTGCCGGTCGCGTTGTGTATCTTGCGAATCTCGGAGACGGTTTCCTTCACCGTCTTTGCCAGCTCCACATCGTCCACCAAGCGCTTCTTCAGCTTGGGGATGGAACTTATCGGAGTGGTGTGGTCTCGGTTCACAGCCATACCTATCTCTGGGTAGCTGTAGTCAAACTCCTCACGCAGGATGTAGTAAACCACCTGCCTGGCTAGAGTACGCGTCTTGGTGCGGGACTCACCCAACACCGACATCTTGGCTACGCCGAACTTCCTACAGACTACATCCAACACGATGTTCGGCAGCGATTCAAACGCCTCTGGCATGCAACACGCTCCTGATGAAGTCGTCCCTGAAGCGACACACACGCATGTGCGGTCGCTGTTGTAGTGGCGGGGACGTACACCACCTTCCCATCACGTAGCGGCGGTCGAACACCTTCCTGTGCTCTCCACCATCCCACTTTCCAACGAGTGCGAACTCGCTGCCCGGCAGGTCCTCCACCTCGAGCGTGGTGAGATGGGCCAGCCGGCGAATGTATGCGTCCCACCTGAGTAGGTCGCGCCTGAACTTCACCATGACCTTGTTCATGACAAGGACGAACGCCCGCAATGCCTGTAACGGCATGCGGGCGCTGGAGCTAGGGTTGAGGTTGTAGGTCAGCCACTGGTCGTAGGTGGTACGACCGGCGGGGGCGTGACTGCAGGAGGTGTTGGTGCAGCAGTGGGAGGCTGAGGTGCCTGTGCCACCTGCCCAGAGCCGTTGCCCGGCACCACAGGAGGAGTCGTCCCTGGTACTACTGCAGTCGGTGCGGCCCTGCTGAAGAGCTCGGCACCACGGCGCTCTGCATCCGTCAGCGGCTGTACGATGTCCGTCTGCATCCTCTCGATGAGCTGGGTGACGCCGGCGGCAGCACTCTTCAGGCCAGCTTCCACACTGGTCTGCTCGGTCTGACACTTCTTCAGAACATCCACCGCCTCGGCGTATGCCTGTACAGCGTTCCGAGTGCTCTCGATGCGAGCATCGACGTCAACTCCTGGTTGCTTCCCAGCCTTGGGTTGCTTTTTTGGAGCAGGCTTCTTGGGAGCTGCGGCCTTGGTCTTCTTGGCAGCCTTCTTCTTGCGCCCACGCCCTGGGCCAGGACCAGCAGGCTTCTTGGCAGCCTTCTTGGCAGCCTTCTTGGCGGTCTTCGCCGCCGCCTTCTTGGCAGCCTTCTTCGCAGCTTTCTTGGCAGCCTTCTTCTTGGTCTTCTTCTTCGGAGCGGGGGTCTCCTCACCGAAGTGCTTGGCAGCGGAGGCACGTGCGCGGTCGCGCTCGGACTCCGTCCACTCCTGCATCTTGCCGATGGCGCGTCGGGCGCCAGTCAGCGATTCGTACTCGCCGTTCTTCAGCTTCTTACGGAAGTCGGCGGGACTCAGCTTCGTATAGGTAGGCATCGATGTTCCTCTCTGATGAATCCTCGTCGGCCCGAGGGCAACTTCCCCAGCTATATGCCAGTCGGCCGGACTGTTCAAGCCAGTTGTTGTACCCCTCCTCTTTTACCCGATGAGCCCTCGTTGTACCATGTAGTTCATGCCTCTAGGAATCACAGGACACAAGCGAATTGACCTGCTGAAGCTCGGCAACCGGAGTATCAACCTCTGGGAGTACGACGAGGACATCCAGCGGGAGTACATCCAGACCATTGCCCACATGTGCAAGCACGCCAAGGTGGGCGACCCCATCTTCACCGACATCTGCCAGGGCCGTGCCAAGTGGGCCAAGAAGGCTAATGCCCTGTTCAGTACGTGCGGTGAGTTCGCCCAGTACCTAATCTTCCGAGCTGGCTACCGAGGCCCCATCCTCAACCGCACGGTGAAGGAGGTCAACTTCAAGAAGAAGTGGGTCGTGGGGAAGAACATCACCTACATCGTCTCGCGCGGGCGCAAGGCGGGTGCGTTCATCGAGTACCAGCTCTCCAAGAACAAGGGCAAGCGACCCGACATTGGAGACATCATCTACGTCTCCAACGGGCCGCCCCGTACCGAACACGTCTTCTACTTCGACGGCATCGACTGGGGCCCCAACGGCGAGGAGCTCTGGGTCACCATCGACGGTGGACAGGGCGGCCGTCAGAACCAGCACATCAAGGAAGGCGTCAAGGTCTTCAACGAGAAGACCGGGCGCGCCGGCTCTTGGGACGTCGACAAGGAACGTCCCAAGGGCAAGGGGCGCAAAGTGGTGGGGTGGCTCAACCCCATCCTGCTTCCGTTCACCGCGCCGGCGAACCTACGGATGCCGTCTGCTGATTAGGCAGTCGGGTTGTACGGATAGATGATGGCGTACTTCACCGCTGCTACGCCACCACTGGGAATGTACGCACCGTAGGGAGGGTTGGTCGCCGGCAGGCTCAAAGCACCACTAGTCACCACGGCCGTGTCCACCACCTCATGGATGAGCGCCGGTGCAGCCAAGCTCGCCAGAGCCAGAGGGGCCGGCTTGAGGCCAACGAGGTCACCGAATCCAACCGCATGGGTAGCTGCCGCATCCGTGCCGCCGGTGAACGCCAGCTCCGTCACCGAAGCGAACAGCTTGGTGCCCACGACCTGACCGATGGAATCGATGCCCGTGAAGTCTTCCGTCAGGACGTTGCCGTCGATGTCCGTACCAGTGACGGTACAGTCAGTGTAACCTGTAGCCGCAACAGTCGTGTCGATGGTGATGTTTCGAGGCGGGCTCATCGTGCCAGTGCCCACCACACCATCCAAGTCGCTGCCACTGAAGGTGGCCGCGCCGGCCGCTGACGAGAACTCGTCCTTGATGGCATCCACATCAGCCACGTCCAGCGCAGCGTCCCCGAAGTCATCCAGCGCCAAAGCAGCCAGGGGTCCCAACACGCGTGCGACATCCCGGCGAAGGTCGTCGACCTCTCCCGGTACGCCGCCCTTGCCCTCGACGAGGTGGGGAAGTCGTGCTCCCTGGTCGCTGAAAAGTCCAGAACCGCTCATGGTGTCTCTCCTTGTGCTGCCTTTCTCGGCTAATCCAAGGGCCATTCTCCCTCAGAAGAGGCGATAAGAGAAGAGCCATGACTGGAGACCCCACTACCTACAAGGAGGCCCTGTCGATGCTGCAGGGCTATCGCAGGAGCCACCAGAAGAAGCTGTGTAACAACACCTACCTGAAGGGGCGCCTGGTACCCGACGGTTCAATGAAGAGAGACTGGTACTGGAGCAAAGATGGAGGAGAACCTACCTACTTCGCCGTGGTTCTACACGGAGTCGAAGTGGTGAAGATGTACAAGGACGGGCGCTACCAGCTCGCCGGCATCAACTCATGGACTACCCGTGACCGAATCAACCGCTTCTCTCCATTCCGTGCGTGCACTTGGGGAGGGTACGGCATCATCGAGACTGACACTGGAAGCCATCCCTACTTCCCTCACATGATGATGCAGCCCAACGGCGAGCTCGTACTGCCTACAGATGATGAATGGTTCAACACCATCGACGCTTCCGACTACATCGATAAGTCAGAGAAGTACGCTGGGTTCCTAGCCCGCAAGCTGGTCTACGGACGACTCGAGGGACATGACCCAGCCACTCTGCCAGTGAGTGACGAGGAACTCGTCAAAGCTGTGCTCGCAAAGGAGTACTCCTTCAACGTCGCACTTCAGCTCATTGACGATGCTGGTGAGATAGTCAGGTACCGGAAGCTCCTGGACACGCTGAAGCCTGAAGTATACCGACGGTATTGGTTGAAGCCACACACGGTCGACGAGGAGCTCGAGCGCTACTCCAACGACCTCGTTGGAAGGACGCCAGCGGGCGTGGTGCCTGGCAGGAGCTTCAAGCATCCACGCAGGCTCCAGCCGGAACTCAAGGGGATATTCACTAACGTGCTGCGCGCAGCAGCCAAGCTCGAGAAGGCAGAAAGGAGCCCGTACAGAGGATGACTACAGCAGTAGATGACATCATCACGCGACGACGTGAAGTTCTCATGCCAGGAAAGTGCCCCAAGTGCCTGATGGACCTCACGCAAGAGGGAACCATCAAGGTGTGGGAGTACCAGGACCAGAGCCGCTTCGCCCACGTGCTGGATGGTGGAATAGAGTGGGAGATGGACCAGCCGCAGAGCGGTGAGTCTTGGCTCATGATTTCCTACGAGTGCCATGCCTGCGGGCATACGCTGGCCGAGGCCCGTTCGGAGGAGCTCTGCTCGGAGTCGCTCGGTCAGGAGATGGAGGACTTCTTCGCCATGAAGGGGGAGAAGCACACGCTGGTGCAGAAGTTACTCACCATGCGAAAGGCAGTCGAGCTCGCCAAGGAGATGCTCGGTCGGTATCTACCAGAGGACCTGACGGCTGAGGGCGATGAGCCAGTGAACCACATTGAGGTACTTCGACATCATCTCATCGGAGGCTGGCAGTATACTCTCGACCTCGTAGAGAACCTGTGCAAGAGGGTGGTAGAGACGGAGGTAGAGGATGGACCCCGACCAGTGTCTGAATGAGCTCCTGGAGCTAAAGGAGAAGCTCAAGAGTAGATTGGATGGCTACGAGTGCTGGACTGACCTTGCTGAGGCTGCCCCGGCTGAAGAGGTGGACCAGTTCATCAGTGATGCCAATGAGCTCGTGAACCACATAGACGCTCTCGACAAGTGGATGAAGAAGGGTGGATTTCCGCCCAAGCGGTGGGCTCAGCTCGGTGCGCGTGACACGTGCCCCGATTGAGGCTACCTTCAAGATATGAGCGACAAGAACATCCGCATCGACAAGAAGGTGTCACTACCCCCGGCGATGTGGAAACTCTTCAGATACGCTCTCATCAACGTGGACTACGAGGCGCTGAAGGCTGGGGAACGGAGAGTGACCTCCTCCGAGCTCGTCAGCGTCATCGTACTAGACTGGTTGGTGCGCAATGAGCACGACATCAGGTCCGACTTCTACGAGTGCGTTCTTCGGGTTGCCGAGGATAGGGTCCCTACCTTCCACACCACCGACTACCTGCTTGCCATCGCTTCAGCTACTGGAACCGAAGTTTCCGAGCTTGCACGCGTTGGCAACCACACACCAACTGCAAGGCGTGCCCGGGAAGCCAAGGAGTTCGCCGGGGTTGTTCGACGCTCTCGTGGGCGACCCACGAGTCCTCTACTACGAGCTGATGGAAGACCCTTCCAGGTTCGAGGAGGAGGTGGCGACGCTGGTGCAGCAGATAGTAAGTGGGCAGAAGCCCTACGAGAGCTTGTCCTCAACGGAGAAGACGCTGTTGGACCGAGCGACCCTGGACTGGGCGAGGACGAGGCACCAGAAGCCGAAAGCCCCATCCCCCATCTCGTCAAAGTCGCCCGCTCCTACGCAGCCTGAGGCGGTACAACACCTCACGCGTGCAGAGGCTGTGTCCGACCCGTCCGTCGAGCTCGAGTACCGAGAGGACGGGCGGCACGTGCCACTACAGACCACACCGGAACCGGACATCCCCGCTGCCCCCACCTTCTGGTGGCGGAAGACCTAGCGGACGACGCCGGTGTAGCCGTAGGGGTTGATGCCCGAGGGTAGCGGGCCGCCGCCGCCCCACGACCTCGAGGTGTAGGTCGGCTGCATCATGTAGTCACGAGTCGCCTGCAGGCCCTTGTAGCCGAGGTAGCCAGCACCCAGCGCAGCGCCGGCACCGAGAATCTTGCCCTTGGTCTTCCAACTCAGCAGCGGCTTGCTCTTGGCCGCCGGGGCCGCTGCTGCCGCTGGCTTGGCCGCTGTGCGCGCCGCCGCTGCCGCCGGCCCGGAGGGGGCCGCCTTCGCCGCCCGCCGCGCCGCCTGGGCGGTGGCCTGCTGCGGGGTGAGCGTAGGCTTGACCCCCATCTTGGCCGCAGCCTGCTGGAACCTGCCGGTGGCGCCCATGCCGTAGCGCTGCCACTGCTGACCAGCGCGCTGCATACCCACGCCGGCTCCGCGCATCTTCATCCCCAGACCGGACAGCGGGCCAGCTTTACCTACCGCCCTGCTCATGGTCGAGCCCGCCAGCCGCCGGCCGGCGCCGCCCATGGCCTTGCCCAGGCCACCCGCCAGGCGCCCGAGCAGGGCGCCGATGGCCTCCTTGTCCATGCCCTGCTTCTCTAGCTCTGCAATGAGCTCAGGGTTGCTCATGGCCATCCTGGCCAGGGCAGCCCCAGAGGCAGACGCGTAGCGCACCATGCCCCCTTCCGGGGCGTTCAAGGCCATCATGGCCTGGTAGGCACGCATGGGGTTGAGCTGTTGAGCTGCCTCACCCTGGTGGGAGTACATCCGGCCCTTGCCCTGGAAGCCAGCCACGGTCTCGGCCTGCCGCTCGCGCTCGAGCATGCGGAACATCTCGTTGAGGACCATGGCCTCGTACGCCTGCTTCTCCCTGTGCCTCTGGTCGGCGTAGATGAGAGCGCCGCTGGCCACCGGGGCGAGCATGCGGAGCAGAGCTGGGGGAGGCTGAGCTGTCTTCTCGAGGCTGCGGCGGTAGAAGGCGCTGCCGTACTTCTCGAGCAATGCAGGGTTGGGTCCAGGGTGCATCATTTCAATGCCTTACTGTGGATAGGCAATTCTACCGCAGATTGAGCGGGCGGAGCAGACTCCTTCCCAGAGCTCACCTTTCGTGGCCTTCTGGGGATGATGCGTACCTTCACTGGAGCCTTCTTGGCCTTCACTGGGTCAGTCTCTGCGACCAGTTGAACTGACGACTCACCCTCCTGCTCCTCCTTGATGTCCTCAACCTTCTCCTTCGTCTTCTTGGCTAACGACACCAGGCCACGAAGCTCTTCGGCCACGGCCTCCAGCTCCTTACGGGTCTGGGCATTTAGCTCCATCGACTCTTCCTGCCTAGCATTGGTCCGATTCTGAAGAATGCTGGCGTGAACCTGCACGATGGCGACAGTGATGAGGCCCACAGTGACGATGAGAAGTAGCAAGCCATGCTTAGCCTGCTGCCTACTGGTGCGCTTCACACAGTGGTTGGTCTCACGCTGAACTTCGTTCTGTTCCCTCATCAGAAGCATCAGCTCGCCGATGGGCACTACAGCAGCCGCGAACTTGTCCCCCAGGTCGATGAGGTCCTGCCGGCGCACGAACATCGACGTCTCGTTGTCCGTGGCGAATGGACAGAGGCAGGGAGCAGCCTGCTTGGGTTCCTTCTTCGGCTCTGGTGGAGGTTGGAAGATTGCCTTGTCAGGTCTGGGAGGGCCTTTCATCACTTCCTCCAATGGAACCGGGCGGGTTTGAAATCATGGAGCTCGGTCGGGCTCGGATGGACTCCTGTTGCTCTTCCACAGCATCGAGGATTCGAGAGAGTTGGTCCTCAATACCGTCCATCTCTTTCTGCCTCGTGTCAAACCCGTTGAGGTTCTTACGAAACCGCTCGCGCTCCCGTACCTGGCTCTCTTCTGTACCGATGAGCCGCTTCAGGAACACAATCATGTCCGCCCCCTTGGTGGAGAGGAACCGCGTCGCACGGCATCCCTGATGACCCCATCCATGGACTGTTGCATGCTACGAAGTAGCCCCTGCGTCTGCTGCTCAGTCTGAGTGAGGTTGTCGAGCGCGTTCTTCACCCCGGAGAAGGTGCTCGTCATCTTCTCCACGAGTTTCTCCTGGCGCTCGGACGCCTTCTCCATGCGGTCACTCAGTTGCTTCTGGTCAGCCACCCGCTCGTTCTGCACGCGGTTGAGCTTCCAGACTGAGAAGATGGCTACCACCAAGGATAGTATGGCGATGGCCCCGAGTAAACCGGACTCCAGGATGCTGAGCCCACTCTTCCCTGCGAGCTCTGCCGCCTCGGCGGCCGGCCCGGCCAGTAGAAGAAGGCTCATGAGTCTCAGCCTAGGACACGTACCCGTACGGTCACATCGGCAGCGTGCGCGATGCTCATGCTGAGGATGCCTGCTGCCGTTGGGCTCGGGCTCCCGTAGGAGAGGAAGCCACCAGGTGAAATCTCAATCTGGTCGGTGCCACCGTTGAACGTGACCTGGACGGGCTGCGCTGCAGGGCTGGCGTCGGCGTCGACTTCAATCTGCACCATCTTGGCACCGTTCGGTGTGATGGAACCGAAGTCGACGTCCTGCGTGCCGGCGCCCGAGAGCTCGTACAGGAACGAAGCGCTGTTGCTGAAGTAGGCGCTGAGCGTGATGGGGATTTCACATGCCGACACGCCCTCGTCCGGCGGGTAGGCGAGCGTTGCGCTGTACGTGAATGGTGCAGGACTGGCCACTGACGCCTCCTATCAGCTACCCGGGATGCCCAGGTAGGTCTCGCTGAGGTTGGCGCCGCCTGCGTTCTGGGAGCTCCCAGCACTGATGAGGGTGAGGGCACTGATGGCCACCGGCACCATGCGCTCGAACTGGATGCCGACCTGCTCCTGCACGAGCACGCCCTGCGAGTCCGTGGTGATGGAGTGGTTCGGCAGGTAGCACGCCTCGAAGTACCCGGCGCCCAGGGAGTCCTGGTTGATGTCCCGGATGTACATCAGCAGCCCCACCGGCTGCGCGAACAGGTCGGAGGCCAGGTTGATGAAGATGTTCTCGTACCCCGGCGGCACGATGACGTCGTGGGGATTGGACACGCTCGCCGCACCGGAGTTCGGCCACATCGCAGGCACCACCGTCGGTGGGATGAGGTCCTGGTAGTAGGCGTACAGGATGCGCAGGAGCGAGGCACCGTGGTAGTACAACCGACCCAGACCAATCTGCCCGACCGTGCGCCCCGAGATGAAGTAGCTCCGCTCGGAGCCAATCTCGAAGATGCGGCTGAACTGACGGTTGTGGGTGACGTTGAAGTTCTGGACGATGCCGATGGGCAGCACAATCTGATTGGCTGCCTGACCACTGCCACTCACCGCTGAGGCGAAGGCCGCCGCGCCGCCGACGTTGGCGATGCGTGGTGGCCCGGCAGCGAGCAACGTGTGTCCCGCATTGACGTACTGCCCATCCAGCAACCCCGACTGAACGTAGTTGGTGTATGGGGACCAGTCGCTGAAGTTTCCGCTCATCGGATGTCTCCTTGTCCTCTATTCTACCCTACACGACCAGCGTCAGGCGGATGTAGTTGCAGGGGTAGGGTGGGTCGAGGGTGGTGTCGACCAGGACGGTGTCTCGCGCGTCCTCGTCCTGGATGATGTTGTTGAGCGTCAGGCCGATGAGGACACCGGTCTCCACGAGGAACCCGCCGAGCCCCTGGATGACGGAGCCCAGGGTGTCGAGGAAGCCCTGAGTGATGTTGAACCGCCCAATGAAGTTGCGCAGGCCGCGCCGCATGAACTTCGCGGTGAAGTCCACCACCTTGGTGATGGAGTCGGTGCGCGTCTCGATGGACGTCATGTCCGTCGTGAGCGCCATGCGGCTGGTGAGCGGGCCACCCTCCACATCCTGGACGATGATGTACACACCACCGGCGGCCATCTGATTGAGCTGACGCTCGCTGAACGTGTCGTTCGACCCGATGACCCGGGTGAACCCACTCATCGGGAAGTTGGTGAACGACTGCTGTGGGGGCTGCTGACCAATCATGCCGACGATGGCGGCGTTCATGTAGAAGCCCTCGATGAGCTGCTCGAGCCCCTCGATGGTGGCCGCCGCCTGGTCCGGGAAGGTGAGCCAGAACCGACGGTTGCCGAACGCCTGGCCCAGCGAGGACATAGTCGAGGCGATGCCCGACTTGTCCTTCTGACCAGTGGACGTCAGCAGCTCGGCACCGCGCACGCGGATGGCGAATGCCTCACTGATGAGTGGCAGGCTCATCGCCGTGTCGGCGTAGAACCCATCGTCGTTGTCGCCAGCCGTGAAGGTCGTGCGGATGGTCACCACACCACCAGAGATGCTCTCGATGGAGTAGTGCTCGTCGTCACTGGCGAGGTCGAGGAAGACACCCTCACTGGTCGGGATGGTGCCCACCGGGTTGACGCCGGCATTGTTCAGCAGCGTGCTGAGATTCACCACCTTGGTGTCGAAGGTCAGGGTGGTCAGCCCATCACCGTCGGTACCAGAAGCCACGAGGGTGTCGAGTTGACGCTCGGGCACATCCGGGTTCCAGATGACGATGCGCTCGCCCTTGTTCTCCGGCTCGCTCATGAAGTTGACGTGGGTGTTGAACACCTGGCCAACCGTCTGGTCGTGGGTGAGCGGAGCGATGGCGTAGACCTCGAAGCCCTCGAGGTACTCCGCCGCCCGAGTGAACGCTTCCACCGTACCGTACGGAGCGTCGGCACTGATGGCGTCCACACCCAGGCCAGTCACCTGGACGCCCGGCGCGTTGACCATGGCGTAGAACAGGCCCAGAGAGAGCGGGTTGTCGGAGTTGATGGGCGGGAGCTGCTGCTCGAGCTGGGTGGTGCTGTCGAACCGCAGCAGGCCAGGCTGGCTGGCCAAGGCGCTGACGTCCTGACGGACGGCGCTGTAGGACACGTACAGCGGGGCCTTGCCCGGCACCGGCGCGCCCTGGGTATCCCGGAGCTGGTCGTGCTTGATGTTCAGGGTTCCCTGAGCATCGAGGACGAAGTCCGGGGTCGGGCGGGAGACGCCGATGGTGGCGTCGCCAGCGACCAGGTTCTTGGCGATGATGTACCAGTCTCGCCCAACGTCCGAGGTGATAGGCACCTGCTTGTCGATGCGCAGCGTGTCGGTCAGCCCACCCGGGGCCACCTTGGAGATGAGCGCGTAGAACAGCCCATCTACCCACAGCTCGTCACCTGGCTGAGCCTGGAAGGGGTCGCCGTACTCCTTGGCTCCGGCAACGATGTTCTCGCCATCACCATAGACGGTCTCGAGGGAGAGACCGAGCAACGCCGCAGCACCAGTTCCCTCAGCCACGACAAGGCTGGCCTGCACACCAGTGGTGGTACCAGTCATCACCAACCCACCGTTGACACCCTGTGTCGCAGTGACACCGGTGAGAGCACCCTCGATGTTGGCCTTCAACGCCGCGAAGGTTGTCTCACTTGCGAGCGTCACCGTGGTGGGACCAGCACCGTCGATGTCGACAGTGAAGGTCTCAGTGCCTAGCGTAGGGAACACATCGGTTCCAGTAACCACCTCGACAGTGAGCCCCAAGAGCTGCAGACCTCCACCAGCATCGTCAATGATTTCCAGCGAACCAGTGGAGCCAAGAGTGCTACCCGTCAGCACCAGACCACCCGTCGTCCCGCTAGCACGCGTAGCGGTCACACCCGTCAGCGCTGTCTCAAGGACAGCCTTCAGACCGGTAACGGGAGTACTCCAGTCGGTGATGGTACCAGGAAGCGTCACTGGGATTGCAACGCCACCGTCAATCTTGACCTCGAAGGTCTCACCAGCGAATGTGGGGAAGACCGCATCAGCCAAGTTCACCGTACCCTCGGTAGTCACCGCAGGCAGGTCCGGGCCAAGGTCGACCGAGCCTTCGGTGGTCTCCGCCGGAGTGTCACCAATATCGAGGTATGGAAGAGCAGTCCCGCCGATGATGTTGACGACCGACTCTTCACCCTTTCGGCTGTTGGTGATGATGATGGCACCAATCGGAGGAGTGGGGCCGGTGGTCTCTTCACTCACCACCAAGGTGCCGCCAGCGTTTGAGCCCATCACAGCCTCGATGGCTGTCTTGAGTAGAGCAACGGTGGTCTCGGTGCCATCGAAGGTGATGGTCTGTGCTGGCCCACCATCACTGATGATGAGGGTGGAATTGGCAGGCGGAGGCAGGTTGGGAACACCCGAACCAGACAGCACAGCGGTGCCGGGAGCAGAGGTGAAGTCCTGACCCGAGAACTCGAGCAGCGGAGTCACCGCGTCGCCGTTGCCATCGTCGACCGCAGCAATGCTCACGCCGTAGACGGTCTGCGCGGTCAGGCCGAGCAGCCCCATCGCCGAGTTGGAGTCCGGGGTCACCAGCTCGATGGTGTGGTCGTAGCCACCCGTGTCGTGGGTGAAGACCAGACCGTTGCTGCCACCCAGTGATGCCGTCACCCCCGTGAAGCCGGAGGTGCCGTTGAGCAGGGCTAGGAGCTGCGTGGAGTCGTTGACGGTGGCCGGGATGGTGACCAACTGAGTCTCCCCTCCATCAACCTTCATCCACAGCGCCTCACCACTGAAGAACGGGAAGCTGCCACTGAGGTCAACCGAGCCCTCCGAAGTCGAAGCAGCACCTGCAACATAGCCACGGGAGAGGAATGACTGGTCTCGCTTCGACTCTTGCAGTCCCACACCCGAGCCGGTGAAGAAGAACACCCGGATGGAGTCCTGCTCAACCGCCAGCTCATCCAGGTTGCTGTTCGGGTCGGGCAGTGCCGTCGGGGGAATCTCCACCTCGTACTGCAGGTACTGGCTGATGCCCCGGTAGGTCTTGCCGAGGCCGAAGCCGAAGGTGTCCGCCACACTCTGAGTCGTGGTGTCATCGACCAAGATGGACTCGAACTCGCCCTTGCCCACCGTCACTAGCTGCCACCTGTCCGTGCCCACCGTCTCAGCCAGCGCAGAGGTCACGCCGAGCGCGCTGAGCTGGGTGTTGATTTGGGACACGACCGTCGCCGGCGTCAGGCCGAACAAGGTGGGGTCGCTGAAGATGATGGTGATGGCAGGGCTTTCGTTGACCGAGATGACCAACGAGTCTCCGTCCAGACCAGTGTAGCGAATGGGGTCTCCAGTCCCAGGCTTCGAGATGACCAGGGCCGGGAGGGTGATGAGTGCGTCGGGGTTCAACTGGTTCCCGCCGGCGCCGTCGCTCTCCAGCACCTCGACAATCTGCTTCGCAACGCCCACGACGTTGGGGACCAGAGTCGGAGTGATGATGGACGGAGTGACCGTGCGGAACTCCTGGATGACCTCTACGCCAGGGCGGGCGAGTTCTTCTGCTGCCACTGTTCTCTAGCCTTTCTGCTCGAATGCCACGGACGAGTCTGATTGTTCCACGCAGGGGCGCACTATGGGAATAGTGCTGCCCCCACGTGGGTTGAGGCGTTGGCCCGGCCGGTTGGGCCGAATCGTGCGAACTCTCACCGTGACGGCTGGATTGAGGGGATGCGGTTGTAGCGAAAGAGGACTTCGTTGTAGGTCCCTCGCTTGCGGTGCGAAGGTTGGTGGAGGACAGGCGTAGAACGCCATGGGAAGTTCATGGTCCATCGCAGGGTTGTTCCGGGGCGCCCCGAGGCTCCCTCGGAACGTGCGGCCCCGCACCTGCATGGTTTGCTCAATGTTCTGGACTACTTGTAGTCCCAACGGAGTGAAGGACGAGAGGCGAGCGAACTGGAAGGGCACGCTCACCGGCGTGCAGTAGAACTCATCGCCCCGGTCGTTGGCGATGATGCTGCCAGCGCCTGAGGGAGAGCCTACTTGAATCCCTCTACCGGTCTCGAAGAAGCCTGCCTTCATCAGCAGGTCTCGCAGTAGCCAAATGTGGTCAGCGATGACGAAGGCCAGGTGCTCACTCTCGAGGTCGACCCGAGAGCAGCAGTTGATGGTCATGGTACCCGGAAGAAGCACACCCTTCGTCTTGCGGCCCAGCGCGAAGTCGTACCCCTCGAGGTCGTCGAGTCCGAGGTTGTAGAACTGGACGGGTCCGCGAACGAAGTTCACGGCCGGCACCTTCTCCACCACCGTTGGCTGAATGACATTCTCGTTGGTGATGTAGATTTCGGTGTTCTCGTCGTCGGGTACCCACCGATACGAGCCCTCTGGTGCCGTAGCGAACAAGCCCTTCACGAAGTTCACGAAGAGCACGCGCACGTGCATCAGCGGGTTGTACTTGAAGCTCGACTCCGGGTAGGCCGGACAAGAGCGGGTCTCAGGGTTCTTTGCTGCCACTGGCCCTCCTAGCAGCCGACTGCTCCCTCATCTTGTCGAGGAGGGTGTTCTGCCAGTGGGAGAACAGAAGGCTGCCAAGTCCCATGGTGACAGGGATTGCGTGTCCTGCAAAACGACCGGTGACCAGCGGCTTGCCAGTGCGTTTCTTGCTCAGCCGATTGGCCAGTGAAAGGCCGCCGTAGCCGGCGCCGACGCCCGCCCCGAACGCACCGATGTCCTTGGCGGCAGTCACCCAGGGGTGAGATTTGGCAGGCTTGGGCTCGGGAAGCTCCTCCTGTGGCTCCACAGGAACCACATCAGCCTCAGCTCTCTTCTCCTTTCGAGCCTGATGGAGCAGATGAAGTCCACCACCAGTGAGAGCTCCACCAATCCCCAACGTCATCAGCGCCTGACCTAGTGGAGGTGCGGCTGATACAGGGCGCGTGGGTCGAATGGGTGGAATCTTGATGACGATTCGCTTCATCCGAGGCGCTCGCCTCGGCATGGCCTGTTGCTTTGGCACCTTGTGCCCACGTCGCTTCAGGTCATCTTCAATCTCCCTGAGCTTCCGCTCGAGCTCATCACCTGGGTCCGGGCGAGGCGCTGGAGTGGGCTCCGCCGTCTTCAACAACCCATCCTCGAGGGCGACTCTCATCTGCATGTGCGTCAGCGACACGGCCGGTCTCCGCAGTTGTCGGTCAGGTAGATGTTGAAGATGGAGTTGGTCATCTCATCATCGAGTGCCTCAAGCTGCTGAGGATTGGTGAAGTTGCGCTCGGGCTTGAGGAAGATGTTCCTCAGTACGTCGCAGAGCTCCACTGGGATGAGGTACTCGATGGCACTCTGAGGCACCTCGTGAATCTGCACCTCCTGATGAACCGGAGTGCCGACGTGCTTGGTTTTGCTGACCTGGGTAATCTTGTAGCGGGTGTTGTCCGACAGACTGAGCATCAGGTCACCCGGCTTGAGCGGCGGGTAGTACAACGTCCGGTAGGTGGTGTCCGTCTGCTGCGTCTTGCCGACGGAGCTGAACTGCTCTCGTGCAGGGTTCGGGTCCCGTGAAATCCAGGACTCGATGGGGTGCATGTACCCCCGGATGAAGCTGGTGTCCCAACAGGTGCGGCATCCAGAACGCTTGCGCTTCTTGAGGCTCTCACTCCAACACTCAGGACATCGTTGCCCGAAGGTGCGGACTGGGAATATGACGCAGCGCTCACCGATGAACTCCCGCATGAGCAGGGCGATGTGCTGCCGGAGTTCGGTGGTGACGAGGTCGGCCTCCTGACCCATCATCACCGGACCGAAGTCCCAGAAAGCGTCAGTTGCCTTGCACCGAACCCTCACCTTGTAGTGGAGCTGACGGTACCGGTGCAGCGACTTGATGGAGTTGTCGACGTAGAGGTAGCCGTCGTCGAACGGCTCGCAGAGCTCGTCGTACGGACCCTCAGCGCCCTCGGACCTGAGCACCTGGAAGGTGAAGTCCAGGACGTCGGTCGTCGTCGGCTCGAGCTCCCAAGAGACCTCGTTGTGCTCTACCGACAGCGACCGAACCCGCAACTTGCGGACCTGGATTGGGCACGAGCACGACACCGCCTGAGCACCTCACTACGCTGTGGCTCGACCCAGTAGTGCAGCACCACCGAGTCCAGCGCCGGCGAGGCCGAGAGCAGCACCACGGTTCTCCGTCTTGCCCGCCCACCGGGCGGCTCGACCGACACCACGGCTGGCCTGACCCTTCAGAGCCTCCATGCCCTTGCCGAACTGCATCCCTTGACCCTTGGCGCCCTTGAACGCTTTGCCGACGGTGGGTGCGGCCTTGCGGATGAACTGACCAGCACCCTTCAGTCCAGCCAGCATCGCACCACCAAAGGCTTCCTTCTGAAGCTGCTCGAACTCCTCAGGGGTGAGACCGAAAGCTGCCGCCTGCTTCACCAGTATCGAAGCATGCTTGCTGCCGCACGCTGAGTCCTTCTCTTTGCCGCGCAGCATGCCCTTCACCTTGGCAGGCATGGGGCCCTTGCCCTCGCCAACCTTCTTGTCGTTGTCGAAGTCAGTACCAGGAGGAACTGCGTCCTTGCCGAGGTTCTCGAGCTGGGCCTTCTTCTCTTTGCCCTTCTTCTCGGACTTCTCTGCCTTCGGCTTCTTGCTACGCGTGTAGCCAAGGTAGGCACCTCCGCCGGCACCCAGAGCTCGTCCAACAGCAGCTCCAGGAGCACCTCCGGCGGCACCTCCCACTATTCCACCACCAAGGCTGCCCATCAAAGCGCCAGTTCCTGGACCCATCTCTCCGGGCTTGAAGTCCGCATTCTCCGCGTACCTTCCCATCCTACCGGCTGCGTACCCAGCGAGGCCGGGTGTGAAGATGTCCTTGGTTGCACCAGCAGCAAGGCCAACTGGAGTGGCGACAGCCAAACCTGCAGGGTCCACTGCAGACACCTTCTGCAGCGGCTTCTCCCTCTTCTGACTCTCCTGTCCCTTGCTCACGCCGACCTTCTTCTCGGCCTTGCGCTGGAGCTTCTGGGGAACGACCTCGGAACGCGTGGCGAGTGCCGGGTACTTCTTCGACACAGCCTTGAAGACCTGCGCCTTCTCAGATGGTGAACCGAATTGCCGCACGCGTGTCAGGGCATTGCGGGCGTGCTTCGGGTCGTGGATGGGGTACTTGCCCCCCTTGACAGCGAAGTTCTTGGACTTGATTTTCTCCCGAGCCTGACCGGTGAGCACAGCAGAGAGCTTGATGGAAGCAGCCTTCTCTACCGGACTCGCCTCCTCAGCTTCGGCTTCATCCTCTTCGTCCTCTTCATCCTCCTCACCCTCTTCAGGCTCTTCGGCTTCGAGCTCTTCGCCCTCCTCTTCCTCAGTTTCACCGCCACCGGATGCCTGGAGCTTGTGCTTGTTGAGCTCGAGGTCGAGGATGCGCTTCTTGAGACGAATGGCGTCCTGCTGGCGCCACTCCTCATCGCACTCTTCGCGCTCAGCTTCCCGCTCCTGCTGCTTGGCTAGGCGCTTCTGCTCCCGAGCAATCTCGAGCTCTAGGCTCTCCTGCTCGAGCGCCAGGGCCTGTTCATGGAAGGGGGTGCCTTCGTACTTCTCCAACCATTCATCCGAGCCACCGCAGAGGTAGGCCAGCTTGCTCTTGCCCTCGGCCAGAGCGTAGAGCTCCCGCTTGGGGAGCTTGGTGAAGTCCTGCACCATGGCCTTGTAGGCTGATGCCTTCTTCTCGTGCTCGACTGCGACTTCGAGGAATGCGTCCAACATGGTCCTACCTCACACGGGCTTCGTGTTCTTCGCGATGTTCTGAATGCCACGGCCAATGGCCGGGCCTGCCAGGGCGCCCACGGCGGCGCCGCGCAGAGCGTGCATCCCCATCGCTGCCTGGGGGTACTTCCCTGCGATGTCGGCCTCGGCCGCCTGAGCTCGAGCTCCGGCGAGCCGCATGGCCTGCATGAATCCTCCCTGCTCCTGCGTCTCCATGTCACGGACGCGCTGTTGGAGCTGCGGGCCGGCGACGCTCTGGTGCTTGCCGTAGGCTGCACCCATCCCAGCGCCAGCCAAAGCCCATGGCAGGCGCTTCTTGGCCTGCTCCAGCACACCAGCGGCCTTGAAGCCGGTGTCTGGCGCCAGGTCGCCGGGTGCGACCTGCGCTGGCTCGGCGCCGGGCGCCGGCGTACCCTCCGGCGGTGGAGCGACGGCGACCCCTCCACCAGCAGTGGCTTCCTCTGCCTGGGCTGTCTGTTCGGCCGCGTCATTCTGAGCCCTAGCAGCCTCCTCCATCTCCTTGCTGGCCTTGGCTGGTGGTGCAACAGGCATTCCCCCAGCCCCTGCGGCGTCAGGACCCATCGCAGTGGGGTCAGTGGGCTGCGCACCCATCCCACCCTGGAGCTCCTGAGCGGCGACCTCGGCTGGGTCCTGGCTGGCCACTTCGAGCATCTGGGCACGGAGCTTCTGCATCCCCATCCGCATGTTGGCGGCAATCTGGGTCTGCTTCAGGGCATCATCCTGGGCCGCCATGGCGCCTTGGGTCGCCTGCTGGACACTCTGTCCGGCCTGGTCCGCCTGCATCTGGAGCTGCTGGAGCTGCTGCTGCATGCCTTCGATGGCCTGCTGCATCTCCGCCGCCTGGCCCTGAGCCTCCTGGGCCTGCTGCTTGTAGTAGGCCGCCTCCTGGGCACCCTGAGCCTGCTGGCCCATGAGCTCGGCCTCGAGGAAGTTGGTCGGCTGGGTGGAAGGGGCAGTCGGCTCGGCAGGCCCCTGGGACATGTCCGGTGCTCCCAACCCGACAGCCTGCGGCGGCATCCCCGGTCCCTCACCGCTGCTGCCCGGGGCCATGGGGGCCTCGGTCTCCATCGTCTCGCCCGGCTCCTGGCCGAGCTTCTGCAGTGCGAGCTGGAACCTCCCCTCGATGGACGCCTTCTTGGTCGTGCCCTTGGACTTCTTCTTGAGGTGCCGACTGATGTCGGCGCTGCGGCCGACGGTGCCGCCCGCCTCGCGCCCGGCGAGCATGCCGGCGGCCATTCCAGCGATGGTGCCGGCCGGCCCCTTGCCACCGATGAGCTTCTTGCCCGCCGCTGCACCACCGACGGCGCCGGCGATGCCACCGAGGGCCTTGCCGTAGCGATGGCCACGCCGCTCTCGGTCAGTCACCACGTTCTTGCGGGCCTGAGTGATGCCTCTCTCGGTACCCTTCACTCGCGCCTCGCGTAGGCGGTCCCGCATCTCCGAGGCCGCAGCAGAGAGCTTGGTTCTATCCTCATGCTTCGCCTTGGCTTTGCCTACCTGATAGGCGCCTCCCAATGCTGCTCCACCGGTAGCAGCTTGGGTGCCACGTACCTTCATACCTTCGACTGCTCGTGCTGCACCCTCATCCATTCGGTACACAGGCTTGCTTCTACCGGGGTAGGTACGCGCCTTGTCCATCTCCTTCGCTCGAGAGCCAGTGAGAAGCTCCTTGTAGCGCTTTCCTACTCCCTTGGCCTTCCCGGGCCACGGCGGCTTCTTCCACTTCCCAGACAGCTTCACTGAAGCGGACTTCTCATCCTCCTCAGGTTCCTCTGTCTCTTCAGGCTCTTCGACTTCCTCGCCCTCCTCAGCCTCAGGTGCGGCACCCTCGCCACCTTCAGCTTCAATCTGTTCGGGTGCGACAGCTTCTGTCGCATCTTCAGGTGCCTCTTCCGGCCCAGCCTTGTCCAGCAGAGACTGAACCTCAGGTGGGTAGCCGGGCTTGCTCCCCGGCTCGAGCGCACGCCACATGTCGTCGATGAGGCTCTGCACGTTCGACATGTACTGGCAAACGCGCATCTTCATCGGGTTGGTACCAACCACAGCCACGACAGCCTGCATGGCCTGGATGAGCTCCTGCCCACCACGAATCATCGCCTTGCCGATGGTAGTCGGGTCAGTGCTGGGAGGCGGAGGCTCGGTGTCACCGACATGAACCGCCCCAGCCAGTACGGAAGCACGACGGGAGAAGTACTCCACGATGTCCCGGTACTCGTAGTCCCTGCATTGGAGGGCCTGCTTCACGGACATGGAGGCAATGCCGGGCCTGATGCTCACGGAGTAGACCATGGTGGCCTGCAGCATGGTCATCGCCTTGGTGATGACCTCCTGCAAGAGAGCCGCCATCTGCTCTGGAGGAACGTCGAACTGCCCCTCGAGCTCACCGGTGGTGTCAGGCTCATCGGCGAGCCCAGCGGTCTTCTCCGCCTCAGCAGTGGGCTGCTTCATACGGAGGTAGAAGTCTGCTCCGTCCTGGAATGGGATGGCCAGGTCACTTCGTAGTGCTCGCTCGAGGGGATTCATCACGTGACCTCAACATGTGCGAAGTAGTTGTCCATGCGGGGACTGGAGCCGATGCTCACAACTCGTGGAGCGGCCCCTGACGGGAAGTTATAGACGGTACCGACGTTGTCGGCGCTCTTGCCAAAGCCAAAGATGGCATTGGCAGTTCCGTCCTTGTCGACAGTGACTCCAGAGGCATGCTCAAGCGCCAGCCTGCCATCTCTGAAGGAGGCAGTGACACCAGCCACGGTGTCTTCGATTTCCTTCTTGATGCTGTCACCAGTGGGGCCATCGTAGAGCTTGATGCCCTGCCCACCAGCATCACTGAAGGTCACCGTTGTGGTGTTGATGATGAGTGTGAGGTTGTGCAGACCAAGCACCCGACCCTCAGGGCTGCGCAGGTCATTGCCACCCATCACACCACCGTTGAGGATGAACTCGAGCTCATCCAGGGTGGCAGCTTTGATGAACTTGTGTGCCATGTCAGTAGCTCAGGTAGGTGGCGTTGACCGCCCAGTACTCGGAATGGATACCGACGTTGCCTGGGCCGAGGATGCTCTCGACGTTCAGGGCGACCTTCACCTGCTTCTTCATCTGTTCGGTGTACCCCCTGAAGTACTGTAGCCAGTTCATCAGGAGGGGAGTCTTGTCGTTCACCCCGACGTTGATGCCGCCGGTGGAGTAGTTGATGTGGTTGCGGGTCTGGAGCATGCCCACCGACTCGATGACGGCGATGACCGTCATCCTCATGAGCAAGTGGTGCTGCTGGCGGTCCAGTAGCTGCTCCAGCGTGATGTCGGTGATGGGAGGCGTCCCGTTGAAGTTGCTGACCGCGTCGAGCACCGACCATGCAATCATCCGGTCGTTGGTCTCCTCGCCAGCGATGAGCCGATTCAACTCGGCGAAATCCCGGAGGAACAGCCGCACCCCTTGGACGAATGCCTTGGTGGTGTCGCTGACTCCCGGGATTCCTTCGAGGGTCACCCCCATCTACCTCAGCCCTTCTTGCGGCGGGACCGCTTGCTGCCGGTGAACGACTTCTCCTCCGGCGGAGCTGGTTCTTCCGCAGGCGGCGGCGGGGGCTCGCCCTCGGGGATGGCCTGCTCGCCAACCGCTGGCACGGGCAGCTCGACGCCCTGCGGCACGCCGCCCTCCATCTTGGGCATCTTGTTGCCGGCCGGCTTGTCGTCGGCCACCGTATCCGGCTTGGGCTTGGGCTTCGGACCCTCCACCAGCTTGGTCCCCTTCGACAGGGCCTTCAGGGTGCGGATGTCCACCGGTTCGCCCTTGTCGGTGGTGACCTTGGCAGCACCAACTTCCACCCGGTTGACCAGCTCGGCGTGCAGCTTGCGGATGGTGGTCTCCGTCACCGGCAGGGGCCGGTTGCGCATGACGCGGATGGAGCCGCCACCCAGCATGAGCACGGTGCGGGACCGCTCCCGAGCGACGGCGGCTCGTCCAGCGCGCGTCTCCCGACTGCGGGTCATGTTGTGAATCTGGTAGCGCTGTTCGGGCGCCTTCTTGCTCTTCTCGGCCATGATGTCTCCTCTGTATACCAAGCCTACAAGAAGAAAGGGCGCCAGCACACTCCGGCGCCGGCGCCCTCTCTCCGGGCCGACCAAGGACGGGTCGGGGGCCTAGAACTGGACGACCTGCGGGAACTTCAGTCCCTGGTCGACACGGTTGTTGACCGCTCCGAGGTCCTCCTCCGCCTTCGGGATGAAGTTGGCGAGGAGGCCGTCCGCGTCGGTGCTCGGGTTGGCGTCGCCGCCGTAGAGCTCCATCTTGCGCACGGAGGCGATGTTGGCGATGAGCATCGAGATGTCCTCCCACGCCTGGAACGAAATCAAGTTCGCCACCTTGTCGATGTAGAACTTGGTGTTGTTCAGGATGTAGAACTTCCCGAGGAACTCCGGCCGGGTGAAGACGTACACGTTGCCGGGACGGAGGATGTCCGTCTTGATGGTGCGGATGTACGCGCGACCCAGGAGGGTGTTGTACTTGTAGCCGTCGACCGTGGTCTCCGACTGGATGCGGTCGCCGTTGTCGTCCACCGTCCACTGCAGGACATCGTCGTAGTCGACCTCGGTCATCAGCAGGCGCTCGGCCCGCAGACGATTGCCGTCCAGCATCTTGAACAGGTTGACGATGTCCGGCCGTTGGATGGGCCGAACGACCGCGTCGTCCGCACCGCCGGCGCCGCGAGCGAGCTCACCCTTGCGGATGGAGAACTCGACCGTGGTCCCGATGGCCGTGTTGTTGAGGGCGGTGGGGGTGCCACCGTTGGCCTCGGTCTGGAGCGCCTGCACCGCTGCCTCGATGTGCAGCAAGAACTCGCGGTCCTCGATTTCCTGGATGTCCTTCACCGAGTTCTCCTCGATGATTTTCGTGATGGGCATCTCGTAGGCGAGGAGCTCCTGCTCGGTCTTCTGGAAGATTTCCGAGCTGATGGTGAAGAAGGCCGCCTCGGCGCGCTCACCTCGGATGAACCGGGTGGTGGGCTGGCCTCGGAAGCTGATGGCCATCGCGCGAGACTTCGGCTCGATGTCCACAATCTTCACCAGGGTGTCGTGGTTGGTGGAGCGCTGGCAATCCGTACGGGTCACCTGCTCCGGTGGCAGAACCTTACGCGCGAAGCTCACCTCGCGCAGACGGTCCCGAATGTACGAGCCTCCGTACTGTGCGAGCTTCTCCTTGCCCTCAGCCGAGTTCAGCTTCGTGGCGAAGGCATCGTTGAGCATGCGCGGCGAAATGGCACTCATCTTGAGTCTCCTTGTTCCTGTCCTTGGTCTACTGGCTCTTGGTCAGGCTCACCCTAGTAGAGCGTGCCGCCGCGAATCCTGAGTTTGCCGCCGTTGCTGGCCGGGAGGCGGGTGATGAAGCCCACCGTGATGCCCGTGAGCGGGGTCGCGATGGTGCCGTTGTTGACCAGGCCGGCGTAAATCTTCGTCCCGGCGCCGCCCGGCTGGATGGAGCTGACCGAGACCAGACCCCCGTGGGTCATGCTGGTCGAGTCGTAGATGCGGGTATCGAACTCCCACGCGCCCAGCCACAGGACGGCGCCCTTGCGCTCTGCCTGGGCCTGGACATCGTACCGCCCCTTCTCCATCCAGTAGGGGTAGCTGTGTCCAGTCGCAGCGTTGCCAGCGGCTGCGATGTCCGCCGCTCGCTGCATCTTGTAGGCGCTCGTGATTTCCATCCATTCGCCGTCCACCAGCGCCTCCGCGTTGTACGGGTCGGCAATGGTGGGGTCGACGAGAGGGAAGTCCCTGGTCTGGATGTGCATCACGTTCGAGACGGGCTCGAAGTTGACTTTCTGCACAGTGCTCATGATTCCAGTTCTCCTTCAGTCCAACAGGCTTGGCCTCTCTCAGCCGATGCTGCCGAGGAGGTAGCGTGTGAGGTCATCCTCTCCCGCACCAACCGGCGTGTCGTGATGAATACTGGCGGTCTTGAAACTCATGTCCGGGCCAACCATGTCCACCGCCTCTTCGATGGTTGGCAACTTGCCTTCCTGCGCTGCCTTCTCGAGGTCGGCAACTAGGGAGGGGAACTCGACGTCGGTGCGCAGGCCCTTCTGGTGCATCATGGCCGCGACCTTTTCGGCGTGTGTGCGCCGTTCGTACGCTGCAACCTTGAGCTGCAGCTCGGCCACCTTGGTGAGCGCCGAGTTGCGCTCGTTGGTGACTTGCCGCAGGGCCACAGCCGAGTCGGCGAGGACCTGAGCGACCTTCTTCTGGTACTCTTCGTTCTTCATCGCTGGCCTCACATTCCGCCTGCGCCAGCACCACCCATGGTGGCAGCGCTCATGCCCGTCTGCCCCTGCGGGGTGGACAGGGCCGGGTTGACCTGAGAGTTCTTCTCCTTCTTGGCCTTCTTCTTCTCGGCCTCCGCCTCTTCAGCGAGCTTCAGGAGAAGCGCGTGTGCCGCAGCCGTCTTGGTCAGCTTCGACGACGGGGACTCGGCCGAGGCAATCTTGGCGCCGGCCTCGTTGGTGTGAGTCCATGCCTTCTGCAGCACGGAGTCGTGCGCCGCTGACAGCGCCGGCTCGTCGATGACCTTGCCCAGGTCCTTCTTCGGGTCGGCCTTGGCCTGGCGCTTGGTGTAGTCGATGGCTGCCTGGTTGGTGGCAATCATCTGCTTCTGGCTCTTGACGTCGCTCGGCTCGGGCGGGATGGGTCCCTCCTGAGCAGCACTCGCGCCGTCGGGAGCGTCAGCACCCTGCGCACTGGCCTGTCCACCCGAAATCTGGGCGGGGTTGATGGCGTCCTCGGCCATCTTGGCCAAGAGCTCCATGTTCTTCTGGGCGAGAGCAGCCGTCTTGGCTTCCTCACCCTGGGCCATGCCGGAGAGCTCAAGCAGGTGCTGGAGGTTGGCCTCGGCCTGCTTCTGAGCAGCGTTGGACGCGTGCTCATTGCCCATCGGGTCGACCGGCTGCTCCGGGTGCTGCATCTCCAGGTTGTCGTCCATGACGTTGGCCGGACCCTTGCTGTCCGGGAACGAACGCATGGTCGGGTCCTTCTTGGGGACGTCCTTGGAGATGGCCTGGCCACTCTGGCCAGCCTCCATGACACCGTCACCCTCGGCCTTCGCCTCGAGGACCTCCATGACCTGTCCTGCGCCTTGGCCGGGTCCCACACCAGGGGACGCCACACCGGCACTGCCGGGGTCGGCCGCTTCCTTCGCGAGGTGCTCGAGCGCACTGGCGTACTTCTCGATGACCTCGTCAGGCAGAACGGCCGACTGCTCGACGGCTGCCGTCTTCGTCTGCTCCTGAGGGGTCACGGGGTGGCCAAGCTGCCGAGCTGCCTCAGCGGTGATGTCGACCTTGCTGAGCGTGCCCGCCATGGCTTCCTTGACCAGGTCGTGCATCGTCGGTCGCGTCATCATCCTTGCCATCGAAATCTCCTTGTGAGCCACCTTCGCGGGTAGGAACTCCATCCCCCTAGGTGGCGACGCCTTGGCTTGAGCTCCCACCGACGGGACCGGCGGAGCTCCGGTGTTCACACGGGAGTAGGTGGTGCGGGGAGCCAGCCCCTTGGGTCCCGTCTGCCCTGGAGCTGGCTTGTTGTCCACGACGACCGGAGTCGTCCCCGCAGGCGGAGTGGCAGCAGCCTCGGACTTCACCGAGTCGGGAAGGGCTGAGCCCTGGGCTGCTGCCTGCTTGCGCCACATCGACGTCCTTGAGGTCTACTCGGCCTCTTCCTCCTCGCCGGTTCCGAACACCGAGTCCCAGTTCACGTCGTAGCCGCACTTCTCGAGCAGCTCGAGCCCGCGCACCTGGATGGCGTCGTTGGTGTCCTCGACGAACGCAATCTTCTCGCTCTCGCCGGGTCCTTCAGTCAGGACATTCTCGAGCAGTTCGATGCACTCGTCGGTGTCCCAGCCGCCCGCCTCGGCAATCTTCACCGCCTCTTCAGCCGCCAGCATGTCGAGTTGAGAGACCGAGCTCTCCTTCTTCAGGGCCTTGGCTGCGCCAGCCGCGCCGGCCGCGCCACCGAGAGCACCCGCTGCCAGAGCAGCACGTCCCACGGTCCGCTTGGTGCCCGCCGTACCCTTCAGGTTCTTCTTGAGCAGTCCGGTCTTCTTGCCAGCCTTGCTCGCGGCGCCCATCAGACGCTCGCCGACACCCTTGGAGAAGCCCTTCTCCGCACGACCGACCTGCTTGGCCTTCTTGGCAGCCGCACCGTAGAGCTTCTTGGCACCCTTCTGCACGGCCTCCATGCGACCAGCGGCCTCCTTGGCCTGGTCGATTTCCTGCAGCTCGTTGACGAACGCGTGCGCCATGGTCCGGCCCATGATGTCGGCCTCGGCGAACTTGGCGGCGGCTTCCTTGGCAGCCGCATGCTCAGACTCGGCGGCCTCTAGCTGCGACTCCTTCTCCTTCTCCTCTTCGTCCTCGCCCTTCTCCTTCTCCTTGGACTCGGAGGCTTCATGCTCCTCGCTCTCGTCCTCACCCTCTTCCTGAGCGAGCTTGCCGAAGGTCTCGGCGTACAGAGAGCTGACCTGCTCCGGCTGGAGCGTGGTGAGGTCGATGCCGTTGTCAGCGGCGAGCTTCGCGAAGAGCTCGAGCTCCGCCACCTTCTCCTGGGCTTCCTCGGCTTGGGTGCCGGTGCCGTACATCTCGGCGAGCCACTGATTCATTGCCATGGGTGTTCTCCCTTGATTCGTGTTGGTCGGTGTCGTGCCTCACATCCACGTGTTCTTGGAGGGGGAACCCCTCTTCACGCTGGCAACTGACTGGATACTCGGTTCTACCACCTCGGAAGCCGTATCAGCAAACGGCAGCTCATCGAGGTACGCCGTCCTCAAGTAGCTGAACGACAGAGGTGTGAAGACTTCGTCTGCAGAGGAGGCAGCGAGCTTTGCAATCCCTTCGTCGGTTGGTGCCGCCTTGGGGAGCATGTCTTGAGCGCTTGCCACCATCTCCATCAGAGCTGTCCGATACCCGTTGTACGCAACCCCAATCTTACGTAGGTCTTCGGAACTATGGGAAGTGGGTGGTTCATCACTTCCCTTCTCGGTGATGATGATGCGCTTCTCTACGAAAGGACCGAGTCCTGAACGACCCTGGAGAAGCGGCATGAGGAGGCGCGCCAAAGAGGGCATGAAACTCGAGGAATCGAGCGCACACGCCTGACTTTCCTCCACTTTCGGGAACACCTTGTTGGCCGCTGCCAGCTCATTCGCCAGGTCCTTCTTGCCCAGACGGATGAGGGTGATGCGCTGGAACTCCTTGGGCTTCAACACGATACCCATGCTGGCCGTTGTACCAAGCGCCTTCTCCTCAGGCACCGAGGCCAGGGCGTTGATGGCGCTCTCCGGGAGGTCCTTCTCGGTCTTCGTCAGCAGAGGTACAGCCTTCCCTGCGAACTGTGAGGGGATGACGTCCTTCTTGATTTCACCCTGCTTGTCCTCTGCCGACTTGATGCCGAACGCCTTCTTCAGCATGTCGTCAGGCACACTCGCAACCTTGGCTGCGGTGTCCATATCCATCTCGCCGGCGCAGTAGACCGAGGCAACTTTCTCCCCTGCCTCAGCACTGGGGATGTAGCGCGTGTCCCCTTGCCTCACGATGAATACCATCACCTTGGCGGTGCGGTCAGCGCCGATGAAGACGAAGCTGATGTCGAAGAAGCGTGGGTAGGGATTGTAGACGAAGACCTTCCTGCCGTCGGGCAGGATGCGGTTCATGTGGTTCTTCGTCCACTCATCGTAGTCGTTGCGGGTGATGCTGAGACCACGAATGCCAACACCATCCTTGGCCCTGAGCTCCTTGTGAAACTTGACTATGGCCAGACCCGGATAGGCGAACTTCTTCGGGTCGAAGGTCTTCATCGCCTCCTGATAGAGCTTCCAGTCGGTGGTGATTGAACTCAGGTCGTAGCAGACCTTCGAGCCCATGGAGACGTCTGGGTACTGCCCGAGCTTGAGCTTGTCCCACACGGGCACGCCACCGAACTTCACGCACTTGTCGTGGTCGACTCGGCAGACGAGCTCGACGCGCTTCATCCCCTCATTCCACACCGCAAGTTCAACCTGACCGTAGGCTCGGCTTGGGTCCTTGTTACGATGGTGTGCGTAGGGGTACGCATTGTAGAAGGTCGGGTAGCCGTAGGTCCACTTCTGACCAAGCGGGCGGTCGACTAGCGGATTGCCGGACCATCCCGGAGGTGTGTGGATGAGCCCCGCCTCCTCGAAGTGGTCTCCGTTGATGTTGCTGCCGTAGTACTCACCCGCACCCATGGCGTTGACGAGAACGTATTGGCAACCAGGCTTCGGCTTGAGGTTGGCGATGTACTGCAGCACCTCAGGAAGCAGGTTGACCGATGCCGTCTTCTCGAAATACGAGTCGGCAGGGCCGAAGAGTGGCACGGCAGACAAGCCGTGCTCACTCTCTGAGAGGAAGGTGCTGAGCTTGTACATGCTCAGAGGTTCCGGCGGTACCTCACAGGGCCGAACTCACCCTCGATGCCGAAACCACTAGGCTGGGCCTGCGGTGGCTTCATGGTGCTCATGAGGATGGTGCCGGCAGTCTCCGGGCTCTCCATCATGCGGCGCATGAGTGAACCAGATACGACAGGGTCTTTGCCGTAGGCCGGGTTGATGCTACGCATGGAGTCGTAGGCGGTGTTGAAGAACTTCGGGTTGCTCTTCTGCTGTGCTCCCAGGTCTGGGTTCGCTTCCAGCATGGCAGTGAACTGCCGTCGCTTGCTCGCGGCACCCATGAGCTTCTGGGCTCCGACACCCACACCAGCCACACCAGCAGCGCCGAGAGCGCCGGCCGCACCCATCGCCACGTTCTCCCCAATCTTCCCGCCGGAGCCCTTGAGGCCACCCCAAATGCTCTTCATGAAGCTGGGGTCCGCTGCCTTCCTCCCACCCCGTGCAGCAGCACCAAGCAGCTTCCCGAAGAACGCTTCCTTGGTCTGCAGTGCATCATCAAGAGGGCTGGTCATCAGTACGCTCCCATTTGAAGTTGCTGCCTGCGAATCATCCCTTGGTGCGTGTACGGGACCTGTGACATCGCGTAGTTCTTGATTTGCTGGTAGGTGGGGCTGTAGCGCATACGGTCGCTGAGTTCCTTCGCTCCCAGCGCACCGGCGCCAACCGCCACGGCAGTCGGTGCCAGCCTGCCTGCTGTCGCCATACGCTGCGCCCCCTTGGACCCAGCGCCGAACAGAACCTCGCCAGTCTCCTGGCCTGCCTTGCCGGTGTACTTACCGGCTGTCTGCAGCGCCTGCCGAACTTTTGGGACAAGTCCGCCCGTCGCCTTGAGCTTCTGAAACAACGCCAGCTTCTGCAGGAACCCGTCGAGCTCGTCACGATGAGTGATGAGTTCCTCCTGTGCCGCATGAACCTCCGCCAGCTTGTCGAGCGTGGTGCAGTAGGCCGCCATGGAACCCACCAACGGGTGCTTGGGGTTGACGAATCCCTGATGTGCAGTCTTCTCGAGAGACCCACCAACAGCATCCACCGATGGGAACACACCATCCTCGACGAGTCGTGGGCCGATGTGAGCGAAGGCGGTCTTCACGTAGTCCGCATCGGTGATGACCTGCTGCCACGCGGCGAGAATCTGCCCGAGCTCGACGCCATCCATCGCAGCCTGCTTGACCTGCTGGTAGACGTCATCCAGGCACTCCCGGAACTGGTTCTCCAGGGAGAACAGGTCGCTGGTGAGATGCTCGGCCGCGCCCGCCAGCTTGTCCCGAAGCTCGGTGGCATCACCGGTTGGGTTGGCATGGGGGTACGGTTCATCCTTGGCGTCGAATGCCTCCCGGAGCATGGTCTCCTCCGGGTCGAAGTCCAAGGCGGAGCCGTGCTTCACCACCACTGGCTGCTTACCAGTCATGGCTGAGAGCATCTTGACCTGCATCGCCTTCTGCTTCTGACCGAATGGGTCGAAGCCAGCCGAGCCGTAGCCTGGCAGCGAGTAGGACTTCATGACGTCGCCCTGCATGTCCTGAGCGATGTCCATCATCGTCGGACCACCGACGCGCACCTGTGCGGCCTTCTCGAGCTCGGCGTGTGCACTCAGGGCGTCATGAACCACTGCCAGGTTCCGGTCCAGCACCTCGGAGGTCTTGGCCTGCGGCGGAGGCAGTGAGTAATCGGCGAGCCCACGGTCGAAGACCGTGCCGCCACCACCGTCATTGAGGTCCCGAAGTACATCCGCCGGGTCGGCGGGTCCTCCATGGAACTCGATGTACTTGTGACTCGAGCCCTCCTTGTTGAACTCGGTCAGGTAGGCATTGGTGTTCGCAAACTCGATGACTCGACGCACCTGCTCGGGGCTGAGCCCGGCGTGCTTGACCGTTTCGACGACTGCGTCACTGAGCGTCTCGGACTGGCCATCGACGTAGCGCTTGGACGCGCATTTGCCGAGAACCTCGAGCTCCTCGCCCGTCTTCGGAACGGCGTGCTGCTGCTGAAGCAGCGTAACGGAAGGGAGGTCGTGCATCGGAAACCCTTTCAGTTGTCCTCTACAGAAGTACCATGTACCTATTGAGCATGGGAAGCGAGGACCTGGTCAGCCGCAAGGAGGCCGCAGCCATCTTGGGCACCACCGTCAAGATGGTAACCTACTGGACAGACAAGGAAATCCTCAAGGCCCACCCAGTCGACGGGGACCCACTCGGTAGGCTCATGTACGACCGAGAGGAAGTGGCGGCCCTAGCCGAAGCGCATGAGCGTGGAGAGAAGCTCTCCGACGTTGCCATGACCGCCAAGGTAGCCTATGCCTCCGCGCGTGTAGCACAGAGGAAGGCGGACATGCTAATGCGTGCGTTTGGGTACGGTCCGTCGCTGAGCACGGACCCAGAGTCCGTGCGCGCTCTGCACCTCGAGGCGGAGGAGGATTGCAAGCGGGTCATCAACGGTGAGGAGCGAGTCAGCTACTGGGCTGACAAGTTCTTCGGCATCTGCGACATCTACATGGAGCATGTAGCTGAAGTGATGAAGACCGAGGAGCCATGGGAGCCCTACCTCACCCTGATGAGGCGACTCGCCAAGAATGCCGATTACGATGAGGCCGCCCACAACCCACTGCTGCGGCACGCCTACCACCAGTTGACAGCATCCAGAGCTGCATTCCGGCAATCCTTCTTCACCTACCTCAGTGCCAAATTCGGAGTTAGAAAAGCGAGGAAGGCATTCCCTCAGGAGTTCGGCGGTGAGATGTACCGCATCATGCGCTACGCGGTGACGAACCGCTAGCCCTGGTCGATTGGCCCCGGCCAGTTCTGCTTGCGGAAGCCGTGGGCGTCCTCGGTGTCCGGCGCGATGATGTCCGGGCGCGGGTGGTCGAACATCGATGCGAGCCAGCAGTACAAGAACGCGTGGAAGGAGTCGTCCGGCTTGTCGACGCCGTGCTTGTACTGAATCATCTTCAGGTTCTCGTTGTACTCACTGAAGATGTTGAGCATGTCCTGACCGAAGGGGTCACGGAAGTCCTGCCACCGTGGGAACTCACACTTGCCACGCTTGATGGCGTTGAAGATGTCGCTCATTACCTCAGTGCGGCTCACTAGGTAGCGCTGCAGCTTCCCATCCCACACCACCTTGCCTCGAGCAGAGCGAGCCAAGTACTGGAACTTGCGCACGCGCTGAGCGCCGAACGTCTTCACCAACTTGTAGTTGCTGCTAAATCCTCCGCCGTAGTCGGAGCCAATCCACTTCACGTTGAAGAACCGGATGAGCTCGATGATGCGCTCGATTTGCACGTCGGGGTCCACCTCCTCACCCACGAACCGGTGGGCGAAGATGACCCGGAACTTCATGTCGATGTACATCCCGAGGAAGATGACGGTGTAGCTGTGCTCTCCTGTGCCCCAGTCGATACCGGCATACACGCCCTGCGCATAGCTGAGCTTGCGGTAGTTCTCCATGTCCGCCATCTTCAGCTCGCCCTTGCAGGCGTCTCTCAGTTGGCGGGTGGTGAGTGGACGAAGACCGGAGTCGTAGGAGAGCCCGAGGCACTCGTTGTAGAACTTCTCTCGGGGGTAGTGCTCGTAGTTGTGGAGGATGTCGTTCTGCCAGTCGACCCACGGCACCATGAGCTGAGGGATGCGGTAGCTCTCCCAAGGAGCCTCCTTCACCATCCTCATCCACGTCGCGTCTGGGTGCATCGGGTTGATGAGCCGCTTGCACTTCTCACAGATGAGCCCACGCTTGCCGATGTTCTTCTCACCAAGGACGTTCCAGAACCTACCTGCTTCTCCTCCATGAGCATCACAAGGGACCACCCACTCGTTCTGGGTGCTCATGTTCGCGCGGTAGTACTCGAGGTGATTGTCCAGACTCTTCGGTGTCCCCGAGTACACCTGGCGCTTCAACGTCTTGGGAGCGTGGCTGAGACACTGCTCGATGACCGGGACGTTGTCCTGCAGCACATCCTGGAACTCATCGATGGCCAGCATGTAGGCTGGGATGCCGCGCGTGCGGTCAGCATTCAGGTAGGCGTAGCGCAGCGTAATCTTCGAGCGGTTGATGAACTGCTTCTCGAAGATGTTCTGCGACAGCATCGTCGTGGTGAACCGACGCAGCACGGGGCTGGTCTCGATGGGTTCCTTCACACGGTCGTTGCTGAAGGTCTTCGTCTGCGTAGCTGATGGACTGACATACAGAGCCTTGTACGTCGGGATGAGGCTCATGTAGCAGATGATGATGTTGCCCAGCAGAGTGCTCTTCTCGACCTGGCGTCCACAGAACAACAGCAGCCGCTTCGCCGGCGTGTTGTAGCAACGCACCATGTGCCGGCGACCCTCGAAGCTGAACTTGTCTATCTTGACGCGCTCGTCTTCGTTGCCATCTTCATCGATGAACTTCTCCGCTCGTGGCATCCAGAACGCGTAGGAGGTGAAGTCCGCTGGAGTCAGAGCGGGTATCTTCTCCTGCTTCTTCCTAGCGTTCTGCAGGACTATGGGGTCTTCGACGAGCTCCGGCTCAGGTATCCAAATGCGGTCGTCGTACCAAGTATCGTCCCACTCGTCCTCGGGTTCGACGTAGACTGGTTCAGCCGCCATGTACCCTCCGAGGTTCACAGACGACCTGGGTCAAGCAGTTCAATGGCTCGGTGAATCTCTGTTCGCTGCCGTACCAAACCTCAGCGGGCAAGTCGCTTTTGCGGAGGACCCTGATGGTGACTGGATAGCGCTGCAACTTGTAGAACCCGTCGCAAAAGAGCTCCGTGAACACTTCAGTGCTTACACTAAGGGGTATCTGAGAGAGTGTGGATGGCACGTCGACCGCTTCCGATTTCGTGCAGGTCGATTCGAGTTCAGGTGTCGCCCAGAGACAACCTACCGTTCAGCGCCGCGTAGAACTGCCCGGCGAGGGTCGCTGGGTCCACCACGTTCCCAAACCCCCGAGCCCGAAAGTACCAGCTCACCAGGTCAGGGGTGTACTTTGCCACCAGCCTGCGCTTGTCAGCTTGGAAGAACTCCATGGCGACCGGGCTCAGCACCTGAGGGAAGTGCTCCAGCCAGTAGGCTTCCCATCTCTTCTGCTGATTGGCATCAGCTTTTCTCAGGTCCCCCGCCGCCTTCGGCAGGAAGAAGTGAATGACGAGGTCGCCATCTATGACGGTGAACTCGGCGATGAAGTGTGGGAGCTCCGTGCGCACGAACCTTGGCACGGCCCTCACCACATCCGCTTCCGTTCCTTCCATGAGCCTGCTCTCCGAACCGAGCATCCCAACCACCTTGTCCTCAGGCACTCCCTGCAACGCCACCGTTCGTTCATCGTTCGACATCTGCTGACTCCTCTGGGCTGGCAATCGGCATCACGTCTACGGTGTGCTCTCCTGAAGTGAGCTCACCGATGTATGGCACGTCCTCCTTGTCCGTCTTCAAGGCAATGGCCTGCAGCTCAGCCTGCAGGTCCGAGTCTGGACTGCCGATGTCATTCATCATCTCCCCAAGCATCTTGCTGGCGAGTACGTAGTCCCTGGTCTCCGAAGCACCGCTGTGTCCGCCCACCTGAGACGAAGTGAATGCCTGCAGCATGGTGGACGCTCTGGTAGCCGTTAGCAGACGTGACAGGTCTAGCTGGTTCGGCATGTACCCCATCCGCATCTGGTTGAGGATGGTGCCCATGGTCCTCGTAGGCTGGTCCGCCATCATGCGCCGTGGGTCACGATAGGCTGACTTCTTCATCGCAGCGCGCATCTGGTCTTCGTACTCATCCGAGTCTGGATGAACGAAGTCCACGCGCAGTCGGAGGATGGCTCGCAGCTCAGTGCTGTCGAGAGTGCTCGTGTTGAAGAAAAAGAACTTGTAGCGTCCTACAGCCTCCACATCACAACCGTGCCCTAGTGCCTTCATCCGATGAGAGATGAGAGCGAGAGGGTCATCCGTGATGAGCATCGCCTCCATGTCCTCCTTGGCCCTGGGGTCCTCGAGAATCTCCAGGGCCTGCCGCACCGGCTTGTTGGGGTGGAAGAGGTAGTGGATGCAGTGCTTCGCCAAGAAGCGGCTGGACGCGGAGTGCAATAGGTCGTGGGGCCGGAAGTTCTTTGGCAGCTTTAGGCCACGCCGCAGGCGGTCCAGGTAGGAGGGGCTGAGAAAATCGAGCTGCTTGAGCCGCAGCAGGTCTATGACGTCATCATTGCTGTAGTTGTCCGGGTGTACCAGTAGGTACTTGATGTACACCTCGCACGGGCTGCGGCGAATCATCCCCTCCGAAGATGTACCAGACGGAGAGAATGCTCAAGTAGTTCGTGCTACTGACCCTGGAATGCCAGAACCTTGAGCCCCTCGAGGACCTCTTCAACCGTGCGCACTGCGCGCTCGAGCGCCGTGGTCGGCAGGTCCATGCCAACGCGGGCAGCCAGCAACAAATCGCAGAGTTTCTGCTGTGCTTCCTCAATGGAGGGCATGTAGCTCACGAAGCTCATGATGTTCTCGGGGTTGATGAACCCGAGGCTCAGGACCGTGTCGACAGCGGTGGGGTCGGGAATGACCGCCGCCTCCTTCGTGAGGTCGCGACGTAGGCGCCCAGCGATGACCACGAGCTCCTGAGCCCGAGCGCGGGCCAACTTGTCCTGCTCCTCAGCCAGCCGGATGGGTCGACCCGTCACCACTTTCACAGGCTCGTTCAGGGAGTGAGCCAGCTTCTGGACCCCGTGGGCCTGCTCCACCCCGAGTGCCGCCAGGAGGAACATCGCCTGGTCCAGGTCCACCATCTGGGTCTCCGCGCTGGCGAGCTTGGACACGGCCGGGCCGGCGAAGCTGAAGCAGTCCTCGGCGCCTCGCACCCAGACGTGGCTCTCCTTCTGCTCCTCGCCCTCCTCAGGCTCGTTGCTCTCCATACCCTCGGGGACACCCTCCGGGGCGGACTCGTGCCAGTCCTCGGGGGCCTCGCCCTGAGGCTCCTCGGAGCCAACCAGGGCCACGGCATCCGCAGCGCCCAGCGGAGTCCACTGCCAGTGCTGGGGAATCAGCACCTTGCCCTCGGGTGACTGAAGCACCGTCTGGATGTTGGGCTGGATGCTCACCTCCACGGGCCGGCCGTCGAAGGTGTTGCCCATCAGGGTAGGAGGCTCACCCGGCGAGGCATAGGAACCACCCTGCAGCTCGAGCGGAATGGTGGCCTGCAGCTCACCCTCATCGGTGTAGCTGAAGAAGGCACCAGAACCACCAGGCTCCCCTGTAGGAAGGTTGCCGCCGTCGCCGGCAGGCACGCCCATGATGTCCGGCTGCATCGCCGAGTGAGAGCCATTCGTGAACATCGCCAGAGGGAGGGGAGTGCCATCGACATCGAGCAGGTTCGGGATGACGAAGCCGATGAGCTCCTTCCCACTCTGTTCGTCGGTCACCTTGTATAGGCCCGCCTCGTTGATGACCTCAGGCTGCTCCTGGTCGAGAGCACCCTCATCAGGCTGGGCAGTGGCGCCCTCGGTCATGGTGACCTGGCCAGACTCATCCGCTGCCAGCGCCACCTTCTCACCGAAGTGCTGCACCACATCCCGGCGGCTCACAGGTACGGTGGTCGGCCTCCAATACAGGACGCTGGCCGTCTTCATGAGGTAGCCGTCAGGCTGCTTGATGAGCTGGACCACCGTCGGCTTGATGTTGGAGGCCAGTGCAGAGGCGCGCTTCTCCTGACTCACCGGCTCGTACTTGGCAAGGATTCCCAGCGGTCCAACCGTAGCGCTGTTGTTGTGCTGGTAGGCTGCCTGCAGGCTCTCATCCGAGCCCAGCTTCTCGAAGAACGAGTCCACGTCGGATTCGTTGAAGGTAGTGATGAGAGCAGCAGTGAGAGAGGCAGTCCTGTGGAAGGCGACCTTGGCAGAGGCAGTCTTCTCCTTCGTGGTGGGCGGCTTTCGGAAGCCGGCATCCTTCTCTTCTAGCTCCTTGATGAGGTACTCCTCGAGCACCGAGCTCTGCTTGCCCATGCCAGCATTCATCGCCACGCCACCACCACCGAAGCCGTAGTTCTGACGGTACGGTGGGTAGAGCTGCGAAATCATGGACTGGTCACCAGGCGTCTGTGAGGTGACGTCGAACGCCTGAGGACGGAACAGCGCCTGACGCAGGCGCGCCTCGGTCAGCGGGAGCACCTTGCCCGTGTCGTTCACGAGCAGGTCGAACGGAGCCAGCTTGCGCTCGCGGATGATGACGGGGATGCGGACGGCACGAATGCCGGCTGCCTCCATCATGTCCGGGCTGGTCCCCATCTGAGCTTCGCTCTTGCTCGAGATTTCGACCTGCCCCATCCCGTAGCCGCGCTCGCTGTCCACACGCTCCATCGTCACGTGAGGCTCGAAGTCGGCGATGTACGGGACCTGCTTGTACAGCTCCTGCAGGATTTCCTGCGGCCACTGGTTCGGGTCCTCGGGAAGGTCGACTTCACCGGCGGTCTTCTCGAGCGCGACTTCAGGCTGGATGAACAGAGGCTGCGTCATGTCTTTCCTCACGGCGGTACGCTGATTATGGCATCGAAGCTGGCTTTAGCAGAAGGTGTGGGCCCGAAGATGAGGACCCCGAAGACGTCGGGCTGGCTGAAGGGTAGTGGAGGCACCCCAGTATCCACTGGTGACTGTAGCTGTGGAGCCTGGGCCGCCAGCCATGCGGAGACTGCTCCCACCGTAGTTCCAGAGAAGGAAATGATGTAGAACGGCCCCACGCCGAGCGCAGCGGTGAGTGAGGCAGCAGCTTGAATCGCCGGAATCTTGATGGCCAGCGCAGCCTTGATGAGCAACTGCAGCCCACCAAGTTGTACTTGTAGCGTCGCAGCCAATGCCGCCGTGGCAGCGAGCTCGGCACCGAGACTGAGCTGAATGGGTGGAAGCCCGAGTGACAGAGCACCAGCCAGTGCAACCTGCAGTTGAGCCAGTGCAGCAATGGATGCCTTGAGTGCACCGATGATGCCGATGTCGCCGATGGAGATACTCAGTGACAGGCTAGCTTGTGCTGCCAGCGCAGCGTTGAACTGTGCTGCCAGCGCAACCTGGAATGGACCGAGGCCGAGAGCGAGCAGCGCGTCTATCTGAGCACCCAGTGGGTTCAACAGAGCGACGGCTGCAGCCGCACCGACGTTGAAGTCGATGAGATTGATAGCGCGGTAGGCGTCGGGTAGAGCCATGAATCAGACGAGGATGGTGGGGTTACCTGTAGAGATGACCCCTTCGAGGAACTGACCGGAGAGGATGGTACCTGGTCCCTGCGGTGTGGTGATGGCAATTGGAATCGTGATGGCCACGCGTACCGTCGAGCCTACCGATGCCACCGGCTTTCCGCCACCATTGAGCACCAGGCCACCTCCGGCCGTGCCCAGCTCCGCACCACTCTTGCCGATGAGCTTCACCGAGCCCTCGGCTTCGACGGACACGTTCTTCTTGCAGAAGATTTCGATGTTGTCGTCCACGGTGAGCCGGAGCTTCTTCTTCACCCGCAGGTTCACTGAGCCTTCCCAGCGCCCCATCATGTTGCCTGCACGGTCTACGAAGATGCGCAGCTTCACATCCTCAGCGTCTGCCTTGAATTCACCCGCATCCGTCTCAAACCCGTTGCGGGCCAGCACCATCTCGAAGACTGTGTCCTCGTCAGTCCCAATCTCGAGCTGGTTGTTGTTTGAATCCTCACCAGCATCACCAGTGGGCTCCGGTACTGGAGAACGTACTCGACCCATGGCGAAACGCATGTCTGCATACTCATCGTTGGCGAACACGCGCACGGTGTGACGCCATTCCGTATCCGGGTCGTCGTTACCCCGGTCCTGCACACCCCAGTTGATGGAGCCGCCCGAGTTGAAGTGGTTGTACTTCTGGCTGATGTCGGTGACGAGGTTCTGCAGCGGGATGCAAATCCGTTGTGCGAGTGGGGTCGCGCCAAATTGGGCCACTCCTCCACGATGCAAAATCATGAAGTTCCCATCTCTCGTTCGGGCTACGATGTCGCCCGGCTTCCCACGAGTCCTGCCACCTGCGTACGTGTAGTCGCTGGTACTCTCCGTATTGCCCGCCGCATCCGGTGAGGTTCCCGCAGGGGCCTCCTCGCTTGAGGTATCGGGAATCGTCACCATAGGCATGATGAAGGCCAGGACAAACGGCGGCGGCCCGTCCGAAGGAATGCAGATGAGACACTTCGCTCCTACCTCCGGTACAACGTAGAGACCCTCACCCTGGTTGGCGTTCATGTAGGGACTCGCAACCTGCAGGTCGAGCATGACCTTCTGGTCGAAGATGGTGGCGACGTCCACCGTCCAGTTGGTCATGTTGACGTTGAAGATACGCGCCTCGTGAACGTAGGCGGCGACTGCACCCTCAGGCTGAGTCCACGATGAACGAGCGAAGCTACTCCACGCCAGTGGGTTGAAGTAGTCGGTGTACATGCCCTTGAGTGCGGGCATCTAGTACCCCCACTCGGGCAGACCCTTCAGATGAGGCGCCTTGAAGTGGTGGCGCTTCTTCGTCATGCCGAACTCCGCACCGTAGGCCGCACCCGGAATGGGATGCAATCCATGAAGGTCGCTCGCCGAGCCCTCTGCCGCAGCGTCGGTCAGGGTCTTGGTCAGCCGGTTGTAGTTCAGCTTGGCCATCCAGTCTTCTTGCATCGCCCGGGGCATCACATCAATACCCTTCATGATGGGAGCGTGGGTGATGGGCTTCTTGCCGGATTTCACGAGCTGGGAGTTCACCGCTCGGACCTTCGAGGTGGGCTGGTACTCACCCTTCAGGATACCGGACGCACCTCCTGGAGAGCGTACACGTGTGAGGTTGCTCATCCCCTTCACCACCGTCTCGATGTGCTGGCGGCGCACGCCCTCGTTCTTGAAGATGCCATGGAGCTCGTCCGTCAGGTAGTTCTGCACGCGCTCCATGTTGTTGGTGGCCTTGTACAAGTCGTGTGGGTTCACGAAGGTACGGGCGGGGTCACTGAGCTGCTGACCAGCCTCGACCTTCATACCCACCTTCGGCGGAGTCCAACCAGGCGCCTGCATGTTAGGTAGTGAGGTATGAAGTGACCTACCAGTTCGGTCCTTTGGAACGAAGTGCTTCATCCCATCGATGAAGATGTTGGTACCAGTACGACCCGTCTCCACCTTGTCGACGGTACCAGATTTCATGGCTAGAGAGGCAGAGTCCGGGATGCGCTTCGGCAGCAGCGTGAGCTGCTTGGTGCGGTCGAACATGCCGAGCGTTCCACCACCCTCTGCTTTCACACCACCTGAATGGAATGCCTTCAGCGCGAGCTGCACCGAGCGCTCACCGAGAGACTGCGCTCCGAGCACGCCGACGTTGGTGCCCTTGTCGTAGTACTGACCTGTAGGACTGAGCCCAGCGCACTTCTGGCAGAGACCCTCTCCATGCTCACACTTCAGGGTCGAGCGCACGACAGCCTGCGCGTTCTTGTCGAGCCGGCGAATCTGACCGACCACGTCTGGGGACATGATGGTCCCCTTCTTGAAAGTGCGACCACGCACCTTCAAGTCCGTCGCGAGCTCGCGGTCGTGCACGTCCTTGCTGCCTATAGGCAGGCCAACACCACGCTGGGTACCACAATCGTCACCATTCACCACCATGTTCATCGTGGTGTTGATGAGCTGCTTGGAGAAGTACCCCGGGTCCTGAACCTCCTGCACCTTCTGGATGGAGCCCTTGCGGGCACCGCTGGACTGGGTCCAGTACCCCGCCACGTCGAGTCCTTCGGAGTAGGACTTCGTCACCGGCATCGGTATGGTTCGCCCAGCAGCATCCTCGAGGAGCATCGGTGCCAGCTTGAGCTGCTGGTACTGTGACCACTTCGGCTTGATGCCAGCATCGTGCATCCTGAAGAGGTTGTCCGGGTTCTTGGTGGCACCAGACAGGTGCTTCTGCTGCATCTGAGTGGTGGCCTTACCCCACTCGGCAATGGCACGCTGCTCCTTCTGAGCCTTGGTCAACCCAGAGTTGTTTATCATGTCCACACGCCGCTGCGTGGCTCGGATGATGGGGTCTCGAACCTTCCTGTCAGGTGTCAGGTCATCGAGGCTGAGCGAGTGGGTACCGACGGGAAGGGTTTGAACCTTCTTGGGATTCTCCGCTGCGTCGATTGCACCAGGACCCACATGCTTGCCTGGGTGCTTCAACCGAATCTGTCCATAGGAGGCATCGAAGCCAAAGTCCTTGAGCTTGTTGGCTGCATCCCCAAACTCCTGAGGGTGCTTCCTTGCCAGCTCACCGTACAGCTCATCGATACCCCTGCCGTTGAGCTGGAACTTGTGGTCTGTCAACACGCGCTGCTGCATCGGCTTGGGCAGCGCGGTCGACAGCAGAGCTCGACCCGGTGTCGTCTTGCCTAGCCCCTTGATTTGCGCCAGCTCATCGATGCCGAGCTTGCCCGACTGCACAGCCTTCAGTGCATCAGCGGGGCTGCCGAACCTTCGGTTACCGGTACCACGCACCTGAGTCATCTTGTAGAGACCGAGCGCGCTCTCGAGCGTGGGGGTGTACGCCACGCGCCCAGTCGCCTCATTGAAGAGGTTCCTGGAAGGCATCATGCCGCGAGCCTCTTCGACTGCCTCGTCGCTTATCGGCACGTACATGCTCATCTGGTCGCCATCGAAGTCGGCGTTGTACCCAGAGACGGTGAGCGGATGAATCTTGATGGCCTTGCCCTTCACCCGATGAGCCTTGAACGCCTGGATGCTGTGCTTGTGCAAAGCTGGGTCGCGCTTCATGAGCAGCGGCCGTTCCTCCATCACCATGTCGAGCGCACGCTGGACGTTCTTGTCTCGATGCACACCCTTCTTCGTCAGCATCTCCTGCGCCTCGAGGGCGCTGGGCGCAACGCCGAGCTCGGTCATCTTCTTGACCACGAACGGTCGGAACAATTTCAGCGCCTTCTCCTGAGGGACGCCCACGTCATCCAACCCCATGCCCGGCTCTGGCACGATGGTCGAGCGCATGCTCATGTCCTGACGTCGACTGAGCAGCGTCTTCTGGAAGTAACCTTCCTTAGGTGACGCGCCGGAGATGAGCTCCATGACGCCCTTGGCCTTCTTGGTACCCTTCTCCGAGCTGGACTGCCCGACACCAACCAGGGCCTTCAGGCCATCGTACATCTCTCGGCGGTGCTCCTTCAGGTCGGCATCCCCGATACCGAGGTGTGCCTTACCCTTGAGCTCTTTGAGCTGACCGTTGTTCTGAGCGAAGTTGGAGTAGAGACCGTTGAGGTCCTCCCAGCGCACGTTGCCATCCTTCATGATGCTCGGTGGGCGCATGGCAGGAGGAAGCACGGGGAGGTTCTTGACGGTGTACGCGTCGTCGGGACTGACCCCCTTCTCCTTGAGCAGGCTGAGGTACTTCACCCGCTTCAGAGCATTGTCGAGCTTCTGGGTGTTGGCTCCATGAGCAAACCCTGAGGGGATGTTGGCAGCATGCAAGTCCTTCTTGGCTTGGTCGAGGGCCTTGTCGACGCTGAGCCCTTTCAGCGCGCCGGCGATTGCTGCCCCACCAGTATCACCCTTGCCTAGTGCAACGACGTTGCCCTTCTTGTCCAGAGCCTTGTCACCATTGACCACGTCGTTGTACTGCCTACCAGTGAGGCCGAGCACCTTCTGGATGGCACCCTCGAACATCGGGTTCGGCATGGGCTCGGCGAGCTTCATGTGACTCCACTTCTTGCCGCCCACACCACCAGTCACCTTCTCGTCGAACAATCCTCCTGGTAGAGGCTTGAGGTTGCCCTCCTTGTCCACCTTTGAGTAGGTCAAGCGGCTGGGCTGCTTGAGCTCACCCGAGGACATCTTCATCACCTCAGCATCCGTGAGCGGGCTGAGCTGCATCCGGTGGCCCTTCTTCTCCACATTCACACCGGAGGCACGCAGCATGTCGGTGAACTTGCGGAAGGCGAAGGTGGGCTTGGGAGTAGGCAGTGGCTCACCTAGCTGGATGGAGTTCCACACCTCATGGTGCTGACTGGGGAACTTCTTCGCCTCGGGTGCAGGGTCGGGGCCCTGGGACTTCCACGTCTGCGCCTCACGGATGTTGGCCTTCGCTCCATGGGCCAGCAGTACGTTGAGTCCGAGATTGCCGAACGACTGCCCGCCACTCTTGCCTCCACTGGTGGGCATGAGGTTGACGTCGTAGGTCTCGGGCGTCTCGCCCTTGAGCGTCAGACCAGAGCGGACGCTGACCTTCTTGTCCACCTGGTGCTGCAGCTTGAGCATGTGCTGGGGTCCAACCAGAGCCTTGCCCAGGCTCTTCCCCGTCCTCGGGTCTACGAGCTCCTCTTGGTCACTCAGGCCGTGCCTCTTGAGCTCCTTCTTCACTCGGTCGACCTGGTCCACACCGTGCTCGAAGTTGTCGATGACGATGGGCTTGCCAGTCTTCTTGGCCACCTTGCCCAGTGCTGTCTCCAGCACCTGACCGACGTTCATACGTCCGGGCACGCCCGATGGATTGAGGGCCACCTGCACGACCTCGCCGGACTTGGTACGTGGCATCTCCTCGTCAGGTACGACCTTGGTCACGATGCCCTTGTTGCCATGACGGCCGGTGAGCTTGTCGCCGACCTGCATCTGCTCCTCGGTCTTGACGTGTACGGTGACCTCGCCCTTCTTGTTCTTGTGGACGCCTACGACCTTTCCACCGTAGTCGCTGTCCCACTTGAGTGAGGCGTCACTGTGCTGCCCAGCGAGGCTCTTTCGGATGCGAGCGATGCCCGAACGGTCGGTGATTTGCACGGGACGTGTCGCCAATACCAGAGGGTCACCTGGATTCACATGCTGACCGACCTTCACCACACCATCATCACCCAGCTTCCCGTACTGCTCCTTCTTGTAGGACTCCGGGTGCTGCACCTGGAACTTCTTCGGAGCGGTGACGTCCTGGTCGGTGAGCTTCACACTCGGCTTGTGCATGTGCTCGCTGCGCAACTTCTTGGCAGCGCTCTCACTGATGACGACGCCATCCTCGAAGTTGTATCCCTTCCAGGGGATGTAGGCGACGTTGAGGTTGGCACCCAACGCCAGCTTGCCTTTCTTGGTGAAGTTGGTGTCGGCTACAGGCTGACCAGCCTTGACCTTCTGGCCCGGCTTGACCGTGGCCTCGGAGTTGAGAACGGACTTGGCGTCGTTCAGGGGGAAGTTGTCGTAGAGCTGGACGGTGTGAGCCTTGCCCTTGGAGTCCTTGAGCACGACTCCCTTCTTGGTGACCTTCTCCACAGTCCCATCCACCGGCGACATGTGCCCAGACTGTCGACCGATGAACTCCTCGAAGCTGCGAACACCCTTGCGGCCCGAGCCGGTGCCAACCTGTACCAGTGGCTCTTCACGGTCCTTCAAGCTGATGGCCTGCTCGATGTGGTGGGTCGCGTAGCTGGCGCGGTTGCCTGAGTTGTTCCCCATGAAGGGGATGAGGTTGCTCGTCATGCTGAACGCCTGCGATGGGTGGAACATCGCGTACTGGGCGTCCTTCATACTCATCTCCTCGAGCTCGTTCGCCTTCGAGGAGACCTTCACCTTTGAGCCTACCGCTGTGGGTTTGCCACCTTCCCACTTCACCTGGTCTGGCAGAACCACGTTCGACTTGACGAAAGTGCCTGGTCCGATGAGCTCCTTCTTGCCAGTTTTCAAGTTGTATACCGGAATGCGTGGTTCTTTCCCCACCTTCTTCACACCCATTGGCAAGTGAAGCGTCACGCCAGTCTTCTGGCCCTCAGGGGTATGCAGTGGGTCAACGAACCCGAAGTGGCTGGGGTTGATGAGCTTCGCCTCATCCATGATGGCGTTCTCGCTCTGAATGCCACCTGGGCCCATGATGGTGGTGGACATCGACGAGGCCATCATCTCTACAGGATTGACCTGGTCCGCCACCCGCATCGCCGAGTTCTTCCTGAAGGTGTCCTGCACGGGCTTGTTGAACACCTCACTGCGGACGACGTCTCTTGGTGAACTGGCGTTGTTGATTTGCCGCAGCATCTTGTTGCGGATGGACTTGGCCGTCTTCCAATCGGTCAGCTTGTCGTGAGCGTAGTCGCCTACGCTGCGCAGGTCCTTGAACACCAAGTTGTCCCGGTCGTCCTCTGGCGCGCCGGCCTGGACCTTGAGCATCTTGGAGGTGGCCCTGGTGAAGGCGTCACCCTCCACTCGGTCGAACTTCTTGCCCAGCGTGAGCTCGGTGGCATCGGGTCGGACCTCCGAGGCCATCAGGGTGTCCCGCACGTACGCCTCGGCCGCCTCCCTGTCCTTGGGCGCGAACTTGCGGTCGGCCTTGAAGAAGCGCTCGAGCGCGGTACCGGCGCCACGCGCATTCTTGTTGGCCTCGAGGACGTCCTTGCCCCATTGCCGCTCGAGCGTGTCATCGTCGACCCCCATCGCCTTCATGATGGGGTAGACGGGGATGCTCTTCGACTTCCCCCGCTCCATAAGGAAGGTCTTCTTCTCAGGATTGAAAGTGATGTCGAATGCCGGACGGTTGGCGATGTTGAACCTGGTCTCGAGCTCACCACTCTGACGGCGTCGGGTGTAGACCCCTGGCTTGAGCTGCCACTGGTTGTCAGCCTGGTATTCCTGACCGCCCACGATGTAGCTGTAGCGACGGGTGAGCACGGGCAGCTCCGCCACCTTCATCCGCTGAGTGGTCTCCTTACCTGTCTTGTGGTCCTTGAGGGCCATGGTGGCGTACACCGGTCGGCTGAAAGTGCCGCCCTCCACCTTGGCCTTGTGCTGACCCTCGATGTCATCGGAGTCGGCTTTCTCCATCTGCACGTCCAGGTCCTTCAGGACGAGCGACTGCTCTCGTCCCTCGACCGGGAAGTGGGAGCGGATTCCTTCCAGCGCCCGCTCCTTGAAATCCGCAAACGCCTCGTCGTGGTCCAGGTACGCCATGGGCTAGTCGATTCTAGCGTACTTCATGGCGGAAAGGCGCTGCAAGGAGTTGATGAACACCGGGATAAGAGGCGTGAAGGTGGCTCATCCGCCTTTCAGAAAGGAAGCATGTCAGGACCAGGCAACACAGGAGCACTCCTCGAGGACGAGTTGGACGACATCTACAGTGAAGACGGCCAGTCCGAAGAGGAGGACGAGGAGGACACGGATTCTGACGATGATGACGGGGACGACGACTGATGTGGTTGCCGTTTCTCGCAGGCGTAGCCCAGGGGGTGACGCTGTTTCTGATGGAGGTAGTCAGTGCTTCTCAATCCCATGCAAGGCGTACCCGTCCTGCCAGGGACCCGAATGCTGACTGAGAGCTTTGGCTTGGTGGGGGTCCTCATCGAGGACCCCCGCCGCGCCGGGCGCAACTGGACCATCACCAACCTGTTCGCGCCCGTCGGCCGGGCTCTCAACGGCATCCGAGCCAAGCTGGTCGACGAAAAGGGTTTCGTTAGCTTCGTGAACCAACGAGACCTGGAGCTGCTGCTGGACATAGCCCAGCCAGGCCAGTGGTGCCCCTGGACCGAATCTCGCTACCCCGGCATCAACTCGTTCGAGGAAGGGTGGTTCGGCATCTGCTGTGACGACGATGACCTGCTCGATGACCTGTACGAGCGAGAGCTCATGCTCCGCCAGCAGTACAACGGGCTCATCCCAGACGGTGTTGAGCTGAGCAGGAGAGTTCATCTCGAAGACAACAACGACCAGGAGGAGCTGCTGTTGCTTCTCTGGGACCGTGACCCCGATACCAACTATGCCCCCGACACCAGGATGGAAACTCTGCGACGTCGTTGGGTACAAGTCGAAAGGAGAAGACTGATATGGTCCAGAGTTTCGGACATGCAGCAGTAGCGAGTGGGCTCGCGCCCATCAACTACGACTCGGAGAAGCTCTGCCCTGAGTGCGGAAAGAACATCATGCTCACGGAAGCAGCGGTGCTTCTCCAAATCGTGATGCCGACGGCGAACGAGCTTCGCCAGGTACTCTACATGCCGTTCGAGAGAGCGGACGGTGGGTACGCCTACGAACCCTACTTCTTTCATGCAGAGTGCTGGGCAGCCAACAACGAGGCGCTCGACAAGCTGCTGAGCGAGTACGACTGCCACGCAGTACACGACGACCACAGCTTCATGACCTGCAAGCTGTGTTGCAGCGGGCTCCGAGTCGGTGAGCCTGCAGCGCTGGTGTCCCATGGTGAGCTTCGAGCGAGCCAGCGGTCACCAGACGGCATTCACACGCCGACGTTCTACACCTATCCCAACGGGCGAGAGCTGCTGTGCCTGTCTTGCATCCGCTCGTTGAATGAAGAAATCATGGGCCTGTGGGACCACATCTCGTATAGCGGTGAGTGTCCCGGTTGTACCTACGACAGAATCTGGCGCACCGGTGCGGTATGCCAACACGAGTATGAAGACCCCTCTGATGAGGATGACGAATAGGAGAACGAACGCATGGCTACATTGGAACAGGTAATCGCCACCTGCCTCATGACTCCGAGGCACGACCCCAGGGACGCAGCGTGTGTCTGGGGGTTGCCGCTGAACATCGTGGGGCTCTCTGGAGGCGGGAAGTCCGAGCGCATCGCTCAAGCATGTGCCGCCGTTGGCCTGCCGCTCTTCGTTGTGTTTCCAGCGTCGAAGCAGCCGGAGGACTTCGGCGGCGCGCCGTTCATGTCAGCAGATGGCATCATCATCGAGTGCATTCTCCCTCAAGCCAACAAGCTGCGGGACCTCGGTCAGGGTGTCCTGGCGATTGATGAGCTCAGCACCGCACGTCCTGCAGTCCAGGCGTCGGCGCTGGGCTTGGTCAACGACCGCCGCGTCGGTGACCATCTACTTCCTCCCAGGGTTCGCGTCGTCACGGCAATGAACCCCACCGAGTACGCCGCCGGTGGCTTCACTCTGGAAGCTCCGCTGGCGAACCGCATGATGCACGTCACATACGACATGCCTACCGTGAGTGAGTGGACCGATTGGCTCACTGGGCAACCTCAGCACCACCTCGAGAGCGTGGTCAACGCAGAGCAGAAGATTCTGGCAGGCTGGGATGAGCACTGGTCACAACTCCGTGGACTCATGGTTGGGTTCATGGAATCGAACCAGTCGCAGCTCCACCAGCAGCCCAAACCCGATGACCCAGACGCTAGTGGACCGTGGCGTAGCCCACGCATGTGGCACTGGGCCGGGCGTGGAATCGCTGCTTCGCGCTGCCTGGGGATGCCTGGCGACATCGAGAACAAGCTCATCGCTGGCTGCGTAGGTGAAGGGGTACTGCCTGAGTGGATTGAGTGGGTCAGCAAGGCCGACTTACCTCACCCGAGGGACATGCTCCAGAAGAACTGGATGCCGGACACCCAGCGTCTGGACATCACCATGGCCGCACTCACCTCGATGTCGATGTGGGTCTGCGACATGAAGGACCTGCAGGCGCAGCAGCAGTATGCCATCCCCGCTTGGGGCCTGGTGGACCGTGTGTTCGACGCCGGACTGGCCGACGTCGCCATGAAGCCAGCGAGCGCGCTGCTCGGCAAGAACCTGGGGCACACCAGCCCCAATCCGAGCTTGAAGCAGGCGGCGCGAGAGGTCATCCTCAAGCTCGGCCGCAGTGGCTACGCCAAGTTCGCAGGACTCATCCAATGAGCAAAGCACAACCGACGTACGAGGAGTGTGTCCTCAAGACCAACGACCTACTGGCGAAAGCCAGGCTCGCGGTGCTGCAAAAAGGGCCGTACTACTCCAGCATCATGTACGCACTCATCCCGGTCTACGTGCCTGGGTTCAGCACCATCGCCGTGACGGATGAACTCCACCTCATCGTGGACCCGGTACGCGTGGCGCTCGACCCAGAGTTCAGTGCCGTAGACCAGGACGGCCTACCTCAGAAGCTGGCGGGCACCATCGTCCATGAATGCAACCACGTCCTTCGGGACATGGAGCGCATCCGTTCCCTAGCCGGAGTGAACAAGGAGCTCGCCAACATCGCAGCCGACCTCCCCATCAATGCCGACCTACGAAAGGCCGGCTGGCAGCTACCGGCCTGGGTGGTCTACCCAGACCGGTACGGCTTCCCAGAGGGAGAGACGATGGAACAGTACTTCGAGCGGCTCATGAAGGACCCGAAGAAGTACATGAAGCAGACCATGCAGATGGTACTCGTCGCCAAGCAGGGCGGCGGTGGCAAGGGGAAGGGCAAAGGAAAGGGCAAGGGCGGTCAGGACCAGCAACCAGGACAGGGGCAGGGACCTGACAGTGGCCTCGACGTCGGCGCGGGGCAGTGCGGTGGCGTTGCTGGCAACCCGAACCCGAAGGAGAACCAGCAGGTGGACCCCAGCAAGAACCCAGGCCGGGGTCCTGCAGAGGTCGACAACGCCAAGCGCAAGACGGCCAGAGATGCCAAGCAGTACTTCTCTGGCTCAGGCCGTGGTGACTGCCCAGGTTGGGCAGAGGACATCATCAAGTTCAAGAAGCGGCGCGACCGTGACTGGGCGCGTGAGCTTCACTCGGTGGTACGACGACGCAGCGGCATCATCATGGCTGGTGGTGCCGACTTCTCATTGAGCAGGCCGTCACGACGCTCACTGCTTCGCGATGGATTGCTCCGACCCGGTATGGTGGAGCAGCAGCTCACTGCTGCCATCGCCATCGACACATCAGGCTCGATGGGCAAGCAACAACTACAGGCGGCACAGAACACGACCTGCAACATCATGGAGCAGATTGGGCTGGACACCGTCTGGGTGGTGCAGTGCGATGCACGCGTTCACGGAGATTGGACGCGCACGAGACTTCGAGACGTGTACAACATGACCTTCAAGGGGCGTGGCGGGACGGACTTCCGACCCATCTTCGCTCACCTGAAGAAGTTGCGACCGAGGCCGGACCTCATCGCCATCCTGACGGACGGTGATGGACCAGCTCCAGCGAAGGCTCCCGTCGGCATCGATACCATCTGGGTCATCGTGCCAACTTCCTACGGGCGACGACCTGCCCCATGGGGGCACATGGTGGTTTGTTCCAACGACCACGGCCTCTCCGACCCGTACTACTTCGACGACGAAGACGAAGATGCCACATGAAGTTCAGAGGTTGCGCCCTTCGGGGCGCTTCCTCACTAGCATTGTATTTTCTTCTTGCGCACATGAACCGCGTGTTGTATTTCCTGCGGCCCTGCCCTGCAAACTAGGGGGTGACGCAGTGATAAGAACTTCGCAGCAGACCGGAGACTCTGGGTTATCGGTTAGAGCGTTGGGCTCTGCTTCGGCGAGTCCAGAGGTCGCGGGTTCAAGTCCAGCCTCCTTGCCTCGGCGGGGAGTAGCTCAGTAACAACACCCAGTTTCGTCACTTGTCTGCTGCTCTGCCTTCACCAGGCTGACTACTTGGTGGAGGCGCTGAGCGACCGGATGGTGTGGGTTATCGCCAACACAGACATCCACATCAATGAACTTGTCGCTCTTTTTACCACTTGCTCCGTACGGAGCCGAAAGGAGTTCATCGTGGACTACGCATCGCAGGTCAGCAAGAAGGTCACCCCGCAGTCTGAGCAGGCGCGGGAGGACCAGGTGAAGAACTCTGCTGGTGGATTCGTCTTCCAGCTCACCTGCTGGGACCGGCTAGACCGGTTCTTGGTCCTCGGTAACGAGGGTGGCACTTACTACGCGGGAGAGCGTGAGCTCACCAAGCAGAACGCTGCCTGCATCGAGCAGTGCCTCAACGAGGATGGACCGCGCGCCGTTGCTCGCATCGCCGAGCTCAGTGTGACGAACCGCATCCCCAAGAACGACACGGCCATCTTCGCCCTGGCACTCGCCAGTGCGCACAAGGACCAGGCCGTCCGTAAGGCAGCGTTCGCTGCTGTACCTGCAGTGTGCCGCATCGGCACGCACCTCTTCGACTACGCCAGCGCCTGTGACCACCTGCGTGGATGGGGTGAGGCGATGAAGCGCGCCATCGCCAACTGGTACCTCAGCAAGAAGCCTGAGGATGTCATGTACCAGGTAGCGAAGTACCGGCAGCGCAATGGCTGGTCCCACAAGGACATGCTCCGCCTGAGTCACGCCGTTCCTACCAACGAACTCGCTCCCATCTTCCGGTGGGTGGTCGACTCCGAACTCGGGGAGCGCGTGGTCCAGGGAAGTGAGAAGCGTGGACGCAAACAGCGTCAGTACGCCGGCGTCGGTGAGCTCCCCGAGTACCTCGAGGCGTTCAATGAGCTGCAGTCATGCAACGAGAAGCGGGTCATCGAGCTCGTGCAGAAGTACGGGTTCACCCGCGAGATGCTGCCCACGCAGCACCTCAACTCGCTGGACGTCTGGGCGGCTCTACTGCCGAAGATGCCCATCACCGCCACGCTTCGGAACCTGGGCAAGATGACCAACATCGGACTGCTCACTCCTCTCAGCGAGGGTGCGAAGGTCGTGACGGCTCGCCTGACTGACCCGAACATTCTCAAGCGTGGGCGTGTGCATCCCATCGCGCTGCTCAACGCCCAGGCTATCTACGCCATGGGCCACGGCATCCGCCGGATGCAGAACCGTCGGGCGGACGAGAAGGAGCCCCTCACCTGGACTCCCAACCGCGCCATCACCGACGCGCTCGACGAGGCGTTCTACCTGGCCTTCCAGGGCATCGAGCCCACTGGGAAGAACATCCTACTGGCGCTGGACGTGTCCGGCTCCATGACGGGTGGCAGCATCGCTGGAGTGCCTGGGCTCAGCCCACGCAAGGCTTCGGCAGCGATGGCCATGGTCACCGCCAAGAGCGAGAAGAACTGGCACATCGTGGCCTTCAGCTCGGGTGGCGGTCGCCGTGCTGGCGGATGGCAGTCCGGCAACTCCAGCCGTGGCATGTGGGGACACAACTCCGACGGCATCTGCCCCATCGACATCACACCGAAGATGCGGCTCGACAAGGTCCTCAAGGTCCTCGAGGGCTGGCCCTTCGGTGGGACTGATGTGGCCCTGCCGGTGCTGTACGCCTTGCGGGAGAAGATGCAGGTGGACGCCTTCGTGACGTACACGGACAACGAGACCTGGGCAGGGGACATCCACCCTCACCAGGCGCTCGAGATGTACCGTCGGGAGACCGGAATCTCCGCCAAGCTGGTGGCCGTCGGCATGACGGCAACCGACTACTCGGTGGCGGACCCGAATGACCCTGCCTCGATGAATGTGGTCGGATTCGACTCCGCTGCACCCTCCATCATGGCGGACTTCATCCGGGGTTGAAATCCTGACGATGAACGGGTACAAGAAGGGTGGCGGATTCGTCCGCCACCCTTCGGCGACCGGATGTAGTGGGTTCTCCGAATTTTGGTTTCGACAAGCCCCACTGCAACTACTTGTCGCCATCTATCCAGGGGTAGCTCAGTGGTTAGAGCTCTTTCCTCTCTGCAGCTACTTGTCTTCCAGACCGAAAGTGGAGAGTTTTCGTCTCACAAACGAGAGGTCGTTGGTTCGAGTCCAACCCCCTGGACCTCATGGAGTGTGTAGCTCAATGGCAGAGCACGGTAAAATTTCCCTCTGCAACACTTGTCCACCCCCGGACCGAAGTTGAGGGTTATCGGTTGCTAACCCCGGGGTTACGGGTTCGAGTCCCGTCGCACTCCCTCATGGAACGTGTAGCTCAGCCAGGTAGAGCAGCGGTATCCAGATTCCCTATGCAGAACTTGTCCGAGAGGACCGACGTATAGGGTTATCATTCAGCACCGCTGGTCACGGGTTCAAATCCCGTCGCGTTCCCCACCTCCAACAGCACTTGCTCTCACGGGATACTCTCGTGCTGAGCCGAAGTTGAAGGGTTATCTACCGAAGCAAACAAGGTGATTAGTAGGCGGGATGTCGTATGGTCGACCCAGCGACATCCCGCCGGCCTTGTTTTCTAGCCCTGTATCAGGCAGCGCGCAGGGCCAGCGGCAATGAGCTCACCAATCTCTTCGCTCCTCGTCCGAGTAGTGCGATAGCAGTTGGCTCATCGTTCACATCAGGCTCCCTGAAGATGGAGACGGGCAGCCCGGCGCAGGTGGCCTTGTAGGCCAGCTCGACCAGCTCCTCCTTGGAAGGCACCTGCAGCAGCACGACGTTGTTGCTGTTTTCATACCAGTCTACGTCTTCCCTGGGATGCTCCACTCCAAAGAGCTTGGCAGCATGGACCATCTGAGCACCCTGGAGGCCCGGCGGCTCCAAGTCGTTTCGGACGATGACATACAGCTTGTTCATGACTACACTCCTACTGAGAGCGCCGGGCATGGTGCCTGGGGAGAGCCCAGGACGCGACTTGGGTTGTTTGGTTCGTCATGAAACACCCGGCGCTCGCACTTCTAGTGGGCGAGGTGCGGCTCGAACGCACGACCTCTGGATTCTTTAGGCCCAGTGCTCTGCCAACTGAGCTACTCGCCCCTGCGCGGGTGGATGGGGTCGAACCACCGACTTCCGGGGGCTTTAGTCCCGGCCCTCTACCAACTGAGGTACACCCGCAGAACGCACGAAAGCCCACGGCGCCGGCGGCGCGGTGGGCTCTCTGGATACCCGCCGAAGCGGTCTGACTGTCAAAGTCGTGGGTTCACGGCACACCCAGGGTAACAATCCCGTACGGGATTGCAACCCCTTGTGCGGAGCTGAGAACGTAGGCTGAGACGATGTGTGCTCTCAGCCTTGGGAGACATCGCCCGGGGTCCGGTGGTACGCCTGCTGGCAGGCGTACCACCGCTCAGCGTAACGGGAGCCCTCCAGTCCCGGACAAAACTCCCGGCCTACAGGCCGCGCCTGTCACGACCTGCGGCGCCGCGCATCTGCAGAGAATCGCCCGAACGCTGCAGATGCAGAACCCAGCAGCTCCATGCTAGGCCCGTCCCACGGGCCTAGCATGGAGCGCTGGACCATGTGAACTGCCCCCAGACTGCCCCCGGCTGAGGGTACTTGACAGGCGTTCGGTGAGCCCGTGCAGCGTTCGTCGGGAAGGCTGCACGGGTTCGACCCAGCAGTTCCATGCTAGGCCCGTCCCACGGGCCTAGCATGGAACGCTGGGCCCTCCGATGGGGATTCAAATCTAGCTCGGGCCGGCTACTCTTCCTTGCGGGCCTGCCGGCGGCGCCACGCCTGGATGGCCTTGGTGCTCCCGTAGGCCGAGGCCGCGCCAGCGGCCGGCAGCGTGGCATAGGTGAGGTAGGCGGGTAGGTTGGACCGCAGCATCTGCTTGGCAATCTGGCCTGGCTTCATGCCGGCCCGGCGCAGGTGCTTGATGCCCTTCGCATGAGCCAGACCCTCGTAGCCCAACCCTGGAGCGGCTGCCGCAGCAGGAGCAATCATAGCCTTGCGCGCGGCCCCCTCGTCCTCCTTGTCGGACTTGAGCCCGGAGACTACCCCCGAGGCCAGGCCGGCAGCGGGGGACAGCCGGAGCGCGAGCGCGGTGGGCAGGTTCTGCAGCAGTCGTCCGGCCCGGCTGGCACCGATGTCCATGTGTCCGAGCTCGTGGGCGGCGATGGTTGGGGCGTGGGCTGCACGGCCCTTCAGGTACACACCCTCACGGAGCTGCTTCACCACCCTCTGCATCTGCTGGCGCTTGACTGGGTCCTTCTCGCTCTTGGCCGCCTGCTCGATGTGCTTGCGGATGAACTTCGGCATGAACCCCTTCGGCATGGCGTGGGCGTCGAAGCCGGAGTCCTTGGGGCCCGCAAACGCCTTGTGGCCGGAACCTCTCAGCATCTTCTTGGTCAGCTTCGGGTCCGACAGTGACTCGCCACCGGTGATGGCAGCGTGGCCGAGCGCCATTCCAGCGCCACGCGTGGCACGGGGGCCACCCATTGCCACCAACGTACCGCCGAGCTGCTCACGACGGTCCTGCAGCTCGAGGTCGCGCTTTCGATTCCGAGCGACCTTCATCAGCTCGGAGCTCATCCCGGACATACTCACCCAGGGAGTCATACCGGCGCTGCCTCTCTACGTGGTGGGCGCTGCTCTGGCAGCGGGCGCATATCCACCTGCGGGCCACCTCCACCCTGCTGTAGGTGGCTGAGCATCTGCGCAACGAGCTGAGCGAGCTCGGGGGACTGAGCCTCGAGTGCCTCCAGCGCCATCTGCTGCTGGTCGGGCGGGAGCTGGGAAATCTGCTGAGCGTAGCCCTGGGCCATAGCCAGCGGGTCGCCACCCATCTGACCATCCTCGAGGCGGTTGCCCATACCGAGCTGGCTCTGTGCCTCCTGGCCGAGCGCGCTCAGGGGTCCCCCGCCGGGCATGCCTGCCACGGGCTGTGGCGCCGGACCCATCGGTACACCGCCCTGCGCTGGAGGCATGGCCCCAGCGGCATTGAGCGGGCCGGGTGGCGGCTGGGCGCCCATCTGCGCAGCCATGGCAGGGTCCATCGCCCCTTCTGGACCACCAGGTTCACCTGGGGCTGGAGCACCTTGCTCGGACATCATCCCAGCCTGCGCTTCGGCCTGGTACTTCATCATGACCTTCTGTGCCTCTCCCTGCACTTCGGCCATGGCTAGCTGCTGCTTGCGCGTCGACTGCAGCCGCTTGTCGATTTCTCGCATCATGATTTCGTCCTCGTCTTCCTGACTGAGGTCAGCGTCTGCGAGGAGGGTGGTGTCCGAAATCTTCTGTGCCTGGTTGAGCTGGAAGAGGTACGCCTTGCGCTGGATGTCGTCGGCCATCTTGAAAGGCTTGAAGCGGATGTTCGCCTCCGGCCAATCGAGGTAGTTGGCAATCATCTTCATGACCCAGTTGGCCATGAGCTTCTGTCGCAGGACGTAGCCGATGAACGCATTCTCGAGCATGCGCATCGAGACGTTGGTGCCGGCGTAGCTCATCCCGCCCTGGAGGAACTCGCGCGGCACGCCCATACCCATGATGAGCTGCTCGGAGTGCATCTGCATCTCCTGGAAGAGCAGCAGGGCCTTGCCATCACCACCGATGCTCTGGTTGCCCAGTGGCAGTGGCATGATGGGGATGTAGTTGTGGTCGTAGCGCCAGCGCGCAATCTCCGCAGCGACCTGTTCCTTCCACTGCGTGAGGTTGATGGTGCTGAAGGGGTCGGTGGTCCCACTCGCCGCCTGCGGGAACAGCACGCGCAGCGGGACGATGTGCTCGAGCAGGATGGCCTCTTGGGCCTTCTTCATGAGCTGCAGGTAGAACGCGTCCTTGAGCACCGGCAGGATGAGCGGGATGCCCCAGCCTCGGTCCTGCCACGCCAGCGTCGGGCGCTTCAGGTGGAAGAAGTTGTCCTTGCTGAAGACGATGCCCTTCTGCTGACGTAGGGCCTGGATGAAGATTTGAGGGATGCCCTCGACCACATCCTTCTTGCCGATGACGATGTCGCTGCGAAGGGGCCCGGGGATGTTGTAGAAGTAGGTACTCTCACCAGTGATGTCGTTGTAGGTGATTTCGATGTCTTCGACGTTCCACCGGACGAGACGGATGCCGGACGCGTTCTTGTAGTACACGTCCTTGACTTCAGCTTCCTCGATGTTCCCGCAGCTCGGGCAGTTCAACCGGAAGCCGTAGTTGGTGAACGTCCAGAACTGACGCACCTTGCTGGCACGCTCGGTCCACCCACACTGACGGCAGGAGATGTACTTCTGGAACGGGAAACTGATGCTGACCGGGCAGTTGCCGTAGCAGCCATAGTCCAGACCCGCCTCCACCTGGAAGGAGCGGAAGAGAAGGTGGTCATGGTAGTACTCCTCCCACCGACGCTTCACCTCGCCACTGTCGTGGTCGACGATGATGTCCGTGATGGGATACTCCGCCAGTTTGAAGACCGTGGCGTTGATGAGCGGGTTGGTGAGGAAGTAGTAGCGGCAGTACTTGAACAGCTCCTTGACCGTCGTCGGCAAGTACGTGTGTGCAATGTCGAAGAACGGGTTGGGGTAGTTCACCCCGTTCAACATGCTGCCCTGGATGCGCCCACGCGTTACGCCAGCGCCACCCCGGCCTGGCCCCATCGGAGAGGTGCCGAAGTTGAAACTGCAGACGCCTGGAAACGTCATCCGCCGAACCCTTCTGGAAGCCTACCCTGAACCGAGGGTGATTCGATACGCTCCGCTGGCGCCGCCTGACCCTCAGCCTCCTCAGGGTATGGTGGCGGCTCCGCCGGGCGCTTCCGCCTGAGCAGCCTGCCCACCGCCTTGCCTCCCGCCGACAGGCCGGTGCCCAGCAACGTGGCGCCGGCGAGCGGCATGGCGGTCAGCGTGTAGGGGGCCATGTCCACGAAGCTCTGCGCCGCCCGCGCGCCCCGGCTGGACTCGCCAGGCTGACTCTTCCGAGCCGCCTCGGCCGCCATGAACCCAGCGGGCATGCCGAACGTCATTAGCTTGCCACCCACGGAAGGGGAGCCATGCCACTGCTGCCCGAGGGTGGCCTTCATCCCTTCGATGCCCTTACCAGTAGCCATGGTGCGGAAGAAGCCAGGGACGCTGGTCATCCCGAGCTCTTCCGCCTTTCGGGCGTGCTGTTCAGCCTTGCGCAGGGACTGCCGCTGGGCCATCAGCTTCTTCCTGGCCGGCCCCTTGGCCGTCCTAAGAGACTTGCCCGTCTCCGACAGGCGCTTGCTGATGTCTGCGCCCCCGGCGCCTATGGAGCGCACGGCGGCGCTGCGGGAGCGGAAGCCGCCCGGGAGCGCCCCTGTGACGCCATGGACCTGACGCTGGCCGAAGCGACTGATGGCGCCCAGAGCGCCCTCTCGCTTGGCCATCTGGCGGGCGTGCTGAATGCCTCGCTTGCCGGCCAGCATGCCACCCGCGCCACCGGCAGCGGCGCCCAGACCACCGCCCAGGGCCGCACCGCGCATCCCGCCGGCGAGGGCGCCCGCCAGACCAGAGCCACCCTGCTCCTTGGCCTGCCGATAGCCTTTGACTCCCCCGGCAAGGGCGCCCAGCCCAGCGCCGGCGGTGCCGCCCAGAGCAGCGGTAGAACCCCCAGCCAGCGCTCTCTGACCCAGTCGTTGCAGAATCCCAGCAGGGGCTCCCACCTTCTCGAGCTCGTCGTTGAACGCGAGCATCATGACTTCCTTGGGGTCAGACATGCGTCGTCAGCGGTAGCTGCGCCCGCAGCGCGGCTCGGCTCTCCTCGAGGTATTCTCGCACATCCAGCATGCGTCTGAGCTGCTCATCAGTGACGGTATCGCCGGTGGGTGCCTTGCCGCTCTTCCGCACCTCCGGCCAGAGCTCTTTGACCTCTTCACAGTCGACTGGGTAGTCCTCAACGTCATCCATCGTCACCCACTCGAGTGGCTCGATGGGGCAGAACGTCCCATTGAACATGTGGACCTGCTCAAGGAAGTCGTTGAGCTCCTCACTGAACTCCACGTCCTGTCGTACCCGGTTGGCTACATCCACCGCCACCATCGCTTGCGCCACCGTGGGCACCTGCATCACCTCGAAGTCCGGGGGCACGCCGTTGAACGCCATGCAGCACCAGACGAACACCTCCCACTCCTCCCAGAAGTTGTCGTTGAAGTGCAGCGTCTTGAGGGCCTGCACCTTGTGCATGTTGGCATCACTGATGTTCTGGCCACCAAAGTCCTGAGGAATGCGCCACTCGAGCGTCTCGGGCTCCCACGTCATCCACTCCGGGCCGTACTCCCGAAGCAGAATGAGGTCCAGCATGATGGGGTGAGTATCGGGGTGCTGGAAGATGTTCTTGGCTGTGACGGGGCTCGGCTTCTCATCCGGTGCAGGCACGCCCACCGACTCGTCCGTGACCCCCTGTGTGGTCTCATCGAGGTCCGTGATGTTGTCCTCACGGGCCGTGACCGTCTCGTTGTCCTCCACCGACTCCGCAGCGAGCTTGCTGAGCCCCAAGCTCGTGGCAGCGCGTTTGAAGCGCTCCCCGAAGTCGACGGACGGCAGAGTCATGCGCTCTGCTCAGCCTGTTGCACCGGTGAGTCGTCGTTGTTCGCCATCCGCATGATGACCAGCCTCTGGTCACGCGGCAGGCTGTTGAAGATGGCCTGTGGGTCCTTGGACATCTCTTCCGCCACCTCAGCTCCGAAGCGCTGCTTGAGCGTCGAGACGTTGTTCGCCAGGTACTCGGTCAGTCGACGGCGAGTGATGTACTCATTTCCGATGACGATGGCTGCTTGTGGGTCTTCCTTGTTCCCTTGTGCTGCAGTCTTGCCGAAGGTGGTGTAGTACGCGTCCGGGATGTCGCCGTAGTGCTGCTGCAGGCATGCCGCCTTGTCGAACTCCTGCAGGGCGAGAGCCCAGTCCTCTGGAGGCATGGCAGCCCTGCACTCAGCCAGCTTGCTGAGCACCGCCTTGTGGCCCTCATCCAGGATGTTCGACTGGCGAGCCTCGAGGCAGACCTGGATGTCGGACTCAGGGGCGTAGGTCACCGACCCGTACTTCTCGATGAGTGGGTCGGTGTAGATGTCCAGGGCACTGGCCCGCTTCACCAGATTCCCACAGTAGGTGTGACGGTCCGCCGGCTGCATGAACTTCCAGGTGTCCATGAAGTAGCGGGCCGCTTCCTTGACCTGCAGGTAGTTGTCCAGCGGGTACATCTCTCGCTCGGGAAGCGCGTAGTGCTGGGCCTTCTTCTCCTGCACCACCTTCGGCGGCTCATGGCTGGTGACATCGACATGAGGCTGAAGAGCACCCATTTGCGGCAGCTTCGGCGGCTGCTCTCCCGCAACGGGGTTCTCCTCCTCATCCATGATGGCCCTGTGGAATGCGTCGATGGATGAGTCACCCTGGGACTCCTGCTTCACGGCAGAAGCCGTCTTCGGGATGACGAACTTCTCGCGCTTCTTCGGGTCGTTGTCCTTGCTGGGCACGCTCTGAGACGTCATGTCGTACGTCTCGGCGAGCTCGGCTCCCTTCTCGAGCACGTCCCCACCGATGCGCTTCCAGAGTTGAATCTTGTGTACCCGTTCCATCTTCACCCCGTGCCAGTCACCGGCGGCTTCCCGCCGAGGACGTTCGGATTCACCATGCTACCAGACTGACGTGCCTGGGCGAGGTTTCGCTGGATGCCCGCCTTCGTGCTCTTGACGGCTTCCGGTCCGACCAAGGCCAAGTGTGCAGCACGAGCCAGCCCCAGAGCAATCTTCTCCAGCTCCTCCGGGGGCTCGATGCCATACCACCCACATGCCTTGACGAGGTTGGCTGCCGCAGTCTTCTGCGCCACCACGGGCAGCTTGTCTGCGGTCTTCATGAAGTACTCGACGCTGAGTGCGGTGTTGCCAGCATCACTGCAGGCGAACTTGCGGAGCTCCACGTCTCCATCCTGCAACACCAACGCGTACAGGTCGTCGGGCAGCTCGGCCCGTCGCTCTGGTGGTAGATGCTCAGCGTTCTTGATGAGGTCGGGTACGGACTCTTGGGTCGGGAAGATGGAACGAAGAACCGCCCCGTTGTAGTCGTCGCCGGCGTCGATGACCAGGCCGCTGAGCTTCTCCATGGGTCCTCCAGGGGAGCGTAATCGCGCAGAACTGCACTTGCAAGAGTACATCGGGGCCCGGGGATAAGGGAATCGGACAAGAGGCCATAGTAGCCATAGGAGGACGAATGAGTCAGAACGGACAACCCGGCTGTTTCGGGGTGCAGTGGGACGCCAACGCAGTCGAATGTCGTGGGGGCCTCGACCCCAACTACGCCCACCCGCAGAACGGGGGCAACCGCCGGGAGATGTGTCGGTGGTACTCCCAGTGTTCTGCAGCGACGAATCACCAGCGCCTCCAGAGCGCTGCGAAGGTGGTGCCTCCACCACCGCCAGTACAATCGCCACTGCTCTCTCAGCAGTCTCTGGTGAGGCCACCTGCACCGAGCGTGGTTGCCCCACCAGCACCGATGACCGCCATCGTGCCCCAGGCGCAGGCGCAACCCCAGCAGCCGAGGGTGATTCATGGACCGCCACCGGCACAGCAGATTGCCTACGTTGGCAATCAACCCTACACGCAGCCAATCCATGCTGCTATGCCGACCATGGTTCCGATGAACCAGACGATGCAGGGCGCCCAGACCAACAGTTTCCTGATGGTGCCCGAGCCAGAGGACGAGGAAGTCCCCTGGTCCGCCAGGCTCTGGCGGAACACCTACCGCGCGATGGGCAAGGCCGCGTTCATGACGTTGGCCAACTTCATAGACTTCAACCCGATTGGAAGACACCGCCAAGACTAACGGTGGTACAACCCGCACATGTACGTTGTGAAGCGTGACCCCAACAAGGGGTACATCGACACATGGCTCTGGGTGCCTCGCAGCTACATCAACGTCGATGGCACCAAGCAGAGCTTGACCCATGTCTTCACCGACAGGGGAGGAGGCATGAAGGTCATCGAGCTGTTCCAGGAGGCTCCGTACCACTTGCTGGTACCACGAGCCTTCTGGACCCCGGCCGAGCTCCCGTTCGAGGTGGTGGACTGTCGTCCGCTCAACTACGAGCAGGTGAACTTCGCCTCACGCATCAAGCTGGACCACCGGCTGCAGGAGAACCTGAAGGGAGCACATGAGTTGCTACCTACGGGTGATGACGTCCAACGCAAGTCGCTCAACGCCATGCAGATGGCGATGGGCGGAGTGCTGCAGCTCGCGTGTGGCAAGGGCAAGACTCCGGTCGCCCTTCGCCACATTGCAGACGCTCAGATGCCCGCACTGGTGATGGTGGACAACACCCAGCTACTCGAGCAGTGGCAGAAGGAAATTGACCAGTTCCTCATCGTACCGGGAGGCATTGGCATTATTGCCGAGGGGAAGAAGGACTGGAAGAAGGGTCTCGTACTCGGGACCTACATCTCCGTCGCCAACTGGGCGGAGAGCATGCCTGAAGAGGTGCGCCGATTCTACGGCAACGTCTACTGGGACGAGGGACATCACCTCAGCGCGCCCGTGTTCTCGAAAACTGCCCCTCTATTCTACGGGCAGCGGTACTGCCTGACTGCGACTCCCGAGCGCGTGGATGGCTACCACATCATTGCCGACCTACACGTCGGCGAAATCCTGCACAAGGACCTCACGCAGCCACTGAAGGCACGGTTCATCTTCTACTGGACCGGGCTAGAGCTGGACCTGACGGACCCACAGTGTGATGTGCTCGACAAGAACAGGGAGATTCACTCGTCGAAGGTGTTCAAGTACTTCGGCAGGTGGAGACAACGGCTCTGGATGATTGTCCAGGACTGCATCGATGCCGTACAGTTTGGACGCAAGGTGCTGGTCGTAGGCTCGAGCATTGACGAGGTGGTCAACCTCATGGCCATCTGGACGCGTGGGGCGTACACCGACCTCATCACCGACATACCCTACCCCCAACCCCACGAGGTCGGTGAGACCCTGACACCGCTGCCATTGAAACCAGCGGAGGGCAAACGGCTCGAGGTGAACCTGGAGAAGCAGAGGAAGAAAGTGGCCGCTGGGAATCTCTCTGCACTGCAGCAGCAGGAGGCAGAGGGTCGACTGGCTTCCATCGAGCTCGACTGGCAGAAGTACCAGGTCCACAAGAAGTGTGAGAACCTCAACGATAGACGAAGGCAGAAGTTCATCGATGAGCTAACTGCCGAGAACAGCACCGCTGGGTTCATGACCTACGGCGTTCCCGCCAAGACCCGACAGGAGTTCGTGCGAACCAGGGATGTGACTTTCGCCATCATGAAGTACGGGAAGGAGGGGCTCGACGCCCCTCACCTCGACACCATCTTGGTGAGCACTCCATTCTCCCAGAAGGGAGGGCTGCAGCAGCTCATGGGGCGCATCACCGGCCGGCCCATGCCGGGCAAGAAGAAGTGCATCGTGGCGTTCTACCGGGACAACATCGGTGCCATGCACGGAATGTGCGACAAGCTGGAAGGACACCTTCGACAGTGGCCCATCGATGAGGGTGGGCCTCTCGACTTTGAACACGTCAACAACCCGAAGAGGATACGGTGGCAGAAAGCATCAAGTTTGAAGGACGCCTTTGGGCAGTCGTGACGGCAGCGAGTGGCCGTCGATTCATCGGTGAGGTGGTGACCGTCACGGAGGATGAGGAGTCGGAGGTCATCAAGTTCATGCGACTCGACCCCGCCTACGAAATCACCACCCTCATGAGGCCAGTGCCTACAGGGCCGAGGCCAGACGAGATGGCCATCCAGCGCCAGACGTTGGTGTTCCCAGTGGATGCTTGTGCGTACGACTGCTCCGTGCAGTTGTCGTATCCGTCCGAGGTTCACTTCGCTGACGACTTTCACGAGAACGACAGACGGATGTTCATCGACCAGATTCGCATGGTGCGAGCACAAATGGTCGAGGGTCGGGGACAAAAGCTGGGGCTGGCAAAACCGCCACCCGGCTTCGACCCAACCAAGTTCAAAGGAAGCTGACTCGATGGTAGCTCCTGACTACAACAAGACGCTGCCCGTGCTGCAGCAGCAGTGGTCACGGTGCCAGAACTGCGAGCTCGGGCAGCGACGAGTGAAGGTCGGCGGACAGTTCGTGTTCGGCGAGGGCACCCCCGGTGGCATTCTGTTCATCGGGGAGGGACCCGGCAAGGATGAGGAGAAGGAGGGCCGCCCGTTCATCGGAAAGAGCGGGCAGGTCCTCCGAGACGTGCTGGGTCAGCTCGGTCTAACGGATGTCTCCTACATCACTAACACCGTATGCTGCAGGAGCTGTGCCCAGCAGTTCAGTAGGGAAGGACAACCGCAGACGTACGACGATGGTCAACCACGAATCGCAGACCAGCCACCGACGACGTTGCAGGTGCATGCCTGCTCACCTCGCCTGTACGAAGAAATCTACCTGGTCGACCCAGTACTCATCGTGACACTGGGAGGTGGTGCAGCGGAGGCCATGCTGCATCGTGCTGTGACCATCACATCGGAGTGCGGGAACGCATACGTCGTGAAGATTCCTGGGGCGGCCACCGTCCCCCAGCTTACAGAGAAGAGGCAGCAGTGGCTGCGCAAGGTGAAGAAGCAGTGGGTAATGCCCACCGCACAGAACTACGTCGAGTACCACTGCGTGCTCAACCTTCACCCAGCCTACGTGCTGCGCAACCTGAAGGACGAGAGACCTGGCAACCCAGCAGAAAGGTTCTTCGAGACCATGAAGCTGGTGAAGAAGGTGTACCTCAAGTACCTGCGAGAAGTTTTCGGACAAGCACAACAAGACGAGACCGTCTATACGGAGGAGCATGGCTAGGCACAACGAGGTCCCCATCAACAGCGTCCCGGAGGTCGCTGCGTTGGAACAGACCAAAGCACGCATGAGAAAGTTCATGGAGGACAACTCCCAGTTCTTCGAGTGGTGGACCGAGCTCGTGGAGGAGTACAACGACCGTCTGCAGGCAGCAGAGAAGGCAGTGAGAGCCCGCCAGGTCAGTTGTGGCGAGCTCGAGCTCGGCTCGTACCAGACGAGGTACGACTGGGAGTACATGTACGAGCGCTACGGGCGCGAGGGTTTCCTCGAGCGCGGTGGCAAGCTCAACACCGTCGTCGTCAAGGACGGTGACAAGAAGCGGGTCGACATGCAGATTGACTCTGGGAAGATTCCTGCCGAGGACGCCCAGCACATCCGAAAGAAGGGACCCAAGTTCACCATCCCCAAGCCCATCGGGATGCCATCGCTATGAACTGGGCTGGGACGCTGGAGAAGTACGGTTGGCGGGCGGACGAGGTCGGCAACGAGCCCTTCCACCCGCTGGCGCTCCAAGCACAGCAGGCGCGTGCCAACGGTCAATCCGTGGCGCGCATCAGCACTACCGTGGGAACCTCTGAGGGATATGGCGACATCAAGGTGAGCTTCACCGTCAGCGTCGACTGTGTCCAGGCCGAGGCCACCATGAACCTGGCAGGCGAGGCTGCCTTCCTGAAGGCTGTCGAGCTGGTGAACGATAGTGCTCGCTTCCTCGGCATGACCGAGTTGGTGCAGAAACGATGAGCGTCAAGGGAACGCTTCGTGGTTCTGAGCTGGTCCTCGGTCGACTGACCGTGGACTGGCTCACGCAGCCATCGCTCACCATCACCGCACTCGCTGCCATCGTCGACTCGACGACTGGAGCGACGCACGCGTGGCTGGATGGCAGACAAGTAGCGTGGTCTTCGCACACGGCTAAGGCACTGGAGGCTCTTCGCAAGAGTGTCGAGTCCGACATGGCAGCGGTTCACCTCATTGGTGGTGGTGCTACCGGGCCAGTGGACGAGAGAGGACTCGAGGCGTCGGAGGGTGGTCTGAGCGAGCACCTGGGTACCGCCTCCGACAACTCGGATGAGGGAGGCACGCCTTCCATCTAGCCCTAGATGTTGGGGTGCAAAAGCCAATCGCCCCAACACCTTGTGGCGCACACGAAAAGCGTTGACCGGCCCACGGTAACCCGTACCGTGGTCAGTCCGCGCAAGGCTCACGTGGGTGCGTGATAAGGGCTAGCGCGAACAGGAGAATAGGATGGCGTCATGGGAACACCAACTTCTTTCGAGAATCATCCGCACAGGCGACATGAACACGGTGCTCCAGTGGGGCATCGGCTACGAGGACTTCCTGACGAGTGAGGGAAGAGCCATCTTCCAACACATGCTCGGGTACTTCCAGATGCCCGAGACTTCGGGCGCCGTACTCGGGCCCTACGCACTGCAGCAGCACTACCCTACCTTCCATCTGTGCGACGACGGTTCGATGACCATCGACTCCCTCTGTCACGAGGTGCGTCAGAATCGAATCAAGACTGAGGGACACGAGCTCATCGTCAAGGCGAGCGAGATGCTCCAGATGAACCCGATGGCGGCGGTCAACCACCTATCCAACGGGTCCAACTACCTGCAGTCCATCGGCACTACGCGCAAGACGGACGTCTTCATGGACGAGTCCATGGGACGAACGATGCAGCGCTACGAGCTGAAGGAGCAGGGCGTCGACATGTCGGTGTGCCCGATGCCGTGGGAGCCGTTGCAGGAGGCCACAGGTGGCCTCGAGGAGGAGGACTACGTCGTCATCTACGGACGACCTAAGTCGATGAAGACGTGGGTGCTCGCATTCCTCATTGCCTGGTGCATAGACCAGGGAAAGCGGATGCTCATCTACACGAAGGAGATGACGGCCGACAACATCTTCCAGAGAGTGGCAGCGGTCCTCGCTGGAGTTCGGTATCACGAGTTCCGGCGTGCCCGCCTCAACCCAGAGGAGAAGGCAGCCATCTACGCAGTGTGGCGGTACATCTACGCCATCCGGCAGCAGCAGCCCATAGTCTGCCTGTCCGCCAAGGATGCAGGCCATGGAGGCGACACTGTTCCATGGCTGCGCAGCAAGGTGGAGCAGCACAGACCCGACATCTGCTGCATCGACGGGATGTATCTGATGTCCAGCACGAGCGCCAACCCTCGACAGAAGGACAACGCTCGGGTGAGAGACATCAGTCGTGCCTTGAGGCAGATGAACCTGGATACGCGTGTGCCTATCATCTCCACCATCCAGGCCAACCGAGAGGCCGCGAAGCACTCAGATGCGAACCTGGATGAGATTGCGTTCTCGGACGCCATCGGACAAGACGCCACGCTCGCCATGCGGGTCATCAATGAGAAGCACCAGCCAACGCTGGCACTCGTAGTTGGTGGCTCACGCGAGTACGACCTGGAGGGATTCCGCATCTACGGGCTGCCTGCCTACAACTTCGGCTACGCCGGACCGCTCACCACTGCCGAGGTGCTTGCTGCACAACAAGCGGACAACCCAGAGGTAGCAGTCGGCAAGCAGGGTCGTAGGAAGACTGCTGCAAAGCAGGTACAAGACATGAGCGAGGTCGCCCAGGCGGCCCAGAAATTCCAGAGCATGAACACGGAGGACTGATGGACGTACAGGCGGAGGTCCTCGCTGTCGCTCAGTCGTACCTACGCAAGGTAGGGCGCTCGGGCGCCGAGAACATCATGGCCATCTGTCCCTTCCATAGGAAGCTGGACGGGTCCGAGGAATCTACTCCGTCATTCTCCATGTCCCTGACGAAGGGGGTGTACTTCTGCCACGCGTGCCACGCCAAGGGCAGCTTGTACACCTTCTTCAAGGAGCTGGGACTCGACCGGCAGACCATCAACTTTCGATACGGTTTGCTGCTCGATGGTGTGGCGAAGAACATGCCGGCGCGCCCAGACCCTGGGCGCCCGCGTGAGATATGGGTCGACCTTGAGTCGGCAATCGATGAAGCCCTGCTTGGTCTGTTCGACCACGATGTGACCGCCCTGCTCCCCGACTTCGACCCAGAGACGTTGAACCACTTTGACGTTGGATGGGACGGGTGGTGGAACCGCGTCACCTTCCCCATCCGGGACATGGACGGAAAGCTCATCGCCATCAGTGGCAGGGCGGTCTACCCAGAGCAGGAGCCCAGGTACAAAATCTACGAGGAGGAATACAAGGTCTGGGACTTCCCGCCCCGCTACGGATGGAACAAGCGTACCGCCCTCTGGAACGCTTGCGCGGTCTACCCAGAACTTCATCTCCACACCCCCGACCAGGGATTCATAGTGGTGGTGGAGGGGTTCAAGGCTGCCATGTGGGTGTGGCAGGCAGGGATAACGAACGTGGTAGCCCTGCTCGGAAGTTATTTGTCCTGGGAGCAGGGGTGGATACTTGAACGCCTCGGCGTCCCGGTGTACTTGTTCTTGGACAACAACGCTCCAGGGTGGGCAGGTCAGATAGACGCAGCCGCCCGGCTTACAGAGAAAGGGGTGACCGTACGATTCATCGAGTACCCGTTGAGGCTGCAAGATGATGAAGACGCACAGCCCGACAGCCTTACCGAGCTTGAAGTACTACAACAAAAGGCGAGAGCGCCTCACTACAGAGACTGGCTGCTGAAGCAGCATGGAGAACGGCATGGCATTCGGCAAGGATGACACACAGCTATCGAACATCCCCGTCTATGGCTCCTCTGGGAGCTTCACTCAGACGGGGCACACCTCAAGCGTGGCGCGCAGGGGCAGGAGCAAGATGCCCTACTGGCGCAATACACTCGAGCTGAGCGAAGACCCTCAGCGACCAGACCGCATTCGGCTCATTCCAGCCGACTACAAGCAGCACGTGACTGACCCAGGAACTGGTCAACTCGTGGAGATGTCCCGCCCCTTCGTGGAGTTCCGAGAGCACTTCCACGCATCCAGCAATCGAGGTGCAATCTGCAGCGCGGGACCGCGCTTCCTCGACAAGCAGAATCGAGACCCCTGTCGTGGTTGCGACATCTGGGAGGAGGACAAGGCAGAGCGCGACGCGAAGAAGGCTCGAGGTGATGAGACCAAGGGGCCCAATCGCATCTCGCGCATGGACAAGTTCGCGTTCACCGCACTGGACTACGCGTACTACTTCGAGATGCCGCAGACAGACAACCGCACTGGCCAGTTCCGCATGAACCCGAAGACCAACCAGCCCTACATGGAGTGGGTCAAGGCGTTCAACCCACAGGACCCGGTGTTCACTGGGCGCAAGTGGCGAGAAGGCTCCACGCGACCGTGGATTATGCCCAAGACGCAGAAGGACAAGCTGGTCGACCGCAACATCATCATCGGCAACCAGTGCCTGGCATGTGGGCAGCCGGGGATGTACTCACGCGGTTGGTACTGTGGCAATCCTCAGTGCCGACAGCTCATCTTCGACCCCAACAACACGACGCTCAGTCTGGATGAGCAGAAGACGAAGTCCCGTGAGCTCTACACTTGCCCACACTGCAGCACGCGGTCGCATCCCGTCGAGGTCGTCCAGTGCTTGCACTGTGGTGGTGACAAGCGGGCCCAGATTTTCGATGTGGACCTGTACGTCTACCTGGCGCCCACAGGCAACGGGAAGCAGAAGAGTCTGGAGATTGTGACACACAGCGCACCAGGGCCTGTCGTGTTGCAGGACCCGGAGTCGATGAAGTGGGTCAAGCCCCTCAAGCTCATCGAGCGGTTCGCACCCACGGCCCTCGAGGAGCAGGCGAAGCTGTGGAACATCACCACCCCAGCGCCTGCACCACAGCCTGCGGCACCTCAACAGCAACAGTGGGCACCACCCCCAGGAGCTCCGGCAGCGTACGCGCCGCCTGCCCCTGCGCCCGCAGCAGCCATGCCGCCAAACCCGATGGGAGCGCCTGCCGATGCGGCCGGCAACCCCATCTATCAGCCACCCATGGCGCCTCCCCCGGCGCCGGCTCCGGTGGCCCCACCTCAACCCCCACCACCGATGGCGCCGCCAGCGCCTCCGGCTCCTCCAGCCACGCCAGCCCAAGAGGGTGACGTAGCCTCCATGCTCGCAGCATTGGGCGGAGGTTCCGGGAACAATAGCTAGGGACCAGGCGCCCGCTCCTACCTTTTCTCCGGGGAGCGGGCGCCGAATCCCGTCTGGTGAAACATGACAGGTTGGAACATCGACGTTCCCACCACGGACTACTACGGACCGTGGCCCGGGGAACCAATGCACGAGTTCGATGCTGACGCAGTCCAAGCACTCGTCAACGAGCTTCAGGCTCAGCCACTCATAGCCATCGATACAGAGACGACCGGCCTCACTCTGTGGAAGGACCTTCCTCTGTACTGGTCGCTGGCGTGGGGGAACAAGCGCTGCACGCTACACGCGAGCATGCTCCACTACTTCCAGGGCGTCTTCAACGACCCGTCCAAGTGGTGGGTGTTCGCCAACGCGAAGTACGACGCGCACATCTTAGCCAACGTGAGTACCTTCTTCGCAGGGAACCTCGTGGACACACAGGTGATGCACGCGCTGCTATACGAGGACAAGCCGCACCGACTCAAGTTCATGTGCAAGCACATCTTGGGCTGGACGTGGGGCGACTTCGAGGACACCTTCGGCAAGATTGGCAAGCGCCAGAGTGCCGAGGACGTCATCCGCAAGGCGGAGCGTGAGGACTTCCCACTGCTGGTCGAGTACGCAGCCAATGACGCGTGGGGAACCCTGGGCGTGTTCAACGAGCTGCGTGGACAGCTCGAGCGCGCCGGCACGCATTCTCTCTTCAGGAGCAAGCCTCCCTACATAGAGAACCTGTGGGACCTCTTCTACAAGGTGGAGGTTCCCTACACGAAGTGCCTGTGGCGCATGGAGCGACACGGCATCAAGGTAAATCGGCAGACGCTGGAGAACGCCCGACCGCAAGCCGAGGCTGAGCTGGACCGCATCGGGCGCGAGCTGTTCCGCCTGCGCGGGCAGCCTGTGAACATCAACAGCACACCGCAGCTCAAGAAGTGGCTCATCGACGAGAAGGGACTCAAGCCCATCAAGTGGACGAAGGGCGGGAAGAAGGGCATCCGTCAGCCCAGCACCGACGCACAGTTCCTACAGCACTACGCCGACCAAGGTGTGGAGGAGTGCGCGCTCATCCTGCAGCACCGTGACTACTCCAAGCTGCTGGGGACGTACATCAACGGGCTGCACGAGCTGCTCGACCCAGTGGACCGCATCCACACGAAGTTCAACCAGGACGTGGCACGCACTGGACGACTGTCGAGCTCGGAGCCCAACCTGCAGAACATCCCACGACCGGAGAACGACCACTGGAACCTACGTGGCGCCTTCGTCCCCGAGGATGGCTACACGATGCTGTGCCTAGACTACGCCCAGTTGGAGATGCGGCTGCTGGCCGCTGCCTCGCTCGAGCAGAGCATGATTGAGATGATTCACTCGGGCAAGGACATCCACATGGGCAACGCCGAAATCGTCTTCGGGCTTCCCTACGACGACATCAAGGCAGCCAAGAAGAAGGACAAGGCCGACTTCACCGAGTACGACAAGCAGTGCATGGCTGCTCGGTCAGCCGTGAAGAACATCGGCTTCGGCATCCTGTACGGCATGGGCCCCAACAAGATGGCGAACGACTTGGGCATAACAGTAGAGGAAGCTGAGGCGAAGATTGCTCAGTTCCTCGATACCTACCCTGCAGTGAAGGCATTCACCGAGGAGGCGGTTCAGGAGACGGAGCGCACCGGCTACGCATTCACCGTGCTCGGCCGACGGCGCAACATCCCCGAGATTGCCTCCAACAGTCGTGCCGAGCGAAGTCGTGGTGAACGGCTGGCGGTGAACACCCAGATTCAGGGTAGTGCTGCTGACGTGGTGAAGATGGCCCAGATTCTCTACGACAAGCTGGGCTTCGAGCGTGACTTCGGTTGCCGCATGCTCCTGCAGGTTCATGACGAGCTCGTGTTCGAGTGCCCCAACCAACACGTAGACCATATGCTGGGGGAGATTCAGGAGATGATGCAGCACCCATTCAGTGAAGACCTGGCTGTCTTTCTCGAGGCAGATGGTGGCAAGGGCACTTCATGGGGTGAGGCGAAGTAGCTGGTGGGGCCTCCCGAGGTCGGGTATCCTCTGACCAAAGGAGGCCACCATGCCCGAGAACGATGAAGGAATGGACAAGTTCGGTGTAGATGAAACGCAGGGACTCTCTTCCGAGGAGCAGGAGAAGCGCGCCGCCAAGGGCTGCCCACGATGTGGGAAGGAGCTCGTCAAGCACGGCGCGGTCATCCTCTGCCCCGACTGCGGAAGTGAGCCCTTCGAGAAGGGCTAGGATGGCAACACGGAAGAAGGGAAAGAAGAAGACTACGAAGAAGACCACGAAGAGAGCGGCGGTGAAGAGGACTCCCCCGCCGCCCGTGGTCACAGGAGGGGGCGAACCGCTGGCGTCACTGGCGGTCGCTCCTCCCCCACCGCCCACGACGGACCAGGCATTCCTGGAGCGTCAGGCGGCACTCGATGCAGTGGCCAATGCCTTCAATGAAGATGGTCACATGGTCATGGTGCGTGGGGATGAGGCGCCCAATCCCTACATCCTGCGGCGGCCCACTGGCATCATGGAGCTCGACATCGACCTCGCTGGTGGCTGGCCTGCTGGTGGAGCGTGCTTCGTCTCCGGGCCGGACAACTCCGGCAAGACGTGGCTGATGCTCCAGACGATGGCAATGCAGCAGCGCATCTACGGACAGCGTTGCGTGCAGGCTATGGCCATCACTGAAGGTGGCTTCCCATACGACCAGTGCATGCGGGTCGGGCTGCGCATCGCAGTGCCTGACGACATGATTCGCCAGTGGCAGCAGGTACGCGTCCAACGTGGCCTAGCCCCCTACACGGTGCAGGACCTCACCTACTTCAAGGAGCAAGTAGGCGACTTCCGCATCATCCGTGGGTCCACTGGTGAAGAAGTGTTGAGCGTGCTCCTCCAGGTCATAGGAACCCGAGCATGCTCCATCGTATGCGTCGACTCGCTACAGGGGCTCCGTCCCCTTGCCGATGCAGACAAGGAGATGGATGAGGCATCCAAGCGCGCGGCACACGCCTCGATGATTACCGAGTTCTTCAAGCGCTACATCCCCATCACCACAGGGCTGTCGGGAGTGAACTCGACCACGCTGCTGATGACGCAGCAGGTACGCTCCAACTCTGCCAAGGCAGAGGCTTCAGCCAACATCCAGAAGTACCTGAAGGATTGGGCCATCGCTGGCTCCTACGCCGGTCGTCACTACAAGCTGGTCGACCTCATCTTGTACGACGGCGCTGTCGACAAGCGGGAGGTGTCAGGGCAGGGCAAGATTGCCGTTGGCAAGACCCTGAAGTGGGAGTTCGAGAAGGGCAAGGCCGGCACCCACGACAACATCCAAGGCGAGGTCCAGTACCGGTACATGCTCAATGACGGTACGGCATTCCCACCAGGTGTCGACTTCCTAGGCACTGTCATGGACTCCGCACAGCAGCGTGGCGTCCTCCGCAAGGTGGGGAGCAAATACACACTGGTGCGACCAGACACCAACCAGGTGCTGGAGGAGTACTCCGCCCCGAGTCTCAAGGCGTTCAGGCGCTGCATGGAGCTCGACGAGGAGTTCGAGATGTCCGTCAGGCTGGAGGTACTCGCAGCAGCAGGTGTCCAATGCCTCTATCAGTGAAGGTACGACTCGACTACGACGACACGCCGCGCACTCCCTACATCACCATCAACGTACGCACGGATGATGGTCAGGGAGCCTCGCAGCCCATCAACTACTTCAACCTATTTGGCAGCGAGCACGTCGTCTTCATCCTTCCTCCCGAGGGTGGACGCCCGATGAAGAAGAAGGCCATCAAGAAGCGGTCAGAGAAGCAGGAGACGAAGCGCATCGAGGCAGTCGGGGGTCGCCGCCACAGTGGAAGCGGCTCCCGTGCCGGGTATAAGTCCGACGGTAGCGTCGGTAACCGCTATCGAATGGAGAACAAGTTCACTACGGCCGAATCGAGACGTGTGGAGCTGAAGGAGCTACGCAAGCTGAGAAGCGAGTGCCTGAATGGGCAGGTTCCCGTCTTCAACATCGACTTCCAAGACAAGCACACTGGCGCCACCAAGGAGAGCTGGGTGCTCATCCCTACCAAGGAGTGGGAGAGGCTAGCCAATGCTGAGAACGATTGAGGAGCTGAGAGCGCTCGATGCACCTACGAGGCAGGCGCTCGTCCACCACGCCATGCAACTCTCCACGCTGTGGTACCAGTGGAAGCTGCAGCATGATGGAGCGTTCACCATCACGGTGAAGCACGAGACGTCCAGAGAGCGGAAGACGGGCGTGCATGCCTCCGAGCTGCACGGCTGTCTCCGCAAGCTGGTCTATGCCGTTCGTGGTGAACCACGTCAGAGCGGCAACCGCGACGTGAACATGCAGCGCCGCTTCGACATCGGCACCATGACCCACGAGCTCATTCAGCACGAGTTCAAGGAAATGTGTGCTTGGCTGAGGCAGTATGGGACCGAGCTCTACTTCGATGCGGAGGTGCCCATCCACCCAGGGCTCGGAGGTGTCGCCCAGGGGTATCACATGTACTCCAGTTGCGATGGTGTCTTCACCTTCTGCACCCAGGGAGCCCCCTACCTACGCGTAGGGCTGGAAATCAAGACGTCGTCGTACCTCGAGTTCGACAAGCTGACGAAGCCGAAGGAGGACCACGCTTGGCAGACGTGCATGTACCAACGTGCGCTCGACCTGCCGTACATGTGGGTTCTCTACTACAACAAGAGCAACAGCAACACGACACCCAGCGAGGCGCCGTGGCTGTTCCAGTTCAACGAGCCACTATGGAGTGGCACCATCGAGCCACGCATCATGAGTGCGTACCAGATGGCCAGTGCAGGCCAGCTACCCGCACGTGAGGAAGGCCGACCGTGCGGGTGGTGCGCGTGGGCGTGGACTTGTAACCCCAACTGCATGCGAAACAAGGAGGCTCAGGGCGGTAGCGCCGCCAGAGAGTTCTGATGCTAGATGTACCCGAGCAGCTCGGGCTGTCGAATACCGAGCAACAGAACCTGCACCAGCAGTGGAGCACCTTCAACCAGGTGCAGCAGAGATTGAAGCAGGAGGGATTCGTGCCGCTGCCGTACCCCCAATACGCGTGTCCAGGCTATCTGGATGTCGAAACGCTCACCGCACATGACTCACGCACTCTGACGATGGAGTACGCCAAGTACAAGGCGTGGCGAGACTTCACTGCCGAGCGCCTGGCCTACTCCGAGCAGATTCTGCTGGAGACGAGCAACGAGATGAGCGCCATCGAGGCGCGCACGAAGAAGCGACTGCAGCAGGACTCCAAGAAGAAGTTCACGAAGGACGAGATTCGCGAGGAGGCCAGGAGCGACCAGCGCTACGAGCAGCTCAAGCTCCAGGAGCAGGAGAACAAGCAGCTCAAGGTCGCCTACGAGACACAGAGGGACCGGTTCTCCAACGGAATGAGCCTCATCTCGAGGGCCATCACCATGCGTGGTCAGGACATCGAGCAGGGCAACCGAGGCAGCAACATCGGTGCCACTGGGACGCAGAGAGAGTTCGGAGGATGATTCACATCACCATACCGAGCATCCCCATTAGCTCCAACAACGCGTACTTCACGATGGTGAAGAGGCAGGGCAAGGGCAAGTCGACCCCCATCCGTGTGCTGACCCCCAAGGGGAAGAAGTACAAGAAGGAGACGGCAACCTACATCACCCGCCACTATCCCAGTGAGCTGAGGTTCTTTCAGCCCAACGTGCCGTACGCGTTGTTGGTCCACTTCATCTTCGGGGATGAGGTCACCCTGCTCAACAAGGGGTACCCAGAAAAAGCCAAGACTCGGTATAAGAAGCTCGACGTGGGGAACCGTCTCAAGCTATTTGAGGACGCTCTCACTGACGCAACCGGATGCGACGACTCGCAACACTGGATGGTATCCCTGAGCAAAGCCTGCGGTAGGTCCGACGAGACTCACCTGTGGGTTTGGAACATGGAAGATGAACCCTACAACCCCCTCGTCAACATCCGAGACACGCTCCTCGCCGCTGGCGAGTTGCAACAGGACTGAGCTCTACCAGCTCTGCCGGAGGTCTGGTATCAACGTCCACCCCGGCACACCAAGAGAATGGCTACTCGGGTATCTCACCGGAGAATACGACGCTCCTCCCATGGCCGAGGAGGAGCACCCCGTCGACAAGTGGAGGCTTGGAATCATCAGCTTCCTTCTGGACTACTGGGAGCGTGTACACCCTCAGTTGAAGTGCCCAGCGAAGAACATGAAGCACTCTGACCCAGCGCAGCGCAATGAGCGGCCCTGCTTCGGGTGCTCGGACCTGCAGGTGATGACCTGCGTGGCCGACAACGCCAGGAATGAAGCTCGCATACGTATGTACCAACCAGGGAGAAAGTAGCGTGCAGCAGAACATGATTTCGATTGCCAACGCGCCGCGCGACCTCGCGGCCCTGACTCAGCTCAAGCGTCGTCAGCTCTACCTGCTGGCAACCAACCTGAAGCTGTTGAACGACGAGCAGCGGGAGTCGGCGTTCCTCGCCATGAGTCCCGAGCAGCAGGCAGGCACCGTCCTCCAGGGCCTCCAGGCCATGGATGCAGCCGGTGGTGCCCCGATGGAGGTAGCTCCGGCAGCACAGCCACAGGTCGCCCCGGCGGCGGTCCCAGTGGCTGCAGCTCCGCCCCAGGCTCCTGCACCTGTAGCACCAGCTCCGGCGGCCCCGGCCATACCCCCTGCAGGGTATGCGCCAGCTCCGATGGCCCCACCACCCGCACAGCCGGTCGCGGCGCCGCCCCCACCGCAGATGCCAGCTCCGATGGCTCCTCAGCCTCCCCAGGCACCTGCCGCTCCACCGATGCCCATGGCTCCACAGGCGCCCCCACCGGCTCCTGCAGCGCCTGTGGCCGCACCACCGATGCCTCCACAGCCGGTGGCACCTCCTCCGCCCCAGGCACCGCCCCCGATGGCCCCTCAGCCTGTGGCAGCTCCGCCGGCCCCTGCGCCTGTACCCATGGCTCCACAGGCAGCACCCCCAGCCGCCATGCCTCCGAGGACCCCACAGACTGCCACCGACCCAGGTGCCAGTGCGGGAGGGCCCGCTCCGCAGCTTCAGCAGCTCGTGGGCATCCTGACGAAGATGAACGCTGGACAGGAGGCCATGGCGAAGGGCCTCGATGGCCTGAGCAAGAACGTCAACGGCTCCGTCCTGCTTCAGCGGGTCATCCTCCAAATCCTACTCACGCTCGCAGAGCTGCAGGGGATGGACCAGGATGCACTCATCAAGCAGGTGAAGCTGGGTGACGCCGACGCCGTCGAGAAGTTCATCGCCGCGCTGGGAACCAGCCAGGGAAAATCCTGAGCCGCATCTGGCCTGGGGCAGTACTACCCAAGGCTGATGAGCTGGTTCAGGTCAGCTCTCCCGGGGAGGCCGCCGCGTGCGGTCTCCCCGTGAGCAAGCGAGGAATCGGAGAGCACGCGTACGATGTGCCCACCTAGCCCGTCGTGGGGATTGGGCTCGAGGTAGCGGAACGCGTCGTGTAGGAGGTCACCATGGATGTCACGCACGATTGCGAGCTTGCAGCCATTGCCGCCAGGGAACCCTGGAGGCAGAGGGTGGGCTACCCGAACACGGTCGACGACCCGCTCTGGTCCCCCGAAGAGCACGAAGAGTGCGACGGGGAGCTGGAGCAGGAGGAGGGCGCCAAGTACTGGTGCTGCTCCAAGTGCGGCTACATCGGCTGGTCAACTTCCGGCAAGCACTATCCGATTCTTCACCCGAGGGAGTTCTTCGAGTGGTGCAGGGAGTTCTTCTTGATGAGCCGGCGTGAAGACACCGAGCTCACAGAAGAGGAAATCTCCGACCAGATGCTCTTCCTCATGGGCGTTGTGCTCAAGCACGCGTCCACGAAGAAGCCCGAAGAGATTCGGGACTTCGTAGAGCGAATAGCCGCCCTCTGATGGCGGGGAGGGGCTCGGGACCCTCCCTTTTAGCCCCTCTTCTTTCGGATGCGCACACCAGTCATTCTGGGAGCTCGAGGTGTACTTCCTGTCAGCACACGCCTGCCCTTCAGCACACCAGTTGTGCCAGTCACCGGGGCAGACGCTGGTGTGACCCTGCGGGTAGGCTTGACACCAGATGTCGTCGAGTAGCGACCTAGCCGACCAGTGATGGCACTTGTAGTCTGCGTCACAGGAATGAATGGACGCAGTGCAAACCTCGAGGGCTTCTGACCCGTACCCTGTGGTGAGAAACTCGGACCTGGCAAGTCGAGAATCTCCGGTGGGGGTGTGGGTCCTGGGGGTACGGGCGGTACGTAGGTCTGATAGGGTCCATACCCAAACGTCACTGTGAGCGGCCCAAATGGGATGCTCGTCCTAGCAACGAAACCAATCACGTTGCAGCCCCACGACGGGCAGGTACGTTGGGCTGCGGGTTGATACCGTTGCCGTACTCGTCACGAATCTCCCACGTCTTCAACGGAGTGGTGTTGTCATCATCGAATAGAACGAGCTGGCCTGGATTGCCTGACGTTTGCTCCATGCGATTGGTAGCCAACTTCCGTAGGAGCTCAGAGTTCGTCCCCAGCGTGTCGATGTCCTCCTGCGTCACCTTGATGGGCTTCGTACCAGAAGCATTGAGTAGTGGAGCTGAGTCACTCACCTGAATGTAGGCAGAGTAGGTATCTGGACCGTACGTAGTGAAGAACGACCCGGGGATGTCGAAGTAGTAGAGCCCTGGCCGCTGCGTACTCTCCGAAACGGTGGCAGAGACTGAGGCAGAGTCATCCGGTGCAACTGTGGTTATGGTGAACTTGTCGGAGGTGAGTCCAGTCCTCGGTGTACCGTCGCTGGCGACCACACCGAACCATACCCGTAGGCTGCTTCCAACAACTCCCCAGTACATCAGACGATGGCTCCTTGACCCTTCGAGGCATCGATGAGGCCAGCGCTGTTGTTGGTGATGAGACTCACGCTGTTCTGTACCTTCACGTCAGCGATGTTGTGGTTGGCACCATACGATATGACGGTGTAGCTCCCATCCTCGAACTCTACGGTGTAGGGAGACAGAATCTCCACGAACCTGGCGTAGGTCACACCGGAGAGCACCTTCTCGGTACTGTGTCGATGAGTGTCCGGGAAGGGCATACCCTCCACATCATCCTCGAGCTTCTTCAACTCAAGACGAAACCAGTTGACGTCGAAGTTGTAGAAGCCCCCGCCGAGGTCCACGAGGTCGGCCTGGGGAACGTGAATGACGTTCGTGTTGCCCCAGTCAACGCTGATTGCCACCCTCCAACTCCTTGATTCGTTTCTTCGCAGCCCTGAGCTCAGTGTGGAGCTCTACGATTCGCTCCTGCAGCTCCTGCTCGTTGCCGTTGGTACGCGTTAGGTGGTTCTGTAGTACCTCATTCTGGTCAGCAACCTTCTGCTTGAGCTGCGTGATTTGCTTCTCCTTCGACCTTAGCAGGTCCCATGCCGAGAAGAGCTGCTGCTGTGCTACATCAGCCGCGTGGTTCATGGAGCTGGATAGTTTCGATAGGTAGGAAATCTTCCTATCGTCTGGCCATTCCTGGAACTTCTCACCCCATTGCAGAGTGGCGATGTTGCTTTCCATGCCCGGCAGACGCTTCAAGGACTTCAACTGTCCAAGCGTGTCTGGCTCAAAGTCTGGGTAGCCCAGAATCTCGGTTGCAGCAGGTACTTCAGAATCCTTGGGCTCAGTCATCTCTCACCATCTGAACGACCTTCGTCAGGCCATTCACGTTGTCCACGGTGTCGGTGAAGCGTACCGCCTTGTAGAGAGGACTTCCAGTACTCTTGCGCACGCGTCCCAAGACCGGCTGGTCCACCGTGAAGGACCGCGTAGCTTGAATCTCCCCATTCACATCGGTCAGCCCCTCCAGCACAGCCCCTGTACTGGTGATGGTCCCGGTGGCAGGTGTAGCTGGCGTGCCAGTCACCGCGTACGTGTAGGCGTTCACCCCCGTAACCGTAATCTGAAAGACGCCGTTGTACTCCTGCTGGTCTGCACCTCTAACGACCACCTTGTCGTTGGTCACTAGGCCATGTGCGGTGTGCGCTACGGTAGCTGTCGAGCCAGAGCGGGTGATGGTGACGCTTTCCTCATAGGGCAGGTCACCTGTGCCGTCCGCAGCCTCTACCAACACACGAGCATTCTGCAGGTCTGAGTCGTTCTCGTCCCTCACATTGATGAGCGTCGTCACCGGGTCGATGACGATGTTCACCGTCGCCCCGGCGCTCTTGTAGCTGAAGTTCCCAGTGCCGCCGACGATGTTGATGGTCACAGTGCCACTGGTACGTGCGACGTAGAACGTCGAGTCGTTCTGCGCATTGCTGGCATTGAAGCCACTGGTGGTCATGCCTCTCAGTGTGATGGATGTAGGCGACGACGTACCGAACTCGATGGCGTGGTGTGCGTTCGTCCCCTTGCTGAACGTCATGTCGTCCAAGTAGCCATCGGGGTCGGTAGCCACGTTCCACACCAGCGCCGAGGCGTCAGCAGCCACCGTAGGCGTGAGCACAAAAGAACCGGTCATGTCGGTTCCTGGTGCCGTGATGGCGTTGCAGCCGGTGAAGATGCTGTTGCTACATTCGCTAGTCGACAGGAACGTAAACGTGTTCATGCCAGTGAACTGGCACCTCTTCGCCGTGAACGTCCCCGCTGTGACAACGAGCGTCCCCCTGCTCGTCGTGCCGAGAGAGCGAATCTGGTAGTTGGTCCATTCGACGTTGCTGCTGGCGTTGACAACCTCAAAGCGGTTGAAGGCCGACGTGACCTTCAACGTATCGAGGATGTTGATGACTCGGTCAGAGTCTCGCCAGTCGACCGCTGTGGATACGGTCCCCATTTGCAGGAAACCCTGGAACAGGTACGTACCCTTGATTTCCTGCAACAACCCCCATCGATTGGTGCTGCTGTTCGCCGTGGCCTCGCATCCAGCAAGCGTGGCGTAGTTGGCCGCCTCACCAGCCGTCGCGTCGATGCGACACCGACCGTAGCGCATCGCGTCGATGGCCCACGGAGAGCCCTTCGTTGGGCCGCCAGTGGGAAGACTGGCTTGGCCGCCAAAGTACTGCAGCGTCGCACCAGGAGTGCCTGTCGTGGCATCCTGTGCCACCGTCGGGTTGACTGGATAGGGATTCCAAAGACCGAAGACTTCGGTGTCCGACCCACCGACGTACCACTGCTTGTAGTCGCCGGAACCAGACCCAATCAGAAGTTGGATACCACCACTCGCACGAGCGGCGACCGAGTTCATGGTCGCGTGCGCCAGGAACATGATGACGGCGCCATCGGTCGGGACAGTAATCCCAGAGCCGTAGTTGTAAATCATGCCCCTGGTTGCACTCGCCCAAGCGTTCTTGGAGATGCAGTTGTTGCCCTGGATGTAGTAGTCCGTCTCAGGCGCGTTCAGACCAGCAGGCCCACCTCCGAGCGCTGTCCACCCAGTGGTACTAGCGAACTCGATTTGGATGGTCGAGAGGTCCGTGACATAGGACGGAGCCGCCATACAGATTCACCAAGATGCTACGCATCGCTCTGCCGAATCGCTGCGACTGAAGCGTTCGAGGAGCCGAAGACTGCATTGGCCTCAAAGGTCTTGATGGGAGTGGACCCACCATCACGAACTCGAACGAAGAGGTTGCGGTCCGACTGGTAGACGCCTGTGAAGCCTTCGCTGGAACCGTTGGCGAGCACATCCACGTAGGCCAGGAAGACATCGTTGTCGACGTTCGCCGGGTCTCCGCTGTAGCTTGTGGATGGAATGGTGAAGGTACTACCAGTCCACGACACGTAGTCCTGCCGCTTGTAGATACCACTGTTGAGCTGTACGCGCAGACGGCTGTTGTTGGGGTCCTGACCATTGGAGGGTGTGTCACCCGCAATGGGCACCGCCTCTGCACCAGTCTTGACCACCACTGAAGTCTCAGTTCCGCCGCTGAGCGCAGTGCTGAGCAGCCACTGACCCTTCTCCAACGCCGAGCCAGTACGTGGGCCCACCAGCACACGGTCCTCTCCACTCACCAGACCGGTCACCGTGAACGTGACGTTGTTGGGTGGGATGCGCAGGGTACCTGTCAGGTCAGTGAACTTGTCCTGAGCACCGACATCGTTCGGGTCGAAGCCAACACCAAAGGCGCCGATGATGTTCGTACCGGTGGACTGACCGATGGAGGGAGTGGAGACGGTACGTGGGGTAGGTGCTCCATTCACCAATGCTTCAGCGGTAGAACCACGCTCGTAGATAGGCAGGTCATCCACTGGAGCGGAGCCGGCCAAGCGCTGAATCCAGATGGTTCCTGTCAGTCCCTGGTCGTCAACAGCGAGCATGCGCCCTTCACCACCAGCCTTGTCATCATCAGTGATGGTGGCGTTGATTTTCGCAGTTGCCCCGGAACTGAGTCCGGTGATGTCATCATTGTCCGCCAGGATACTCCCGGCGATGTTCTCCAGAGCGACGATGAGCGTACCGGCGGTCCAGTAGAGCACCTTACCGGCATTCTTGATGGTACCACCACCATCCGGCTCGAAGGTGACGTATTCACCAACGACGAATGAACCAGACTCGTTGTCAGTAGCGAGCTCAGTGCCCCAGTACAGCACGGCGTTCTCAGTGAACGGGCCATTCTGCTCGCCGTCATAGTCAAACTCGTGGGTGATGCCACGGAAGGTCTCACCAGCCTGCCCGTAGAACAGCGGGCTTCCTTTGACGGTGAACCATAGGTCACTGCCCGCACTGCCTGTCCAACCACCACTGTCCTCTGCGCGGTTGCCAGTGTGAGCACCTGCTGCAGCTCCATCGACATGGACGTAGTCTGTGGCAGTCCCATCAGCATGACGGACAACGATGAAGTAGGCGTTGCCTGCCGTCAGCGTGATGTTGTCGTTGAAGCGGAAGACGACCTCCTGGTAGGTGGAGCTCAGTAGAGAGGTCAGCACAGGCTCAGAAGTAGCCAGCGCGGACCCCGTAGGCGCACCAGGAGTGGCATCATCGGAGTCGTAGAGCTCCGCCACCATGGTGCCTGTCGGAGAGCCAGCGCCAACCTTGAGGCGGAAGCGAGCCTCTACCAGCTTCTCGGAGATGGTAGCGTGCGGGTCGAACTCCTGGCCCTGACCAGTAATGGTCGCGTTGTCGACGACGTAGTCAGTGCCTGTATCCGTTCCATTGTCGACGATGTGAGCACGCTGAGTCTTCTGCTTGTTCCACTCATAGGTATCGTTGAGGCTCTGGCTGCCCTTATCGTACTGCGAGTAGTAGGGCTCACCAGTGCCATCACCATCGATGTCGATGAGCTGGTAGCCCTCAGTATTGGCGATGGTCGTCCAGCCCTCGATGGTGCTGTCTGAGCTGTTGTTGTTGATGTCGTCGACCGTTGAGATGGCCGAGACGGATACACCAAGACCGAGGGTGACCGAGAACTCCGCGTAGGTGTCACCAAGCTCTCGCGCCATTGTCAGAACACGCTTGCCGTCGATGTCCGCTCCACCCTCACGCGTCTTGATGAGGAACTGGGAGATGATGTTCTGCGCGGGCACAGCGTTGATGCCAGTGCCCCAGAAGGGCACCAGTACCTTGTCATCCTGGACCACTATGATTTCGGTTCCGGACTGCACCGTACCCACGATTTGCAACCCGGAGTACTGCGTGTTCCCTCCATCCTGCGTGATGCTGCAGTCATAGAGGTGCATCGCGACGGTATCGTCGATGTTGTAGGGCGAGTTCAGCGAGAAAATCTTGTCAGTGGAGCGCTCGGATGGCGTGTCGCTCGTGATGTCGATGAGGTCATCGCCAGATGCCTGGGCGTCATCAGCGAGGTCCTGCAGCCACCTGTGAAGCTGAAGCCCCGTGTAGTACGTCGAAGCTCCACCGGTCCATCGGATGTTGCCACTGGAGTCAACAGAGATGTCGTCACCGATTGCCATTGTAGTTCCTCTTGCTTCACTTCATTGAGCTAACCGCCCAGACGCTCAGTCCGAACACCGTGGCAGCACCGACCGCACCCACGATAATACCGAAAGTCCTGGTGTTATACCAAGGCGGGCCCTTGCGGAGCTCACCCTCAAGCTCTGCGCTTTTCTTCTCCACGCGTTCTAGGCGTGTCTGCAGGTCAAGACGAATCTCCTTGTGGGCGCTCTCCTCGATTTCCAGCAGTCCCTGCCAGTAGTCTCGCTCATTACTCTGCAGACGGCGCGCCGACGTGTAGCAGAGGTCGAGCTGGAGCCTGTACTGCTCCATGTAGTTCGCCCAGCGCAGCGCAGTGGCAGGGTCGTAGAGCTGGCCGGAGAACGGAGCCTTCTCTCCTTTGGTGAGTACCACGATGTTGTCGTCACCAGATGGCACGGGCGTGAGCTCGAACCGTGGTACGGGAGGCAGCTCCGGTACCTGTGCGGACAGGAAGGCTGGGAAGAGGAAGATGAGCAGGAAGACGCGCCAGTTCATTGCTTGGCCTCCATCAGCTTGGCGAGCTCGAGCAGCATGGCCACTTTGATGTGCTGCTGTGGGTTCTTGCCCAGCATAGCCTTCATCATCTCGACCTTCATGGTCATCAGCCCACTAAAGAGCTTCTTGGGGATGTGAGCCCGGTAGGCAGCGATGGCCTCGTCCCTGTTGTCGAACCCTAGGAAGACCTTGTACTCGTCGAATGTCCCATCTGGCTTCCTCTGGATGGCCCAGAACGCATGCTCAGACTTCTTCTTGGGACCAATGAAGACGTCCAGCCCATCATGGTCCCCACCCAGAGTACGGGGGATGTGCCCGTAGTCGTACCGGTAGCGCCGGCTCCAAGGCTTGCCCTTCTCGTCCCGGCCCATCATCACGAAGCCTCGGGGGCGGTCGACGCTGATGGGGATGCCCTGAAAGTCCAACTTGAACTTCGTGCTGTCGGTACTGGCCGGCTTGCCCTTGTACAGGCCCGTCGGGGCCGCTGCTGCCTTCTGCTGGACCGGCAGCGGGCGGCGGCGCGGGACAGCCGGCGCCGGGGGCGCGGCCTGCTGTGGGGCGGCCTGGGCCGCCTGCGGAGCTGCCTGTGCTGGCTGCTGGGCCGGAGCAGGCTGGCCAGCCAAGTGCTGACCCAGGGCGGTGCCGCCCGCTGCCGCCCCGCCGGCGGCGGCCCCGCCGGCGAGGGCCGCGCCACCGGAGAAGCCCTTGCCGAACTGCCCAGTGTAGAAGCGACGCAGCATGGGGCTCATGAGCGGCTGCTTGCCTGGGTCGAGCAGGCCGCTTCGGGCGCCCATCGGGTTCGACTCGATGATTTTGAAGCCCCCACCTTTGACCGGAGCAACGTCGAAGGCAAAGGAAGTCCTACGGTGCTGCTCAGGCAGCTTGTCTACGATGTCCTGCACATACTTCGACGCCTCGCGCATCTTCTTGCGCCTGAGTAGCGACAGGGGATTGTAGCGAGGAGATGCAAGCGACGGGTCCACCTGGCCGGCAAAGGAGTGGACACGAATCTCCTCCGAGGCTGGGTTGCCGACGAGCTTCGACGCCAGCCGACCGAGCACTCCGGGGCGCTCGAACTGGACCTTCTTCTGGCTCAGCGCAGCCTTCGGGTTGCGCATGATGTCCTCGAGCACGCGTCCAGCGTAGGCAGGGTCCTTCTTCGCAGCGGTGTAGAACTTGTCCCAGTCGGACGACTGAGCGAACTCCCCTCCTTGTGCGCGCAGCTTGGCACGCAGCTTCTTGGACTCGCCTTTGGAGTAGTCACGCCAGAGCCTAGCGAAGTCGTCCGACTCCATTGGGAATTTGCCACTGGCCTGAGCTCCGCCTACGTCCTTGAGGACGAATCCGCCTTTCCCGTACTGCTTCTGCAGCCGTTGCTGCAGCTTACCTACGAACTCCTCCTGCTGCTTCATTCCTCGAGGAGGCTTCTTCAACCCCATCTCCTTGAGGATGGACCTGACGTGGTCGCTCACACCTGCACTTTCAGGAAGGGCTCCAGGTGCATGGCGCTGAAAGTATTGATACTCCTTCAGCTTATTCTCACCGATGAGCTCATTGAGGCGAGATGCTGCACGCGTGCTGTGTGGGTCCGGTGTCGTAGCGCTACGCACCCAGGCAGTCTCTGTCTCAGGGTCGAAGTGATGAACTGCAGCTCGCACCTTCTTCGGGCGCTTTGGCTGGGCACCACCGGTGTAGACCATCTCATCAGCACTGTGACGGATGCGGTCGATGAAGCGCCTCGCACGACCCTTTGGCGCCTTCTCAGACACCGAGCGCACGAACTTCCCACCCGAGCCCTCTTGAATCTTCCGCAGGAAGGGGTCCGCACTGAAGCGCTTCTTGCGCATCGCCGCGTAGATGAGAGGAGCTGCAGCGGCTGCCGTACCCAGACCAGCAAGCAGCGGAGCCTTGCTCCTCCTACGCTTCTCTCCCTCCTCCTTGGCCACCTTCGCCATTGCGGTCTTCACGTCCGGTGGGATGTCCTGGTCGAGGTGGAAGCTCTTGAAAGCTGGAGCTCTGGGGGCGTAGTGCATCGGTGCTCTCTGCATTGTAACCCGCGCCTGCAATCCCTCATACTTCGAGGGGTTCTGGAGCATGTCCTTCTTCATTGCGTGGGACATACCAGTCCCTACGCGTCCAATCACCGGGCCACCCTTGGTGTAGGAGAACTCGAAACCCCCGGCCATCGTGCCTTGGCGCTTCGTGCCCCTCTCGGGGAAGACGGAGCGCACGAACACATCCTTCTCTGCCTTGAACTTCGCCTTGACCGGTGTTGGCTTGTCCCGATGCCACTCGACCACACCCTCCTCAGTGGAGGGCTCGCGGCCTGCCTCGATGTCCGCAATCAGCTTCCGCTTCGCGGCGGGTGTACTAGCAGTCCTAGGCCGAGATAGCCACGGAGCTGCTCCCACTGCTTGCGCGAGAAGTTCTCGCTTCTGAGCGTATGGCAAACCCTCGACGTCCTTGCCTTTGAAGCGCGTGACGTCGAAGGCGACTGGGACGAGCCGCCCTTCTTGCTTCTGTTTCTCACGGCTCTTCCACACTCCTGCATTCAGAATACCGCCGACTCGAGCAGCCGGCAGAGCCTTTCCCCTATCATCCACGGCATAGAGCTCTCCTCTCAGAATGGTGTCCTTGAGCCCAGACGGAGTCTTGCGCTTGTGGAAGCCTGGCAGCTTCTGCGTGTGGTCGATGACCCCAGAGGCTCTCTCCGTCGGGCGGTAGCTGAAGACGCGTGGAGTGGTTCCTGGAGACTTGAACTGGTACAGAACGTGGGCACCATCAATCTTCGCCTGTAGCTCGGTGTTTGGGTCATCGGTGTTGAGCTGTCCAACGCCACGCTCCTTGTACTTCGGCTTGCTCGAGGGAAGTAGCTGACTGGGGCCTGCCTTTCTGGACGGTGTGACGTTCTGCACCATCCAGTCACCACCTTTGGTACGCCTCAGAGCGAACTCCTGGTTCTCCTTGCCCTTGTAGACGTTGAACCGGACATCCTTCTTGCTCGAGTGCAGGACCTCTGCCTTGTCCCTCTGCGCGAGCTCGACGTCGCCCTTGCCATAGCCCTTCTCGATGCGCCCCTTGAAGTCCATGTAGCCGATGGTGTGGGTCGGCTGCTGCACGGCCAAGGTGTGCTGGCCTGGCGGCGGGAGCCCTCCACGCATCGCCCAGGAGTGAGCTCGGCCGGTCCGGGGGTCCCCGAGCCTCAAGTCAAAGTGCTCCCCCGCCCGCTCGGCCTGGTGACGGTGCAGAGCCATCTCCCAGGTCCTGGGGGTAGTGAATTTGGGCAGCGCGCGGATGGCCCGGCTGGGAATACCGGGGGCGAACTCACTGGCCTTCTCGAGCTCCTTGGCGCCCACAGTGACGTGCAGAGGCGCCCGCCCGAGCCCGTGCTCCTTCCGCAGGGCCTGCACCTGCTCCCACTTCACCGGCATCAGCTTGTACTGCCGGCCCTTCTTGGGCTGTGGGGCGGAGATGACCCTAGGGTCGAGCTTCATGCCCTCAGCCGGCAGGTCCCCGAGCTGCTGGGCCAGGAGCTCCTTCTGCTTGACCCGCTTGAGCTCCTTCGGCCGGACCAGCGTCAGATGGTGACGTGGGCCGAACCTCTCCGCCCGGTACGCCTGCTCCGCCTCTGGGACTTTCCCGACAATCAGCTCCGGCGGCACGTCGGCGTACCGGAGGATTGAACTCTTGAGCTGGGTGTCCGGCACCTCACCAGCCTACCAGAGCACCGTGCAAAACGGGACGCTCAACTGCTCAGAAGCTGGTCTGCGGTGTCATCATACCAGCGCTCGATGCGGCGGCTCCATGGCCAGGTCCAGAAGTACTGGGCGTTGGTGAAGTGGCCAATCATGCGCCGGCGGTACTCCGAGTCTCTCAGCAAGTGCCCACCGTAGTACTCCATGTCGGCCCGCATGCTCTCCTCGTAAGCCTCCATCTCGTACTTCATGCGGAAGTAGGCGAAGAAGCAGGGGAACCAGAGCAGGAGGTACTTGATGGCGTACCAGAGGAACCACGTCTTCGCACGCTGGCGCATGTGGACTCGTTCGTGCCTGAGGATGGCAGCTCTCCCCTCCCATGGCCAGCTCATCCACCTGCTCGGTGTGTAGACCGTGTAGCCGATGGTGGTGGTGAAGGTGAGCATGAAGGAACGCATAAGCCCGAAGGTGATGATGAGCAACCCGATGTTGCAGAGCTTCATCAGCGTACTGTCGGCCTTCGGCACCAGGCGGAACTCCGGGAACTCCTTCTGGGTCTCGGTCACCACGAGCTGCATCGGGTCATCCACGAGCGCGCCTCCCTACCTCTAGCAGGTACTCGTTCAGTGCATCCGGGTCCTCCAGGAGCTCGTCGACCTTTCCCTCCTGCTCCTCAGTCAGGTCGTTGACAGCCTCCTGGTGCTCCTCGATGACCTTGGCCGACTTGCGCAGCAGCTCGGACTTGGCCTTCTCCCTCTCCGCTGCAGCTCTGGTCTCGACGTCGGCTATCTTCTTCTTGGCGGCATCGCTCTCGTGGTCGTCGTTGACCACCACGACCTCACCATGACTCCGACCGGTCAGGTAGATGACCAGGGCAAGAGGGAACAGAAGGACCCACATCCAGTACTTCTTGAACCAGGGCCACGCCTTGGTCCTCAGCCACCCCCAAACCTTCAGCAGGAACAGAGGCACTCTACACCTCCGGTGGCAGCTCCGCCGGTGAGTCTGGCAGCTTCACATCCACATCGTACTGCTTGAGGATGAGCTTCTTGAGTACCTTGTAGAGGAACCCACTGAACCAGGCAATAGTGCAGGCCACGAAGAGCTTGCTGATGTACCCCTCAACATCGCCGAACAGGAACTTCGACGGGATGAAAGCGTACACGGCACCGAACACCAGCGGGATGGCATAGAGGATGACCTGGTTGTACCACTGAGAGAACTTCGTGACGTACGGGTTCTTCTTCTTGAGGTGCGGCCAGATGAGCTCGACGATGCGCCGAGTGAAGAAGACAGCGATGACCACCATCACGGCCAGGGCGAGCACGCCCGGGATGTTCAGGTTCTTGAGCAGGTCATCCATATTCCCTCCTACGCCAGTTGTGAAATACTAGGATTGAGCTTCCTAGAAAGTACGGCTTGGATGATGGGTGTCCCCTGCGATGCCTTCACAGCAATCTGGTATGAGCCCATGCCGTAAAGCCTCGGACCCGGAGCGCTGGATGAGCTGACCCTCCAGCTACTGCCGACGCTCGCTTGCGTGTACCAATTCCTACCGTTGTTCCAGGAGAAGATGAGCTGACCATAGGGCTCATCTACACCAGTACCGTGAGTGGCGGACACGACGTAGAGTCCACCAGTAAGACGAGCAACATCCCAGAAATTCCACTCTCCGACTGCCCAGCTCGAGCGGGTGGTCCAAGTGTCTCCTTGGTCCGTGGTACTTCGTATGATGCCACTACTTCTGCCGACGACCATACCGTAGTAACCCAGCATCACGATGCCGCTGACAGTGGAAGAGCCCAGGTCATGAGCTTCGGTCCAGACACCAGAGCCCGCAGCGTTAGCATTTCTCCAGTAGACCTTACCGTCGGTACACCCTGCCCACATACGACGTCCAGTAGCTGCACCGCTGGCGACGCAGGTAACAGCAGGGCCACTGCCTACAGACTCCTCAGACCATGCAGCACCGTTCGTGGCCATCAGAACCTTGTTGCTGCCTGCTTCGTAGCAGCACCACAAGTTGCTGCCGGAGACGCAGATACCACGCAAGTTGCTGTAGGCAGTGGGCAGCGTCACGTGAGACCAGGAGATGCCCCAATCAGTACTCCGGGCTATGAGCTGGTCCGATGATGCAGTCTTGTGCCCCAGGCAGGCGCACATGATTCCATTTGAATCCCCAGCGATGTCTCGTACGAAGTAGGTGTTTCCGAAGTCATGCTCCGTGTACCAATCGTGTCCAGTACCCGAGCGCATGATTCTCGCATCGGTGTCACCAGCGATGTTCCCATCGTACACCATGGTACCGAGGTAGTACTTGTCGTTGTAGGGATTGAGGTACAGGGTCTCCACGTTGTAGTGCTCTGCGTACCTTTCAGAACCGCTCCACCCAGCACCAGTGTTGGGAGCGACAGGAGTGAAGTCGAGCAGCTTGTTCATCGCTCTAATGCCCACGTTCTCATCGAACATATCTCTGGAGATTCGACGTGACGCGAACGCGGCCGTGTAGCCCACCTCATTCATGCTGCCATCCTTTATGCAGGTACAGCAGATGATGAAGTCACCTTCTGTCAAGGATGGGATGATGGCCAACTCATTCTGCGCGAGCGCTTGGTAAGACTGCTCTATGACAGCCGGCAGGTTGAGCTTGAAGGCAGCAGTACTGGCCTCGTGCCGAACGTGAATATACAGCTCGTCGCCTTTTGCGATTGAGGGAAGACCGGAAACGATGTTCACGGTGATAGTGATGTCACCAACCAGACCGGTAGGAATGTAGATGTCCAACGAGCCATCGGCATAGGGGTTCCAGTCAATGACCATACTCCCAGCAACCGGCTCGTACTTCGTCCTGTGGCCAGGGACATTAGCTTGTACTCTCGTGAAGTCGCTCATTGGTAGCCCCTAGAGGTAATCCGTTCTGGTCATCAGAAATTTCTCATCGGTGGCGTCGTACACACCTTCCCACTTGAAGGAACCAACAACACCTGGAGGGAGAGCAGAATCGCTCCCGCTGAACCTGAACCCACCGACGAGAGCTGTCCACTGCATCGTGATGTCCGCACCAAGAGTGCTTCGCACAATCACGGTGATGTGGTCCCCGTCCTCAGGGTAGCACACCGAGTCATCTAGCTTCACTTCCAATGTAACAGCGTCGCCAGCAGCGGCAGTGACATTGAACCGGATGGAAGCCGTCCCAGGAGTGGCATCCCAATCAAGGCTCCCACTCGGACGAACCTGTGGGTCCCACGTCCAACTGGTTGTGCCCGCACTGGCTCTGAAGCGCACATCGCACAGCGTACGGAAGCCGGTACACTGAACCTCCTTCACAAGGATGTCGCCATCGCCAAGCAGCGTGCCTCGCCAGTCGCGCTCGCCGGTCTTCTCGTTGAATGCACCCCACTGCAGCGCGAAGTTCTGCTTGAGGGGATTGGGTATACTGTCGGACCGGTACAGCGATGATGCCGCGAAGAAGGGAATCCTTTTCAGCGCTGTGTCGTTACTCCCGTTCATGTAGGGGAGGCTGAAGAAACCTACCTCACCACCATCTACTTCACCAGCCATGGTGAGGAAGGTCGGCTGAACCCACTGCACGTCGGTCAGTGATTCATCTGCAGTGAATCCAGTGGACCCTTGTAGTCGGTCCAACAACAGGTCGGTGTTGTTGGAAGTTGAGATGCTACCCACTCGGTAGACTTCTCTCTTACCACCTGACCGAGTGAGTACTATCAGGTCCAGCCCCGCACGTAGGGAGGTTCTGTACTCTCCACCACCTGTGTCTCTTCGGGTGTATGCTGGGCTATCCAGCCGAATGCTGGTGGAACCACCGCCACCGGTGGGATTGCCGGTAGCCGTGGTTCCTGTAGGAGGAATGTTGGTGTACGTGCTGGTCGTGTTGATGGAAGCGTTGATGCTGAGCGCTGCAAAGTCGGCCAAGTCAGTTCCAGGATTTCCACTCTCAGCTCCGCTCAGCGTTCCCAGAATCGGTCGTGACAAGCTCAAGAAGCCGATGTTCCCATTCTTGGCTATGTTCTTGACGCTGTACGAGATGGCTTCGTGAGTGGCCTTGAACTTGGCGAGGAACTCATCCGGGTATCCAGCGGTGTAGTCCTCATCCGGTGACTGCACTTCTAGCGCTTGCCCATCACGGATAATTCGAGCGCCGGAACCAGGGGTGTTCAGAACCGGAGCAGGAAGACTGGATTCTGCAATCTCAGTAGCCCTACGGTACACCTCATCCAACCCGAACAGAGGGTGAGAGTTGCCACTGACTGCCCAGAAGTGTAGGTCCATCAAGCCGCGCCAAATAGCTTCGCGCTCCGCTTCCACCGTTCTCGCAGTGCTGGTACGAATGCCGTACGTCAGCTTGTAGGTACCGGAAGGCAATGGAATGGCAAACCGCACCGTGGGGTTGGTGTACCACCCTTGACCGATGACACTCACCCCGAATGTCCCAGTGTCAATTCCTGACACGACCACTGGGTTTGTACCGTTGTAGACGGTACGACCGGATTGGTCAGCGAGCTGCAGCAGGTCACCGACTGACGTAGCTGGGTCGTCGCCAACAAACACATCACCGGTAATCTGGTAGCTGCTGACGCCACCACTGATAGATTCGATGAACCACTTCGGAGTGCTGGTACGCAGGATGTCGTCTATGACATCACAGTTTTCGGAGAGTGCACGTAGACCACGATTGGTGTTCTGGCTTGTGGCGTCCTCACCGAAGGCGACGAAGTAGGTGTACTGGTTGACGCCAGAGCTCTTCTGAACATCCGCATTCGCTGCACCATCGGGCCCACCGATGCCCTCACTCTGTACGTTGACGCGGTCATATGTGTGGCCACCGATGGTGCCCGTACCTCCAGGAGAGGTCGGGAAGGTCTCTGAACCGAAGAGGTGGTAGGTGGGGTCCTTGAAGCGGTGGAACTTACCCATGGCTCATCCAAATCGCAGTGTCCAAATCACCTCGAGCTCGAAAGCTGAGGTCTTGGAGATGGTGTCAAAGGTGTCGTAGGCGACGATGTTGTTTCCGTAGAAGGCCGGGTTCGCGTCGCTCAAGAGCATCCCGACCTCAGATAGAGGCACGCTGATGAATGGGGAGAAGCTCACTTCTTCCAACGTGTAGAGTCGCTTGAAGGTGACGGAGGTGGGTGTGTCGTGCTCCGCTGGCGCTTGTACCTGCCCAATCCAGACGCCGGAGCTCACCTGCACTGGACGCTCTAGGCGAAGCACGGTCGGGTCTACATCGGTCTGGTTGAAGCTGCCCACCGGCCCATACGTATCGAGTGGCGGAGCATCGGCGAAGTCGGGGGCAATCTGACGGCTGCCACCGATGCCGAAGCCGAAGTACTTGACCCGCTCGTCGTTCTGCGGCGTATCGGGGCTGAACGACTCGAAGGCTATGAGCTGGGATAGCCATTCCCGACCGTAGTCGAGGAAGATGTTGTGCCCTTCACGACGAGCCACAATCTTGCCTCGCTCGCGGGCGGTGATGAAGAGGTTGCTCTTCACCGCAATGTCTTCACTGAGGTTGAACTTGCCTCTCATGCAAACCGTACCCGCCAGATGAACTCCAGCTCGCTGTTGTCGTCAATGAGGATTGTATCAAAGCCCACGTAGGCTACCAATGTGTTCCAGGGGTCGCCGTCTGGGTCGGCCGCCGAGGTGTACAACCCAGCCTCGGAAATCGGGAGCTCAGTCAGCGCTCCGTAGATGTAGTCGCCTGAGCTGGCATCCAGCAGGGCGTGGACAGTGACCTCGTAGAGCGTCTGATGTGTGGTGTAGAGATTGGGTGGCTCGATGAACCACCTGTCACTGGGGTCACCTGGATAGGGGTTGAGGCCACCAGTGCGCCTCACCGGGCGCTCCAGTGTCTCGATGAGCGGGTTGATGGGCGTCTCTGCGTTGTACTGCTTGCCGTCGCTGTATCCCGTCATCGTGTAGTCGGGGGCGTAGCGAAGTGGCGCTACGTTGACGGGGTATGCCGACAGGATGGGGTCGATGTCCACCAGTGGGTTTCCTTGTTTCACCCCACCGATGCCGAGGCCCATGTACTTCAATCGGTCAGAGCGCTCCGGTATCGGAGCAGCGAATGGTCCCAGCAGGCCCACCATCTGAGCGAGGTATTCCCTACCCACCACGGTCCAGACGTTGTGAATCTCTCGCTTCTCTACGAGCTCACCACGCCGGCGGTGCAGGATGGTGACGTTCGTGCTCATGGTGGCCCCACCAAGCTCAAGGAGCCACAATAGTCACCAGCCTGCATAGCCGGAACGCTACCATAGAATGGGTCGGTGACGCCCATGTCGTACGTCCACGCACTCGGGCCACTGACTCTGGTGAGGATGCGGACCCATTCAACGGTGATGGCCGCCTGGTCCTGCTTGCGGATGCTCACCTGAATCACATCGCCTGCGGTCACGGCCAGGCTGATGGAAGCGAGAATCTCGGTGTTGATGTTGGCCCAGAAGTCGTAGGTAACCTCGGTCACAGCAGTGACGTTCCGAACAACCAACGTCATCTGCACGCCATATGGTGGGTCCGTCCCCGGAGGCACAGGTGTGCTATCCGTCCACCCCAGCATGGCCAGTCGCACCTGAGACAAGGTACCTGTCTCATTGGCCACGGTGTCACTGAGCGTGAGCACGTACCCGGTAGAGCCGGCTGGGATAGAGAAGCCCGACCCAGGGGCAGCCTCCGTCTCGTCTCCGGTGAACATCTCGTAGACGGAGGGAGCGGTGCCGTAGTAAGGGTCCGTCACTCCCTCATCGAAGGAGAAGACTGAGTCGAACGTGGGGGTGAAGTCCGAAGCAAACGACTCGCACACGTACACGTCGAGCTCGTCGCCAGGGCACAGCCACGTCTTGTCGAAGCCCCACAGAACAGGCTCTACAGACAGGGGCCAGTAGGTGGGACTCGTGCTCGGGTCGTCGTCGCTGTCGAAGTCGTTCCGCCAATTGCCGTTGTGACCAGCGGGGTCCCCAGGCCATGGCTGTCCACCACCAGGCCACGTCTGGTCGAAGATGTATGACGCCCCCAAGCGGTCCGCGCAGAGGGCATCATCCAGCGTAAGAACACCACTCATCGTGACGGTATCGTTGACGCTGATTTCATCCCCATCCACATCCGAGGCGTAGAGCTCAACGATGAACTTGGGGTAGGTGTAGGTCGGCTTGATTTTGAGGATGAAGTTCCGAACGAAGAGCAGCGAGCTCAGGTTGAAGGCGCGCCCATCCACTCGGATGGCGAAGGTGTGGAACTTCTGCACCTCGGTGAACACGCCCTGGTTCAGGATTCCCTGGAACCAGTCTGGGTCCTTGACGTAGTCGACGACTTCCGCACCCTCCACCAATGGGTCGAAGCGGGTGACGGTGTCACCAACTGCGTACCGCTGCCCCGTGTCCGGGTTCTCCTCTAGGTCGAGAATCTTCGGGAAGGTGTAGGAGCGGACGATTTCAGGATTGTCTGTGTCACGGATGAGGATGCGACCTTGGTCACTGAGGAGGTCCTTGCGAATCTCCTCGATGGTGCCATCCTCCTCAGCGAATGGCAGGCCCAGGAGAATCTGGGAGCCGATGCGCAGGTTGCGCACGGTTGGCCCGTAGCTGCGAGCGTAGAGCAGGCCCGAGACGGCACTGAGGTAGTCGACGTTTTCCGGGAGCTCCTCGAGCTGGTCACGCGTGAGCTCCACGGCCAGCCCGAAGTTGGCCTCGATGGTGGGGCTGTTGTCGAGGTAGGTGTACTCTGCCCAGAAGCGGTCCGGTGGTCTTTCACCCTCGAAGACGTCGGGTCCACCAGCCTGCCCAGCGACGAAGCGGATGCAGTTGCGACCACGATACTCCTCGATGAAGAAGTCGAGGTTGCGGCGCAGCGTCGACTCGTCTTCATCCAGCACCACGCGTTCTTGGAGGACTGGTATGTCGACCACCAGCTCATCAACTGGGATTCGGCCCTTGCGCGTGATGCTCGCCAGCCGAACCGACAGGCCCTCCGTCGCCACGTAGTGCCCGATGGGTGCGAAGTCCACCGGCAACCTCGAGGGAAAGGTCTCCGATGCTCCATACGCCGTCGTCTCTACGACACCGGAGTACTGCTCCAGAGAGGACAGTGAGGTGTTCTCCTCGACCACCTCGGCATCCACGTAGTCACCCTGTGTGACAAGGCCGTTGTAGAAGTCGAGGAGCTCGGAGCTAATCCACCCACAGATGGTGTACTCCTGCGCAGGCAACGACGTGTCTGATGGGACCGTAGCAGCAAGGCCCTCTTGAACAACTACACGCTGGTAGGGGTAGTCATCGGTGGCGTCGGTCACCACCCGGTCGATGACATGCGCCACATCCCCCAGGACCAAGAATGCGCCTTCCAACGCCAGGCCGCTCAACGACCGGTCTACCTTGAATGTGCGCTCTTTGGTGGCGACTGCGTAGCCAGAGCCAGTGATGGACCCGTTCGTGTCCCCAACCGTGAACAGTGACGAGCTCGTATCCGAGGCAACCGTGAAGGCGAATGGGGCGTCGACTCGGATGATGTAGCCACCAGCAGTCGTCTCCACGAGGTGGGCATCCATACTCGGATGGACTTGCTGGCGTAGGTACCGACCAAGACCAGCTACGAAGGCTGGAGGGTCGATAGGGTCCAGCGCAGAGAAGGCGATGACCTGGTCCTCCGCGAAGAGAGGAGAGGACAGAACGAGCCGAGTGTTGCTCACCCGTGCAGACGTGAACTCCACTGACTGGACTCCACCAAAGACCGGGAAGGTCTTGGTGAGCTCTGGGATGGGCTCAGCTAGCAACGTGTCGTAGTGGAGCCACCGCCGGATGAACGTGCGCTGGATGTCCCGGATGCTCTTGGAGTACTCGTGCTGCCACAACGTGTAGAGCTCGGTGGCAGCTACCTGCGCCAGGGAGCCCCAGAACACCTGCAGGCGGTCCGCATCCTCCACGATTTGCCAGAAGTCGGCGATGTAGTCGAAGAGGAACCCGAGGTTTGGGGTACACGCTCGAGGGAGTGGGGACTCGAGCACGTTGATGAGGGTCGTCGCCCGCTGAAGTCCGGTAGGCGTACTCCACAGCACCCCATCGAACACTTGCAGGTCGAACACGTAGAAGCCAGGCACGTCAGGGTAGAACGTGGGCTTGGCCGTCGTACGCCCTGAGATGCCCACCTGACGCACGAGCTTGTAGGAAGTGTTCAGCAGGTCGTCTGGAATCTGAGGGCGCTCCACCACCACGTAGAACGGAATGGTGTCCCCTGGAGGGATGGAGGAGATGGTGTAGCTGCTGCCACCCACCGTGATGACGTCGCCAACTTGAATGGGGTTGACCGTGTTCTCCAACCCGAGCTCGGTGGAGAAGAACTGGTCGGTGAACCCAGTAGCCGGCACCTCGGGCTGTGTGTACCCATCAGCTCCAGCGAAGACGAACTGGCTCGTCTCCGGCGCATCGATGAGCCGCCACTCGTACTCGAGGTCTTCACCTTCTGGGTCGAAGCTGGCGCTGCCGTCGAGCTGGACTATGCCGCACAGCCGCACTGCCTGGTCCGGGCCGATGATGGCGCGTGGTGGCAGGTTCGGGATGAGCGTCTTGTAGCCCATGTTGTAGTGGAAGAGCTCCACCGTCGATGGGTTGCTGACCGAACCTCTGACGCTGTTGGCGATGCGGTCGATGGTGGGGAAGGTCGAATCCCAAGACCACAGGATGGGCAACAACGCTCGAAGCACGTGCCCCGTGGAGTCGGTTGTACCAATCTCACCTGGAGTGATGTCAGCAGCGCCTGTGATGAATAGGTAGGCCAGACCCGCTGCTACGTCCACCACCATGCGGACGTAAACCTCTTCACCCTCAGAGAACCATTGGTCGCTACCGGGAATGATGTAGAGGTACTTGTCTGCTGGAGTCACCCCCGAAGGGTTGAGCTCATGCCCAAGTTCCAGGTCGTTGGTGCCACTAGCGAACTGGAACGCTCCGGTGTAGCCAATTCCCGACTGCGAGAACATGAGGGCAGCGCAGGGCCCAGAAGCGTTGTTCACCCCAAAGAGGATGTGTTCGTAGACGAGGTCGCTGAAATCTGGAGGCAGCTCGTGGAAGTTAACCCTCCACTCAACCGTGAACGTCTCAGTGACCGTCAGGTCGATGTCGAGGATACCGGGTGTGGTGGGCCAAGAACCGCCAGAGCGGATGTTGAAGCTGCTGATGAAGAACTGAACGGAGTCACCGAGTGTGGTGGTCTCTATGAAGACCTGAACCCGGTCCATGTCATTGGGTTGACGCACGCCCATTAGGTCGAAGGCATTCCAGACCGGACTGTTGGGGATGTGCTCCTCTTCAGTCGTTGGAGTGCCTGTGGAGCCCCAAGCTCCACCCCACGGGACATTGCCATACCCACCAGACATAGCTACCTACGAACTCCTGCTGTAGCCCACATAGGCGCCGTATCCCAGTTCATCGGTGGCATCACTCGAAGCGGTACCATTGGAGCACTGAAGATGAAAGGGTCTGGTCGTCTCTCGCCATGTCGATGGACAATGTGCTCCTTCCACGGCTCCTCACCTGTCACTATCCTCATGTCGACGGAGTCGAACTCGTAGATGTAGTCGTTGGACATCGACGCGTGAGCGACCAGGTCATCACTAGCCATCCAAGTGTGGCTGTGGCCACCTTCCCACCTCAAGTAGAGCAGATGATGGATGCTCGCCGACCAGATACGTGCCCCGAGCTTCATCATCTCGTGACACCACCGAATCTCCTCTGCCTCCTTCTGCTCGTGGAAAGCTCGCCCTTCCTCTGCGCGGAATACCAATGTGGGACCATGCACATGCATGGCGTACTTGTTCTGACCCTTCTCATTGAATAGAGCCATGCCCCGTGACGGAGTGGCAACGAAGTGGCGCTGCTTGCCGTAGACTTCCGCCTTCCCACTCTCGATGAGCTCAACCATCTCCGACAGGTATGCAGGTCCATACCAATCATCGTCATCCCACATCGAAATCCACCCGCCACCACGGTCACGGATGGCGTACATGCCTTCATTCCGAGCGTGGCTCTGATGCCCACGACTGGTAACAACGAGGTGTGGAACAATGCCCAAGCGTTCGCACCCTCCAACAGCATCACCATTCTCGACGATGCAGAGCCGCTTGTCTGGATGCTCCTGCCGTCGGAAGTTGTCCAGGACCCACGGAATCTGCTTCTCCCGACAGCAAGGAACGACGACCCAAATATGCGTACTCATCAGAAGTGCGCTCCCCACCAGTTGACGTTCACGCCAGCACCACCAGCTCCCGCTTCGGCAAAAGCTACAACGGCGTTCGCGCCACGCAGAGCAGACCCACTCAGAGTACAGTCCATACCGTAGGTGCCTGCCGCACCCTGAATGTTGTATGCAGCAGAAGCCCCCAAGGCGGAAGAATAGTTAGCGTTGAAGAACGAGGTCTGGGTGTCCTGGTACGAGGAGACGGTCTGGCTGCCATCGATGCCAGTACCGCGTATCACGAGGGCGCCGGCGGTCACCGTCGTGATGTCGATGTCCATGTCACTGAACACGCCGCCAGCACCGTAGCTGACAGTGTTACTCGCCTCTGGAGCCTGCTGTTCGGCGTTGTAGATGTCGATGGCGCAACCGTTGCCATTCTGAACTTGGTCGCCAGGGTAGTTGTCCTCGTTCCACCTCACCGTAATGGTGTTGGTACCGGCGGATGGGTTCAGCAGGTACCAGATGTCTATACCGACCTGAAACCCAGTCTGCTCGTAGTGTAGGTGTGCCCCAAGAGTGAGAGATGAAGACCCATACGTCATCTCATCACCAGAGTAGAGAGCAGTAGTGCCTGAGTTGCCACGAGACATGGCGCACACCACCAAGATGCGGTTGGAGTTGCTCCCAACCGTATGGCTCCAACTCAACTCGAACGGAGGGGAGCCGGGCACCGACCACTGCGATGCATTCCCGCTGGTATTGCCGATGCCGATGGCCATCGCCTACCCGATACGCGTCACCGTGATGCGTGCACGTTGAGCTCGAGCTGCGTTGCCCGACGTACCCACCCGCTGGTAGGTGAGCTCAAGGTCCAGCTCGTCGCCGTCCACGAACGTACCGACGTACGAGCCACTCATCGACACCCAGTGGTCATGCTCAGCGTTGGTCTGGCCCTGCTCGCTACTCGCGCCACCGTTCTTGGAGACGCTGAACTGTCCCTGCGCCTGCGTAGCCCCACTGCTCTCCGAGGTGGTCTCGAGCTCCATGTACCACCCAATGAGATACACGCCTGCGGCCATGAGTCCAGTGTTGAGGCTCAACTTCTGCACAGGACTACCAGTGTCATCGCTATCCACGCCTTCGTCGGAGACCTTCTGCGGGAAGATAGCGAAGTTGCCACCCTCATGGTCAGCCACGAGGGTGTCCAGAGCCGTCTTCATGGCGGCGGTGGCGTCCCCATCAAGGTCAATCTTGACGGTCGAACCGACCTTGTCGACGCTGCTCACAGTCAGCGTGATGGTGGCATCATCCTCAATCTGCTGAGACAGGATGGCGGTGTTGACTGTATTCCCTCCCAGGCTGGTGAAGTCGGTGAGGGGGTAAATGAAGGTGCTGATGATTGTAGCTGCCATGGCTATTCCTTACACAATGGTGGCCGATGTGACCGACTGCTGAGTCGGGCTAGAAGTGACGTACACGTCTCCTGTACCATCGTAGAAGACACCGAGAATCGTTGTGCCCAGCCCCTCTATCTTGATGTCACCGTCACCACCATAGACCGTATCGGCCCCTTCGTTGGCCTCCAGACTCAGTGAGGTCAACGTGCTGGTTGTTGAAATGACCATGACTATGAGGCTGGCCGTTTCACCTGCAGTAGGCAACGGGTCGAAGTTCAACGTACCGGTAGTACCGCTGAAGGTACAGTACTGCTTGTTCCCATTGATGGGGTCTATGTCAATCTCACCACCCCCACCAACACTACCGGCGTTGTGGAAGTCGCTGAAGGTGGCCAGCTTGACGCGGAATAGGTCGTTGTCGTTGAGGTCATGGTCCCCTGAGGCGGTTACCTGTGAGAGCATCGTGCCGGCGCTGTTTCTCCATATCTGGAGCGCTGCCGACTGCGACGTGGCCCCCTCTACCACCAGCGCCGGATTGGCTGCCGCCGTGTTGTCAATCCACACACCGATGTTGCTCTCTGTAGACCACGAGGTATCGAGGTTGCTGTTGTTACCTCGAAGAATCAGTGTGTGGTAGGAGCGAATAGTCATCGCTCCGCCGTAGACATTCGAGATGGAGTTCGCGCTGTCCCCGAACTCCCATCGAACGGCTTCAGGTGTCCCTGGGTCGCTGAAGTTCGCTGCACCAAAGATGCGAGGTGAGGCAGTGCTCGAACCATTCGCATTCATGTAGAAGTTGCCGCTGTCGTCGTAGGTCGGCGGGTTGTCGCTCACGCCATCGGCGCCACCACCCTGAATCAACTTCCCAGTAGTGCCCGAGAAGCGGCAGATGACGTTGTCCTGACTGGAGGCAGGTCCAACGACATCTCCCGTTCCACTCGACGGAGTCACCCACGACGGATTCGCTCCCGAGCCATTGGTCTGAAGTACCTGACCGCTCGTTCCATAGCCCAACCGCGCCCACGACGTGCCGTTGTAGTAGAGGATGTCTCCTTGAACGGCTGACCCTGTGTACTGAGGAATACCGATGGTGACCGGAGTCATCCAGGTATTCGTTCCACCGGAGTTCCCAAGAAGCTGCTGGTCAGTCCCAGCAGCCAACTTGGTGACTGCAATAGCGGCTCCGGTAGCCACGTTCGTATTGGCGATGAGGGCCCAGCCGACAGAGCTACCAGACCTGCGCAGAACGGCATTGTCGACACTGGCAGTGGGCGCGTAGCCGGGGGCAGTGGTAGTTACATCAGGCGGAGTTACCCACGCGGGTGGAGACCCAGTTTGTAGGAACGTACCAGCCGACCCCTGCGGTAGCTCAGTAGGAGTACCGGATGCTCCACCGTACCAGATGGAGCCAGCCGCCGAGAACTGCGGAAGCTCTGCCGGCGTAGTCATCCCAGCGAGCTCGATGATGCCAATGGTTGGGTTGGCGCGAATCACCTCACCCATCCGCTGGATGATGGCGGACGTGGATGCCGGGCGCGTGTTGGTCATCTGACCGAGGCCGCCGGAGTCGACGTAGAGAACGTCACCCTCACTCCAGGTAGCTCCGAAGGAGGCATCGACGTTACTCACCGTGCCGCAGACCGCCACACGACCAGTGACGGTATCGCTGATGACTTCCATCGTGAGACCAACAGCGGGCATCTTGGCTGGGTCATCACAGTCGGCGTACTCAATCAGGGCGCAGCTATTGGTGACGTCGTAGCCAGTGACGTATACCGCCTTGCCTTTGGCAAGAGAGCCTGCAGTGGACTTCCTAGCGGGCATCCATACAGGAGGCGTCTGCCAACTAGCACTGGTTCCACTCGACCCAGTCAGCAACCACGCGTACCCATTTCCCCCCAGGGCAGGTACCACACCAGCGAAGGACGTACTCACCGGGCTGACGGTAATGCTGCGGTCGGCGCTCAAATCCGCCGAATCGCCCCCCGCTATCCTCATAGGCTGCACAGCGCTTAGGGTACGTGCCTCTGGAACGAGGTTGGCGTCCGTAACCTTCAAGTTCAGGTTGGCGAGCGTGTCCGCAGTGTGGTCTGAGCCACCCAGCGCATGCGCCGTCATAGGAGCTGTATTGGTGATTTGAAGGTCCTCGTCACCACCGGGATTCACCGTAGCGATGGCGATACCTGTACCAGGAGTGACCTTGTCCTCTAGGTGACGCGCGTCGGTGTCGTCGGCAGACACCTTCACGAGCTCGTCGGTCGTGCCGGCCGTGAGAGGCAGCCAGCTCAGCGCAGCACCATTCCAAATGTACGGGATGTACCCACCAGTATTGGGTGGAACTGCAGAGACAACCCATGCAGTGTTGTCCCAATAGAGCATCTCCCCAACCTGACTGCTCGTGCCTGCGGGCACCACAGGAACCGTCGCCCACAAAGCGTAGTAGTAGCTTAGCGTACCGTTGTAGGCGGAGGTGAATACCTCGCCTACTGAAGTTGGCCCACCACTAGCCTGCCACTGTCCATCGACGCTGTTCCACCACAGACCAGCACCGGAGGCACTCCCCGATGGCAGCCTGCTGAAGGCGTACCAGTACGCCTCCTGAGCAGAGGCATCCCACACCAAAGCTGTGACCTGCTCGGACCCTGGAGCAGGAGGAGTACCGGACCTCGACCAGCGTGCGCGTATTGCAGCATCCTGGCTGTCATACTGCATCGCGATGACTTGGCCGACAGAGCCCGCCTCGATAGTCTTCAATGCAAGTGAACGCCAGAACGTGCGGGGCTCGTAGTGGTCGGTCTGCCACTCCCTCAAGGTCTGTAGGACGCTGTACCCGACCACTGACTGGTACTCGGGCCCAACGAGCTTGGTTTCACCTCTGTAGATGTCGAAGATGGGGGAGGCGACGTGGTTGCTCAAGCTCCCACTCGTGTACGTCTGGTCGGTGTAGTCCCAGGCAGAACCCGTCCAATAGAGGAACTGCCCAAGCGCACTGCCATCGGGCACAAGCGACGTCCCTGAAGTGAAGATGTCCAACCAGTACAGCGAGGCATTCAGAAGTCGGAAGTAGTCGTACTCCGACCCGTACCCACCTGCACCGTAGTCGGTAGGCCCAGACCAGCCCCACGGCTGTCCCTCGAAGTTGAGCTCGTCAGGCTTCTCACCAGGCTTTCCCTCCCCAGGCAGCGGAAGTGGGTCAGGCAGTTTCTGGTACGGTGGTAGGATGATGTAGCGATTGGGCGACAGCACGCAGATGTTGCGGATGTCCGTATCGAGCGTCCCGCCGAAGTCGATTTCCGTCCACACTCGCAATCGGATGCGGTAGCAGCCAGGAGAGGTAGCTGGACCAGGAGTGATGTTCGCATCCGGGGTGTTGCCATTCGCGTTTTCCGCCAGTAGCTGAGGAGCGCCAGGAGTCGCAGTCCCCTGCCCGGTAGGATGGTCCAACAGCTCGATACGCCAGCTCTTGACGCTGGAGTTGTCCCCACCGTTCTCGATGTACGTAATCACACTGGGTAGAACGATGAGGGCCCTGCCTGCAGTCGGCTGCCTCGTACCCTGGATGAACTTCAATAGTGCAATAGCTGCCATTCTGCTATCCTCTACTCGTGGCCGTCTTCAAGGAGCTCGACCCCGAACTTCATCTCAAGCTCATCGAGGGGTACACCGACGAGCTGACACCCGAGCGGAAGAAGCTCGAGCTCTTCTACCGGCTGCACAGTCGCTGCAAGCGCTGTGGAGAACTCATGCAAAAGGAGTACGACGTCCGTACTGCCTGGGAGAGCGATGACACTCTGCCTCACGCCCTTCTCCGCTGCCCCAACTGTGGCTTCCTGCTCGAGCCATTCACGGGCCTTGTGGTTGAGAGCGGCAGCCCAGCCAAGATTCCCGAGCCGCTCCTCCCCCATCCGAAAGTCGGAGGCTAGCACTACGCACCCCCCGTCACGTTGCGGGTGAGGTTGATGTGCTCGCTGATGAAGGCACTGAGTCGACCCGTAGACAGCCGGTCCTGAGAGCGCTGCACCCACACACTGCGGTCGACCTCATGCACCACCGCAATGAGGTCCAGGGGATTGCGCACGTAGGTCGCACCACGGTCGGTGACCAACTTCTGGATGTCGCTGGCGTCCATCGTGTCCACAGGCGCCAGGTCCTTGATGTACTCCTCGATGTCCTCGAGCACGATGCTCTCCCTCGAACCACCCACGTACTCAAGGTCGAAGCGTACGAAGTGTGGGATGAGGTGTCGGCTCAGTGGGTTGGCGCAGATGACCCGCTCGGTCTCCGCACTCAGGAAGCTCTGGATGTCGGCGATGAGCTGGCTACGCTCGTAGGTGACCTGGAGGTTCTCCCCAGTGAGCTGAGTGGCGTTGATGGGGTCGTCATCCACACCCTCCTCGAGGATGGAGCGACTGAGGACCATCTTCGGGCGCTCGAGCTCACTGAAGGTGAGGTTGGAGTCATCCGTGATGACGTACCAGCCATCAGACCGGTACCCGGTCACCGTGAGCTGCTGCTGGCTATCGATGTTCCAGAGGTCACCTGCACCCTCACTGATGAGCTCGACGTCGAGGTAGTACAGCCCCGCCTCGGCCTCGTTCTCAGACATCTCGGACGCGGAGATGCGCTGCAGCCCGACTCGGTAGACCTCGAAGCTGGTATCCGTAATCTGTGGTCCTGCATAGGGAGCTGCGGAGCCGAAGGTACTGTCGATGGTAATGGACGTCTGTGCGACGGTAGCGATGGTGTACGTACCCGCATGAGGTGAGGCGTTGTCTTGGTCCTCAGGCCCGAACGTCTCCACTGGGGAGACCGTATCGTACACGTCACCCAGGATGCCTGAGTTGGCGGTACCCGAGCCACGAATCACCAAGTCCCGTGGCGTGATGAACTGCAGACGGTCATCCGACGTCAGCTCGACGATGTCGTCACCAGCAGCCTGGTTGATTTGCTTCACCACGCCTGCGCGTGACACCTCCAGTGGATTCAGAGAAGCGTCATCCCGAACGAAGGTGAGCGTACGGTCCGTACCTCCATCCAATGCGAACACCAGAGTGAGGCCCCCAAGTCCAACCACTGGGTCTGCCAGAACGATAGTGCCGGCGATGGGGATGTTCTTCACCACCAGCTTGTCGCCTACCTGAATGCCGGAGAGGATGAAGTCCTGGCTGGCAGAGGTGAAGTCAGAAGAGGAGGCTTGTGACACACCATCGATGGGTGTGTCATTGCCAGGCAGCGGAGGAATCTGCTGGTGCTCGAGTGTTGGGTCGGGGACGAACCGAACCGTGCCCTCTTCACCAAGGTCCAGTGTGAACACCGCTTCGTTGTCCACCTCGAAGCTCGTTGGCTCTAGGAAGAAGACGCGTGCGGAACCAATAGAGCGAGCGCCTACCTGCACCCGTCGGTTCTGTGCTGGCGAGAAGGTCTTCTCGGGCACGTAGTCCGTGTCATCCAGGTCTCCAACCAGAAGGGCGTTGCTGGTGAGAGCAGATGGCCACGCAGTTCTCGAGTAGCTCAGCGTGAACGGGCTCGGGTAGAAGCCGATGTTGTACCCATCGAGCACTTGGATTACATCCAGGCCCGTAGCCGTGTCGATGGATGGAGACAGGTCTCCCCAATCGAGCCATCCGCTGGGCTCCGTGGAGTCTGGCACCCGAACGTCGCCAGTCGTACGCAGCTCCTGGTCTCCGAACAGCGTGACCCTACCAGTACCACCGATGATGGCCACGAACCCATCATCACCCACCGGACGTATGCCGAAGCGGTCCACGCCGACCTGTACCAATGCGTCGGGCACGCCAAACTGAGACTCGAACGAAGTGTTGAGCTCGCTGATGGCAGTACTCAAGTCGGCATTCGCGCTGGCCAGGGTGATATAGTTGGTGATGGCAACGCCGTCGATGACGGCATACACCTGCAGCGTCGCTCCCGCGCTATTACCGAAGTCGGTCGTCACCGCTCTACTGACGATGCCGAGCAAGGCATCACGGAAGTCGTGCTTCACCCCACGTGCTGGGTTCTGGAATGCGCGGGTCTGTACATCCACAGGCTTGGCGTAGGGGACGGTGGTGCCGACAGGCTGCCCAGAGGAATCGAGCAGCTCCACGTCGGTGATTCGTACGAATGGTGGACTCAGAGACCCACCAGTGTTGGCACGGTAGATGGTGTAGGAGAGATTGCTAGCCGTGACACCGAGGATGGTGTCGAGTTGTAGGGACGTCGGCGACAGAGGGGTGGCTGCGACGGTATAGTCACCGGCCAGTTCACCCTCAGAGATGGAGAGGACATCACCCTCGGAGACACCAAGAGCGTCGAAGTCTGTCCCAGATGCCACGTTCACCACGTCCGAGTTCTGCAGAGTGGACAGGTCCTCACCACTCACTCGAGTGTCCCTTGGGTTGAGCAGGTCGATGTTGAGCACATCGAACAGCCTCCACCGCGCGGGAATGGTGGTAGCGACGGAAGGCTCCGGGGTCACCTTCAACCAGATGTAGGGATTGGGACCTGGCGAAAGGGCTCTATCGATGATGCGGTACGTACCTGCAATGGCACCATCCTGCACCTCTACGCTGTAGCCGAAGCGTATCGCACGGTCTACTGCTTGGTCCACCTCATCACCATCGGTGAAGTCGATGTCCAGACGGTAGTCACCGAGCTGAAGCCAGTTGGTGGAGAAGTAGGTGATGGAGAGTGCCTCCGTCCCGCCCAATAGAGGCTCGTCATCCACCACAGAGTCGATGGTGAAGCTCAGGGAGTCGAAGCCAGAGCCACGCACGTACGTGTCGTACATCCCACCGATGTGAACTTCATCGTCCTTGATGACCAGCTCACCGTTGGGCGTGTTGGGGAAGAGGATGCCACCAGGGATGTCACTGAGAGTGAGCTCACGCTTGCGGACGGTCCACCTGAGGTCGGTGCTTCCCACCACCATGGACTGTTCTTCCACGTCCACGGTGTTCGCATCCACAACCGAGCGGATGCTCAGGTCCTGCACGAGCTCGGAGGAACCAAAGGCGCTGAAGACGGTGAGCACGTACCCACTCACCTCACCCGACAGGCCAAACAAGGAGAGGAAGTCCACCTCCGACTGGATGAAGCGCCTGGATAGGCCAGCTCCTTCACTGTCCGTCGTTACCGACCCAGCAACACCCGCCGCTAATACACTGCCAAGGCCACCTCCCTTGATGACATCTCGGTTCATCTCCGGGTCGTTGAACCCGATGACGTTGAGGCGTTGCACCTCTGGGAAGTTGTTCACCAGCTTCGCTGCCACACCTCGAAGGGTGACCAGCGAGCGCTCCCCGAGCTCCTGCTTGACCCGGCTGATGAAGCCCTGTGCCGTCTCCTCAGTCTCGCCGTAGGTGTACCGACGAATATTCGTCACCCGGGTGGCGCTGGGGATGTTGGCCACGCTGATGAGCTCGTTCGGTCCGATATTGTACTGGACGCCTGAGGATTCGGAGATGACGTTGACGTCGAAGTAGTACAGCCCATCCGCCGTGATATTCAGAATCATCTCCTCGGTGCGGATGCTCTGCGTTTCGGTGGGGAAGAAGTGGAGCCCTCCCCTTGAGGTGAAGAAGTTCACCGGGCTGACGGAGACGTTCTGTGGGTTCTGGAACAGGATGCGAGCTGGTCCACGGGAGAACTGCCCGCGTTTGCGGGTGCTGAAGAAGTTGGCACCGAGCGAATCCGCCTCATCGGAGTTCATCAAGGTCGGGTCGGCGAAGCTCAGGTTCTGCCTCACCCGGAAGATTTCCCTGACGATGGGGTCCCACAGCAGTGTCGCCGGCTTGTTCAGCAGGTCGGCGATGGCATCCTCTTCCTGGTTGGCCAGGTCGGGGAATGCCTGCAGCATGCGCTCGGAGATGAAAGTGCTAACGTCGACCGTGAACGGGTCGGTACCGAGCCGACGGATTGTGGGTTGAACCACCTGCACGTCGAATGGTGAGCCTGGGTTGATGTCCAGGTTGGGGTCGTAGATGAGAGCCCGCTCACGGATGAAGGCTTCAAAGTCTCGAACAGCCATCAGAGCTCCACGTTGGTGATTGCCCGCCTGCCGGCCTGGGAGATGATTTCGACGGTGATGTACAGACCGCCCTGCAGCTTGTCGAACTCGGTGCTGAGGACGTTGGCGGCCATGAGGCGCTCATCCCTCGGGGCCCGCTGGTCCCGACTCTGCATGGCGATGAGCTGCCGCTGGGTGCGGTTGATGGCAATGACGAACTCGGTGACCACGCCCTCTCCCTCACCCTGACCATAGGTCGACCCCACTACCTGCAGTGCTCCCCCACCAGCATTCGGGTGGAAGATGTCCGAGCCCGGGGTGGTGAACAGCACCTTCAGGAAGAGCTGGGTCAGCCTGAGGATGCCACGCACTTTCCCTGGGGTCTTGCCGATGCGGAACCGGACCAGGCTGCGGGGGCTCAAGGTGAACTGGTTGCTCAGCACCATGACCGACCGCACTTCAGGGATGGCTTGAAGTGCGTCCGGGAGCTGAGCCACGAGCTCGTTCTTGCTCAAGACGATGACGTCGGGGCTGGGCGTGTCGTTAATGACCACCTCGTCGACTGCCCGAAAGTCCGCCCCGGTCACGCTGAGTGCCCGAAGGCCCTCGTAGGTGATGAGCCTCACCTTGTCCAGTCGGATGGACTCCTGCGGGTAGACGACTTGGAAGTCGACAGCCATGTGGTGATTCTATCACCAGAAAGTGCAGGGCTAAAAAGGGGAGCGCCCGCCGAGGTGGGGCTCCCGGCGGGCGCGGTGGGATGGCGTGGGAACGCGTCGTCCCTACGAATATCCCTACGCCCACCGCCTCGTCAAGCCTTCTTCTTGGAAGTACGCTTCTTACGAGCTTTCTTCGTTGTTCTGGTAGCCAGCGCTGAGGGGATGGTGACCCTACACCCGTACAGAATGCCTCGGGCAGCGTCCTTGGCTAGTCGGCCATTCGCAGTTGTACCGTTCACGGCATCCGCCAGCACGGCCATTGCGTTGTATACGACACAGAACTTCTTCCTGAAGGTCCTCTCCTCCTCCTGGAAGGTAGCTACCTCAGCTTCTCGCGCCGCCAACGACCGAGAGAGACCTCGAGTTCTCTCCTCTAGGTCCTTCACTTTCTTGCGGAGCTTGGCGTTGTCCTCCCTCAGCGTCGTGTTCGCCGCCTCGAGCAGCTTGTTCTGCTCCATGACTCGAACCTCGAGCTTCTTGGGCTTCTTCTTGGCCACTGTC